CCTACATCCATTAAATCAGCCTCATTTCTCCCCTTGAATTCTCCCCCTCATTTCCCAAAAAACAGCCTCTACGAGGCGAGCGCATAGCGCTCGTCAGGCAAAGCCTGACTGTTTTTTGGGAAATGAGGGGGAGAATTCAAGGGGAGAAATGAGGCTGATTTAATGGATGTAGGCGGGTAATACGAAATGTAACCTAGACATTTCGGGGGCTGGATGGTCTCTCTTTATCTTCTCATAATTGATGTGAGAAAAAAGTCTGGCCTGGGGTTCTTGGAATTCATGAGTCGCGGGAGGGACTCACCTGGGGGCGGGTGGGGTGCAGGGGCGAAGCCCCGCCTATACACGCTTCATGAATTCTGAATGAAAATTCCTAGACTCTCTGTGGGACCTGTACACGCTTCATGAATTCTGAATGAAAATTACTGGACTCTGGGGACTCTATGGACTCGGGGGAGGGGGGTGTAAAAGCTAGGTGCATTACATGTCACTCGCGGCAGGGGCTAGTGGGACTGTAGTCGTCATAAGGCCAATAGGGGGTCTCGGGCAAGACCCACATAGGCCTGTCCGACCACTGAGGGGTGAGTACCGGCTCGGGATCCGGTACCACCACCCCAAGCTTGCGAAGGGCGTTGGGGTGGAGGGTGAAGGGGCATGCCAGGATGGCGCGCGTCATGCTGCGAGTCACGGGAGCCATCTTGGGGTGCTTTGCTTTGGTCTGTCTTTATCAGATGATCGACCATGGCCCTGGCACGACCATCACTCTTTTTTTGGGACTCAGGGTGCCAGCCCTGGATGTAGATATTTTACACAAATTCAATTTCGGCGATCCAGTCATCACCCACCACCACCTCCTCCACGAGGCCTTTGGGAGGCCACCCGGCGTATCCACTACCTCCGTCCGTTTTTGGCGCGTAACGGTAGATAGTCACATCACCCGCAAGCCACATAAGATAACTGCGGTAACTCGTGATGATCTTGAGATTCTTGTCTTGGAGGCAGTCCGGGGTGCTATCGAGGCGGGGTGTAGTGTCGGTCGCCAGAGCCGCGCTAATATCCTCGCAATCGGTGACATTAGGAGCAGGGCGCAGGTTTCCGAATGTACAGGGACGGAAGCTAAGGAACTTGACGGAGGTGGCCATGGCGTCTGTATGTTTTGATGTGTATAGAGTGCGCCGCCGCCGGCCTAACTCGGACACGACATGTTTTTTTTCATATCATTCTAGAGACCTTCAACCGGCTATATGGGTAACTTCTCGAGGGTGCGTATCCCGACGAGGCAAATGAACGCGCAGGCGTTGATGCACGCGACGGCGGTAATGAGCGCACGGGTGTCGGCGCGCGTGAAATCACCAGAGGACGCACGGGGACTAGAGGGCGTACAGGAGCCGGTTGTGGGCGCGTCAAAGGCTGACCCGTCCGTACATTCACGGCCCGTCCAGTCCTCCAATTTATCTTGTATTTTACGGCACCGGGTATGAACTTGCTCGACATATTTCGTTTTATAATTGAATTGGGATTCTCGACGAGTGACCTGGCAATGATGTTGGTCCGAGCGCGTCTCAGGGTCGGCGTGTAACCGTAATATGGGAAATTAGTCTTGGTCGTGTACCACCGCTTTTTCTGGGACAGAGAAGTGTTTAGCTTGCGGGTTTCCTGATTTATTTTACCGACCAAAATGTTTAGGGCGCGGGCATAATTAGCCTTATTTATAGGACTGGAATTCTTGAGATGGCCTAGGATCTTATCGACCTTGTTGATATTAGTGTTCAGATTAGAACGCCATCTATTAATATTGGAACGCGTATTCGTACTCGGAGCTCCCCAATTCATATTTTAATATATGTAATTTATTTATTGTCGTCGATCCAGGTGATTCCGACCTCGGTCTGAGCCGTCACCAGACCGCGGACATCGCTCTTGATCCATAGCAAGATATTAGACTCTTGATACTGGATAACAATGGACTGACCGAAAGTCAGTACATCGCCCGTGAGAGAGGTCCGGACAGCGTTCGCCAGGTGCGTCAGATCGAATGTGCGCGCCATTTGCTTCACGAACTGGGCCTCGATAGTCACTGCCGAAATGGTGAAGTCGCGGTTAACCGGAACGAGGAACTCGAAAACCTGGACGGAATTGCCAGCGAATGTACGGGCCATGCGCCGCTGGATCGCGTTCATCCCGATGTGGCCAGGCTCCACATCGGGATGAGGGACGGCGCGATAGATGAAGTTGCCGATGCCGACATAGGGTGTGCGGGCATCGACCGGGTTCACATGGACCGCGTTCTCCAGGGCCAGCTCAGAGTTCGGGGCGTAAGCGCAGACGAGAAACTGGGGGTTGGCCATGGCTCTGCTTTTTGGATTGAAATTCAAGAAGTGGTGGCTGGCCTAGCGGCTGCGTGACACTTTTTTCCGGCCCTCGGCGAAAGACGGCAGGCAGCCTTTTTTACATATATAATTCTTGGTTCTATTTACGGGCTTATTGGTCGCTTTTTCAAGGGCCCATACCTTCATGTGGGCCTTGGGGAACTTGTGCCCATATCCATGGACGGCGACCGGGTCCAGTGGAATCCATCGCTTTGACCATGGGTTCCAAATCTCTACGAAAATTACATCCGCACGGCCACCCCAGTATCCCAGAGCCATGCGAGCCCGGTACCCCAAGAACTTGAGGATGGCCAACAGTCCCTGGGCGAACTCCCCTCCCCGTCCGTAACGGTATTTGAAGAAATTTGACGGGTTCATAAACCGCCTGAATTCCCGTCTGGTTCCGTCAGGACATTTGTAAATCTCTTTATCGCCCCGGACTATGGGTCGGCTCACCAAGTCGCACCCACATTTCACCGGGTGGTAAAACCGAAAACGCCTCCGAAAAGATTCGACCAATTTTGTTACAGAATTGCGCCACCTGGAAGGGGTGGAGGGTGGTCGCCGCGCTACATTGGCAAGGACCGAGGGCACTTTTTTTATGTGGGCCGTCTTGACCCTTCGCCGCAGTTTTGATATCAGAGCCCCTTCCCTGACCATTAATTTTAGTAGAGAAATCATTCAGGGACGCCACTTTATTTGTATGAAGTACGCGCCCTCTTCGCGCTGCGACCCGTCTCGCGTCTCGCCAATGTGCCGAGGCTGCTGGCCCGCCGCCAGTTCGCCGGTGCAGTACGGGCCCAACGCGAAAGTTTACTACGCAATTTCCCTATACGATTTATTCTGTTAGCTATCACTTCCATACCGCCCCTGAACCAGTTGGAGTAGGGGCCGGCTTGGTGATACATGACAAAGGCTATATTCATTAGTTCACCGCGCGTCATGCGGCTCGTAGTGTGGTTGCGCGCCCAGTTCGCACCTTGATTTTTAGTTGAATATGGCTGAGGGGAGTTGTTGTTGTTAACAATGAAATTGCGCATGTTGTTATTATTGGAATTAGCCGACCGTGACCGCGAACTCATATTACAGACGGATATTTTGTTTTGAAATTGCTCCACTCCCAAGGGTCCGGAGGGGTCGCCAACCGCTCGACCATCTCCAGCAGTGGAGCATGCGTCTCCGGCTTGTCGGACGAGTACGAGTGGATGATGGCCTCATCCAGGTCATCCGGCCCACCGTCACTCAGGTAGTTCCGGACCATGTTCTCTGCGAGGATGCGAAGCTTGCGGCGGTTCACAGCAGCCGTCAGATCACGGATGCGGTCAACCTCGGCAAGGGCCTTGTCGGCCAGGTCAACTTGGTAGAGCTGGGTGGGGCCGGCATAGCCGCCATAGAAAGCCTGGTAAGCATAGGTGATGGCCGCCATGGTTGTTTTTGGGTGATTGGTTAGTAGTGCCGCAACGCCTGACGCGGACACGACATGTTTTTAGAACAGGGCCGAGAAGGACTTGCGGACCTGAATTCTCTTATGAAATTGAAAGAAGAAAGCCCAAGGGAAGGGCTTGGTTCTGGCCATGTAGCAGTAGTAAGTCTTCATCGTAACCTAACATGGTATAATTTCTATACCTAAAGTAATGTTGGTGACGGCCGTGTGGCTCGTCATCATTTTGGTTTGTATTGTTACTTTATTGTTATTAGTATTAACCCCTCCATCAACTCCAGACGCCATGGCTCAGCATGAAGCCGACCGGTACAACCCTAGAGTAGAAGCGAATGGTGATGACATAATAGAAATATCAGTATCTGAAGATAAAGCCTCTCTGTCAATTCCATCCGAAAATCCAAGATGGGCGGGTCATCAGGCTACAGTTCTTCAGTTTATACAGAGAACCCTCGACGCTAGAAAAGTAGGTATATCAGGAAGATTTATAATAGGCCTCCATGACGCATATGACGATGATTTAGGTATAATGGTTTTTTCAAAGCGTAGTATTGGACAATATAACACTGTTATACCAGATCTATACGCTATGGGTGAATACAGTGACAAGTTGAACAGTGTAGACACCATCAATTTCGAAACTAAAAAGGAGAATGCTATATTCGCTGGATCTTCAACAGGTAATTTAGATCCAAAATTAAACGATCGTCTCCGTCTGTGCAACTGGGCCGTGTCGCGGACGGAGGTGGATTGCTACATAACCAACACCTTCCCACAGATTGGCGAACAAAAGGTTTCAGAGGCCTACCCTAGATATAAGGAATTTACTAGAGAACATATAGGTGAAAAAGAACAGCTTGAAAATAAATTCATTATTTCGGTCGATGGTAATACGGCCGCATGGGACCGCGTTCCATGGGTATTCAATTCAAATTCAATATTACTCAAGAAAAGATCGGACCAACTAGGGTGGTATTATCCATTCATGAAAAACGGTGTTCATTACATAGAATTTGAAAACTTTGATGAGATACCATCCAAGATGAGAACTCCAGACTCGGTGTGTAGAAATATTATAGAGAACTCTTCAAAGTTTGTAAATGACTATATGAAAATAGAACCCCAAATGGACTATATGTCGCGTGTTTTGTTCTATTCTAGTCGAAAATCCAGTACGAGCACTTGAGCTCCGGGTCAGCCTTGATGGCCTCGCGCTCGAGGCCGTACACCTTGATCATCTCTGGGACATCGGCCGGCGTCTTACCGCACAGCCATTTCATAGCATTGGGTGGGTCCCAGTTATTACGGGTCGAGTGACGGAAGGGGCCGTCATCGGCCTCGACGACATAGATTTTCTCCTTGATTTCTTCGAGCGTCATTTTGGTCTGCATTACGGCCTGTGCCGACAGGTACACATTCAGATAATCCGGTTGGGGTATATTCTGGATATCGACCCCGCGCGACTGTACATTGGGCTTGTAGTCCGTGTCGGACCCCAGGCTATTCATGACCTCCAGCTCGTCACGCCAATCCTTGACGAACTGGCAGTCCGGTACGCACGCAAAGAACCAGCTCTCGACCACTGGATACTCCGGCTTGAGCGTCGCCTGTTTACGGTAGTACGATATGAACTCGTATCCGCCCTCGCGTTGCTTATCCAGGACCCAATCGAACGACTTCATGGGGACTATAGACGCGTCGGCCCACACACCCCCGTGCTTGGCCAGTACATTCAGTCGCACAAAGTCTGATGTCCGGGGCTTGGTGTCGGCGAATTTATAATTGAAAATGTCAGCGTCCGTATACCTCCATACGGTATCGGGTGTGAGGACCCGTATGGTCCAGTCGGGATGGAGCCGTCGCCACTTGTCTATGCACATTTCTACAAACTCCGGTAACTCATCACTGTCCCAATAGGTCCAGATGATCTTGGGTATCGAACCGGTCTTGAATAAGAGCCCCCGAATCCAGAGTATAAATATGAGGCTGATAATTATACCTATTACTAGGGTCCAGGCATTGGCCATCTGTTATTGATCTCTATTTTATTTTCAAATTTGATTTGCCCCGGAGCCCCAAACGGCCGTGCTGTGATGCCGAGTGTACACCCACCGGTTGGCGGAGGCTTTCAAGAGAGTTTTACGGCCAGATTCATATACAGGTCTGAAGTCGCCACCGTTATAGGCCGGCGCAAACTCATTGTGTGGTAGGGCATTGAATGAGCGCGGGTTGCACTCGGTTACAGCCTGCATTATAATCTGAGGACCGGTCGCGAACAGGACATTAGGGATGTTTTTGGACTCCTCAAGTTTCTTGAAGGCTATTTCCCAGAACTCGTGCTTGGGTGGGCTGATCATAAGGGCGTTCTGATAGGTCTCGCCCCGGCCGTCATGTTTCCAGGGGGATTCGGCTATCGACACCATACCGTCCGGTATTTTATGCTCAAAATTCTGGACACATTCAAAGTCCATATCGGCGTACATGCCGCCGTATTCATACATTATAAAGTACCGAGCCGAATCGATACGCTTAATCTTCTGATCGTATCCTTTCCAGGTTGGATAGAACCATGAATACTTGGTCTTTATCAGGTCCTCGAGGTCCTCGTCCGTCCACATCTTATATTCCCAGTCTGGGAACTGGGTCCGCCAGCTCTTTTGACAGGGAGTCCAGATGGCGTGCCACTTGGATCGGTCGGCCGGGGCCGTCTGATGGATTATTTTCGGAATTCTACCATCAGGTTTAGGTACGAATTTCAACATTAAAATGAGGACCAGGGTCAGGATCACCAGCAACCCCAACTGGAACCTTTCCATCTGATATTAGATATCAAAATTTTCATGGATTTTTGGGACGGCACAAGATGACCACCGTTTGGAGACTGAATCCATTGTGGAATTTACATGGGTTCTCAGCTGTACCAGAGAGGTCACGAGCTCGTCCACATTTGGATTTTGAGTGAACCCCTGGAAAAGATCTACAAGTACAGCCTGGTACATATCTAGGACGAGCCGGATATCAGTCTTGCGTTGCCGAGCCTTTTCGCGCTGCTGAATTCTTTTCTTGAATTCGTCCTCACTGAAATCTCCTATCATGAACTTGATCCGTAGATCGCGGTTGTCCGCGTTCATGTCAGGATTGTAACGGGGCACGAGCACATACTGTATATGAGGGTGAGAACGGTACGCGTTCGACACGCTTATCCAGTAAGCACTCTGGCGGCCGATATGGCGTGCTATAGTGGACCAATCGGGCAGGCCGCCGCATACCATGTCTCCAGGTTCGCGCTCGATGGTTCCACGGGCCCGCTGGAACTCGTAATAGTGAGGGTTGTGGATGCGACCCGTTTCGATCGTCCCGCGGCGCCAGCTGAATGCTGTATGACACTGAGTGCAGTACATCTGGTCACAGCCGTCAATTTTGAAAATAACGGCCGAGCATTTCGGGCAATTACGCGAGTCCCGGGCCAGAAGCTGAGCCGTTGCGACATTGTTAGGATCGCATTCGTGCGGCTGATCCTTGTCCTTACCCTTGACCTCGTGGCACTCGGGGCAAGTCCAGTTCTCGCACATTCCACACTTCCAGGCGGTGCTGAGGAACCCGCGACAATCTCCGTACGGACACGCCCGGACGAACTGGCGCTTGACATTTTCGAGCTGACCACCGTGCAGACGATTCATGAGCTGATTCTGATGCCACTCCTTGTGTTGCATGTCTATCATTAAGTTCGATACAATCTTGCGCTGCTCCTGTGAAAGGAAATGGCGCGTCACGAGAGCATCAAATTCGGTCGTCAAATTATGCTCGATGGCCAATACGGCGAGTTGGCGCGAGTTGATGAAGGTCCATTTTTCATTAGCCTTTTCAATTTTAAATTTAAGGGTAGCTATCTCCGGGTTGATCGACCGTATCTGTTTCTCGATCTCGACATAGGGCTGAGTAGCCGGCATCAGGCTCTTTTCACGCTCAAGGAGAAGCTCCTCCCGACGGGCCTTGTACACTTTCGAAACGAATTTTTGACTAAAATTATCGACCAAGATCTCACGCGACCAGCCTTTGCGGCAGTTCATACAGTGCGCGTCCTCGCTCGTGTCCGTCAGATAGCGTTCAGAGCAGCCCGAGCATGCTCTGAACGGACAGTATGGACATTTAATTCTTTTACGGGTTGATAGGTTGAAGTCATCGCAGCACACGGCGCATGCAGTGCTCATGTCTTCTTGGTAGATGCAGGTGGTTTTGTTTTATCTGAGGAATTCTTCTTGTGTGGCGGCTGGTACGCCGCCACCTTGACGCCATGCTTGGAGACGACTACCGGTGGAATTTCTATATTGAATTCCGAAGGGTCGAGCGGGTCGTCATCGGTCATATCGGCCCATCGAACCTGACTCATTATTTATTTATACCATCTTCTTCTTTACAGCCTTGATGACCTTCTCGGGTTTGGCCTTGGCCTTGAGTTTACTGGAGGTGGGATATTTGGAGAATATGCGATCAAGAGCCTCCTGGCGCTCTTCCGAGGTGTCCTCTAGGTGCTGTTTCCAGGCCAAAAATTTCTGGACGCGCTCCTCCGGGTATCCGGCCGCACGCAGAGCCTTGGCGTGGGCGGCCGTCGGAGGCACAACACCCTTGCGTGAATATTCAGCAAAAAGGGCAGCAAGTGGAGCACAGTTAATTGTGGACTCGATGGCGTCCGAGGCCTTGGGGGGAGGGGGGCTGTGCGCCTCGAACCACTCGCGTGAGCGCTTGATGAGCGCCGCCCCCTCCTCTTCCGGAAGGCGCGCCGCGAGGAACTCATAATCGCACGACGGCCTCCATGCGCGCACACGGGGTTGAGGTGTGTTGGCCGAGCGCATCTTGGCTACGATATCAGCCACGATTCCGGTCGATCCGGGTGGGACGGGGCAAGGTGCCGAGGCACCATGCACAGCGACGCGAGGGCGGGGGATGGGACGCTTGAAACCCGACATTTTTCCTTACGTAGTTTAAGGGGTGGCGCCTATGGCGCCACCCCGGTTTGTTTAGACTATTACACTATTACTCCTCATCCTCATACTCGCTCGCCATCCCCCCCTCACCCTCCGACTCCTCGCGCTCTGCGCACACCATCTCCTCCTCCTCCTCCTCCTCCTCGTCGTCGCTATCGGCCAGCAGAGCAGCCATGCGGTCCTCCACAGACTTGGGCGGCTCAGCAACCACCGGCGCCGCCTTCACAGGGCCGGTCGCAGGGTAAGACCGGACCACCTCAAACTCGGCGACCGCAGACTCGAGCGGGTTGCCGTGCGACTCGCACAGATCGCACTCGCCGCTCGCCTTGGCGTCCAGAGCGTGGGTGTGAACCGGCTGAGCCGCCTTCTGGGCCTTCTTGGCCTTGGGCTCGGTGGTCTCACCGAGGGACTGCTTGAGGTGGCGCTTGCAGAACACCTCACCCTTGAGGGCCGAGAACTTGCAAGCCTCCTTCTTAGAGGTCTGGGCTGTGCAGCACTGCTTCTCAGCCTTGGCCTTGGGCTCCTTGGCCTTCTTAGGAGCAGGCTCACCCTCAATAGTCACCTTGACCTCCTTGGGCTCGCGCTTCTTATACTTCTTAGGGACCTTGATAGCGACCGCGGCCGTCTCGAGGTACTTCTGGTGGAGCTCGGCGAAGTTGAGGCTGTAGTCGGCGCAAATGCGCTCGACAAACTGACGGTCGCGCTCGGCAACCAGGGCGTCGATGGCAGTGGCGAAGGTCGAGGAAGCCATGTGTGTTTTTGGTTGGTTGAAACGAGGAGGTTGCGTTTAAGTGCCTTGGACACGACACGGTTTTTTGCGGGTCGTGTGCAAGGCTGTTGTGCTCTGCTTTGTTTTGGTGATTCTAGTCTGGTCGACCCAAACCCTAACCCGGACACGACACATTTTTTTAGCGGGTCGGGCGCTCCCGTACCCAGGCGTTACATACATATTTTGTACCGGACGATATCGGCAGGCCCGCGTGTAACGCCTTTGGATGACATTTCGCGGAATTATCATCGAGTGGTTTGAAAAATATAGCAGATCCAGGGTCGGCTTTGAGCTTGAGATCTCCGTGTTGCGGGAAATGAGTCTCTCCATCTTCAAAATCAGAATTCAGGTAGACTAGAAGGGTCCCTACGCGCTGACCGCCCATTTTTTCGAATTCAATACAGGAATCGGTCGAGTCACAACATGAATCGTGATGGCTCCGGTAGTAAGTGCCGGGCTTGTACCGGACGACCTGGAGGCTCTCGCAATGGCTCGCCGGCTTGCCCGTGAGTTCTTGAGCTTTTTTCATTATTTTATCGACCACGGGATCTCCTGGCTCTAACCAAGCCGTCTCACTCGTGCGCGCCGCCGCCGGTCCGGCCGACCCGACCACCATACTAGGACCGAATTTAGGTGTTGCTTTTTTGATCAGATATTCACACTCCTCACCGGTCAATATGGAGTCAATTACTCGTGGAGGATCCCATGGATTCGTTTCGGATGCAAACCCTCTGTATTTACTTGTGACATCTGCTTGATATGTACTTTCCTTGGTCGTTAGTATACGCCATAGCAATGCTACCAATAACACGGCTATAATACCTAATAATATCATATAATGGGATTCCTTCATCCCCTGATATTATTCACTTTATTTTTTTCATGACCCTGTCAACGGCCTTGGCGTCCTTGCGAGCCGTCTTCATATTTTTGCGTCCAATACTATTCAGTAAAGGCCGCGTGGTCCTGACGACCGGTGCTAGATTCTTGTAGTAGCCTCTCCGGGATTTTACAATTTTAATAAGCTGGTCGACCCGCTCTACATTTTTCAGACCCTTGTCCTTGACGACACCGGATAGGGGGTTGCGTCCGGCTATGAGCCCGCCGTGAATAAACGACCCAGACAGAAGGGCCAGCGAGTCCTTGAGCTGGTACCGAAGTCTCTGGATGGGAATTCCAAGCTTATAAGAATATGGAAGGTGGAGCATAGACCGATTGGACCCGGGATAGACCGCGAGTGCCGTATCGACTATATCTGTCACCTCGTCCTTTCCTGTTATAATCTGATAAGTGACCACTTGGTAAATCTTGCGATTCGTACCTGGAACCTGCACGCGCGGGCTGTCCCACTTTGAGCGCGCGAATTTGTTCACCTTGAGTCGGGCATTTATACCTTCATAATTGCGATTAAGGTAGCGCACAAAGGCGTTAAGGTGGTCCGTCATAATTTTACGCATAGTATAAACATACGAGGCGACCTCCGCGTCCGACCGGAGCTTGTGAGGAATTGCGAATGTAAAATCAAAATCGGAAGTTCTGCGAATTTTAGGCGGTAGTGACTTCTTGCGCAGGCCCAGATATAACCGGACGGCCATGCCGCCCGTGCAGAATATAGTAAGGCCGCCACCGTACTCGCGGACCAGGCGTCTCGTTCCTTTGCTGAACTCCGTGAAGAGTCTGGGGAGGGCCCATTTGAATGAGCGCCGGGTGACCACCGGTGCCGGACCGACCATATTCTCAATAGTCTGGTACGCATTGGCCACCATAATTTCAGAATGAAATGAGCCTCCGTGGAATATCGACGGCTTCTTGGGTGCGTAGTAGCCGTCGTAGCCCTCGGGTATAAGGAACTCTCGGGTGAGCTTACCGAACACCTCACGGTTTAGTTCCTTGTAGCTAAGACGCTGACCCTTGCGCGTGTTACGGACGCTCGGAAGCGTCCCGGCATTTTTCTCGCCCATGAGGAGCTTGGCGGCCAGGGCCTGCTCACCGAGCGTGACGCCCGTACCGAGAACCACACGCAGGAGACCGCGTGTATCCGATGACAAAGGGTAATTACTCTTCAACAATTTCGATATATTAGAGTGAGTAAGATCGAATAGGCGCATAGTTCTTTTCACCCTGAATCGGCACACATTCCCGTAATTCTTGGCGTGGCTGTGCGACTCGGTGAGGTAGAAGAAGCGCGTATCCCTTAGTAAAACTTTGCACGAAATATTCTCCAGACCTTTGTAGAGTATCTTCCCGGACGGGAAGATGGTCTCCGAGAAAGCCATATCTATTAGTCCCGAAGAATAAAAATCTAAAACTGAAGTATGGCGAACAGATACATAGGTCTGCTCATGAATTCGCGGACGCAGGCCCATGCGTTCCATCTTACGACCGGCTCGTTCGCTGAACACAAGGCCCTGCAGGCTTACTACGAGGGTATAGTCCCCCTACTGGACGCTTGGGCCGAGGCCTACATGGGCAAGTACGGGCGGCTGCGCCGCATCCAGACGAATAAGCGTTTTATGCAGGACCCAAAGAAGGCCCGGTTATATTTCAAAAGCCTGTTGACTCGGGTCAAGGCAATCAAACTGCCCCGCGGCGACACTTACTTGAAGAATATTCAGGATGAAATTACGGCCCTGATCCGTTCGACCCTTTATATGCTGACACTTCGTTAAAGATTTTGATCCTAAATTAGTCAATGCGTGTCGTAGTCACATTGACCACGATTCCCACCCGTGAAAATTCAGTCCTAGAGACTATCAGGTCGATCCAATCTGGAACGCTCAAACCCGACTGCGTCTATGTAAACATTCCAGATTGGTATCCTAGGTTCGGGTCCGGTCCGGACCCTAATTTAAAAGTAAAATTGGAAGAGATCGGTGCCAAGGTAAATTCATGCAAGGACTATGGGGTCCTCACAAAGTTGCTCCCGACGCTCGAGCTCGAGAAGGACCCTGAGACGGTCCTGGTCATCGGTGACGACGACGCACTGTACCAGCCTCGCTGGCTCGAGGGTCTCGTCAAGGCCTATGAGGAGTTCAAGTGCCCGGTTGGGTACAGTGGCATCGCGTACCCAGAGACGGCCCTGAAAATCTTCGGTCGGCTGGGGTACCGGTTGTTTCAGGGCCACGGGACGGATACGGAAATGCTCGAGTGCTCGTTCGGTTTCCTCGTGCCACGATGGGCCATAGAGGGTTTCCCGGCCATCCCACCACTGACGGCCGAGTCCGAGAAGTACATCTATCTGTCGGACGACTATTTGTATACAAGATTCTTTGAATCCAAGGGGATCCCCAAGAAGGTGGCGTGTTGGCCATGGGCCGGACGCCAAGGTGATGACTGGTCAACAATTTGGGTCCAAAATTCAGACTCTCAAACTCACGCCCTTTCACGGGACGAGAACAACCTGTACAATTTCATGATGGCCGGCTTAAGGCTGAAATTCGACTAATAAGTAATGTTTCGTCCGTGGAATGTCGGTGTGCCCAAGGTCCGCGTCGGTGAGAACCGCGACGGCGGCTATGTCATGCTCGACACGACTTTCGGGGCGGCCTGCATGATCGGCTACGGAGTCGATGTGAATGTGGCATTCGACAATGACTTTGTGACCAAGTTTGGGATCCCGGCCTATATTTTCGATCACACGATCGAGTCGATCCCTGTGCTCAACCCTCTGATCACCTTCACGCCGGAGGGTGTCGGGGTCAAGGATGAGGCACCGCTCTTCACGCTCGAGACGCATGTGAAGCGGCATGTACCCGACGGCGCCCAATTTGTACTCAAAATGGACATCGAGGGCGCCGAGTGGGACATCCTACGCACGGCTGACCTGTCCCGGGTGACCCAGCTGATCGCCGAGCTGCATGACATGGACAAGGCGCCGCTAGATGTCATCGAGCGCATTAACGAGCAGTTTTACTTGGTCCATATCCACGGGAACAATTATCCCAAGCAGCCATGGGTCCAGATCAATCGCTCCAAGCGCATGCCGGTCGTGCTCGAGTGCACATGGGTCCGGAAGGATCTCGTCACGGCGCCCGTCCCGGACCTTGGCAAGTTCCCGACAGAGCTCGACTTCCGGAACGACGACACGAGCGCCGAGCTCGAGCTCGACTTTTGGAACCCGTGCGAGCGGCCAGTGTCGTTCGTAGCATCCGATCCCATCCAGATCGAGATCCTTGGGCGCATCATCACACCCGATGACGAGATTATCCAGGATCCGGCCCTCGCCAAGCATCCGCGAATTTTCACCCTGAAACCGGACGATCACATCCCGTACGAACTCATTATGGGTCTGGATAGCCTGGCCCACGACGGATCTTATGTGTTTTCGATCGTGTCAAATGGCATCGTGACGAATGATATCCGGTACACGAACGGCCCGGGACAGACGATGAGCGTTCAGTTGCCTATTTTCAACTTTAAGAAATTCACAGTATAAATTGCATAATGAGTTTCACAACTGATTGGTTCTCTTACAACATTCCAGTTTGGGAAGGAATTTTCAAAGAGACTAAGATTCCGGAAAATATATTGGAGATCGGGTCTTTTCAAGGACGGTCCACATGCTGGCTCCTTGAAAATACGCAAGCCCATGTGACATGTGTAGACACATGGGAGGGAAGTCCGGAGAATTCGGACGCTGAAAAGAAGGACCTATTTCAAATTTTCAAACAAAATGTAGAGCCGTGGGGAGACCGGGTGACGATTATGCGCGGCCGGTCCGATGATGTGCTCCGTAAATTCACACCCGAACCTATGTTCGATTTCGTATATGTCGACGGGTCCCATCATTCATGGGACATCATAGATGACGCCATTCTATCGTGGAAATTGCTCAAGCCCGGTGGCGTCATGATATTCGATGACTTTGAGTGGTGCGCCCCCGGAAAGGAACCGGACGACCCTTCAAACCCCCGTACGGCCATCCAGGCTTTTTGCCATGTGTTCAAGCCTAAGGTGTGGCAGTGGTATCAGGTCGCCGTTCAGAAACCGCTAGCCGAGCCGTGATATACTCGGCGTTAGTTATATCTAATTTCTTTCCAAAATTGCGCTCGAACTCCTCCTCGACGGCCACCTTGCGGTCGTATTCCTCAACGAGTTTAGGCCATGAAAATTTAGGCAGACTCTTCCAGCCCTGTATGAACTGCCCGAGGGTCGGCGCGCCATGATACTCCCCACCTGTAGTGGAGGAGCCCTCGAGTAACGAAGTCTGGTGACAGACCGGTATGCACACCAGGGGTCTATTAGTATGTAAAAGGTGAGCCCAGTAGACTATGTCCGCGCAGTGTCCGAAGTTGAGGTTCGTGATCAATTCTCTGGCAAATTTGAGGGTTACATACTGGGCCTCTGAACATCCAAAATTTCCTATATTAATTGGGTTCGACCCTGGATTGAGCGTCCAGTTGACCCCTATACCGAGCTTCACGAAATCCAGCCCATTAGGTATGCTGAATTGTTCATAGCTTTCGTGAAGGACGGCGTCATCCTCGAGAATTATAGCCTCCGGAATGTCCCTACGGACCATTTCGTTGAGGATCCAATAGTGCTTTGCTGAGCAAGCCAGGAATCCTAGGGCCATGGTCGCCTTGGTCCGCTGGTGGAGCCATTTTATAAAGGTGGAGTCGGCGTTCCCGGGAGTGTCCTCGACCCATTCGACATCGGTCACGCCTCGGACCGCCAACTGGTATTTTAGCAAGTCTTTACGATCCGAAAGTTTAGGCCAGTGAACCACAAAGTGCTTCATTTACAAATATTTCAGACCTAACCTTTAGTTATGTAATTGTCCCAGTCGATATATTCGAATTTTGTATATCCTAGTTTAGTCAATGCATCGAACGGGGTCGGGACGAACTCGCGCCCGACTACTTTGGGGTCGATAGTCTGCCAATTGTGTTCGAAAAATATGATAGGCCGATACTTCTTGATGGTCTCGGCCCCACCTAGGATCACGAGCCCTTCGGCGCCCTCCACATCTATCTTCATAAAATCCAAGCCTGGAAGATTTAAAGAGTCGAGGGTCCGGACCTCGATCTTTTCACCCCCGACGCCCATTTTGACACCACCGCGACTATAACCGGCCCGATTTGCGTCGTATACATCCTCGAGCGGGCACAAACTCAGACGGCCCTCTTCGTGACCAAGGGCACAATTGTAAATTTCTACACGATCCGAGCCTATGTTATTTACTGCACAATTCTGGCGCAAAATATCCACAAGGGACGATTGCGGCTCGAATGACCAGATTTTACATTCAGGGTTCATATTTGCGTAACTAATCGTATGACACCCGATATTAGCACCGACATCGACTATATACTTGGCCTTTTCTATAATAGGCTTCAGGACCCCGTTAATTATGTGACTCTCGTAAACCTGACCAGATGACATGTGAGACTTGATATATATATCCTCATCGTGCACGAAAAAGATGCCGTTAGGTGTGGACACACCCTGCATTAACTAATAAAGCGCAGGTTTCTTTAAAAGATAATGAAGGTCATCGTAAGTCTGACGAGCACACCGCCGCGGTTGTCTAGGCTTCCATCGGTCGTCGCGAGTTTGTATGATCAGGCCTGCCATGAGATCTGGGTGAACATCCCGGCCAAGTACGACCGATTCCCCGACTGGGACGGCCACATCCCGGCCGAGCTCTATACGATCGGACCGAGGGTCCACATCAACTCGGGCTGCGAGGACTTTGGGCCCGCGACCAAGAGCATCGGGCCCGCAACGCACCTCGACCCGGATGACCTCATCGTCTACTTGGACGACGACACCAGTTATGATCCTAAATTGGTCATGAACCTCTTGAAGTGGCGCGCGATCGCCCCGGGGAGCGCGTGGGGGTTGTCAGGTTTCAATTTCGAGACTTATTTCCAGAAGAAATACCCGAGAACCCACGGAGCACCTATGGATGTCCTCGAAGGGTACGGATCGGTCATCGTCAAGGCCAAGTGGATCCAGAATTTAATTCAAGAATTCAAGGAGATCCGGGACGGTCGGACCTTCCTAGCCGATGACATCATAGTATCGAACCTCCTGGCCAAACAGGGAGTGGAGCGTCGTACCGTGTTCACACAGGATTGCAACATCGGCCATGTCGGTCAATTCGAGTATGGGTTCGGACCGGACGCTCTCCACGCCCAAGTGGAGGGTGGGCACCACGCCAACTACCGAGCAGTCCTACACTATCTGGAAGATAAGGGTAAGAACTATTTTACATCTAAATGCTGGTAGATGGGTTCATGTTCTATAACGAACTCGATATACTCGAGCTCCGCCTCGGGCTCCTTGATCGCCATGTTGATCGGTTCATTCTGGTCGAATCCGAGGTCAATCATGTGGGTGGCCCGAAGCCTCTATTTTTTGAACAAAATAAAGAACGCTATGCCAAGTGGCTTCCGAAAATTACTCACATCGTCGTGACCGCCGACGAAGCCCCGAAAGACGAAAACCCGTGGTGCCGCGAAAAGCACCAGCGCGAGTGCATTCTGCGAGGTCTCGAGGATGTAGACCCGTCAGCGATCGTCATGATTAGCGATGTCGACGAAATCCCGGACATGTCCGTAGTGACCTATGAACGACTTCCGCATATGGTGAACTCGGTCCATATGTGGATGTTCGAATATTCGGTCGATTATCTATTCACAGGTGAACCGTGGTTCGGTACGGTCGTGACGAACTGTGAACTGGTCAAGCGCATGGGCCCGAATTACTTTAGGGATAATCGATGGAAATTTCCTCATTTTCGCTTCGCAGGTTGGCACTTGAGCAGTTTCGGCACGCCGATGCATGTCTGGACCAAGATGCAGACTTTCGCCCACGCCAAGGATGGTCATCATGCCGCCCAGACGCCTGAACTGTTCCAGAAGTGGATCGAGGAGGGCATCCATACCGACGGAGAGACTAAACTAATTCGTCGGCCCGAAGTGGTGCCTCTTCCTGGATCCATTGAAATTCTGAAACGGCTGAACCTGGGGAAATTCCCATGAAATAGGCCTTGAGTCTCAATAGCTTCTTGATTTCATCCAAAAATAGAAACTTGAAGAAACGCCTCTTGGATTGCTTATTCTCGAACGGACCATTTTTGTCGAGCAGTCCTTGACAGACCGGCCAGGTCACCTCCCTGAGTTCATACAGCCCGGCCTCGAGATCGTCGAGCCGTCTGAACACATGCCGCTCGAACTCATTCATCTTGGTCTTGACACATTTTACTGTTTTATTTAGAAGTGCAGTCATAATTTATGCAGAGGGCCGCTCCGAGGGCCATGAGGACGCCTAGCCACTGGATCCAGTGTGTGAATTTCTCACCAAAAATGAAATAGGCCGTCAGGGCACCACCTATCACGATCATAGCCTCCCACATGATGCAGGTCCACATCATCGATTTGGACGCGAGGCTCTTTATCAGGAAGAATAAGACGATTCCGTAGGCCAGAATGCCGAGCCCCAAGTGATGGTGGTGGCCGCGCTCCGTGAACCACTTCAGGTGGGTATTCCCAAAGAGCTCAGCGGCCGTCATAGACAGTACATAGAGAAAGCTCATCTAATAAAGTCATAGAAACTTTTTAAGATGGGCTGGGTCGCATGGATAGCATCGTGGCTCACACCCACCGTGCCCATATGCCGGAGATATCGCGAAATTCTCATAAATATCCTTATAGAAAATCCACTCGAGTTTAGAATCGCGCTTCTTACCCATCAAATAAGGCGAATGTTCTCTTATAAAGTATGAAGGCCGCGTTTATAACCGGCGTGACCGGCCAGGACGGTTCGTACCTATCAGAGTTTTTGCTCGCCAAAAACTACACCGTGTACGGTCTGGCCCGATACTGTTCCGAGAAGAAGCACGAACGGATCGAGCATCTCAAATCGAATCCGGAATTCCATCTGGTCGAGGGTGACCTGACCGACTCATCCCGGTTGGCCCGGATTGTTAATTCTTTCGATATTTACGACATGATCGAGGTTTACAACCTGGCGGCCCAGTCCCATGTCAAGTTGTCCTTCGATCAACCCGAGTACACTGCGAATGTGGACGCGCTCGGGACGCTACGCATTCTAGAGGCCATCAGGCAGACTAATTTCAGTTCAAAATTCAGATTTTATCAGGCCGGAACGAGTGAGATGTTCGGGAAGGTCCAGGCACCGGTCCAGAATGAACAGACGCCTTTCTATCCGCGCAGTCCGTACGGAGTCTCCAAGGTTTTCGCGTACTGGATCACTCGCAACTACCGCGAGGCCTATGGAATGTTCGCGTGTACCGGTATTTTGTTCAACCACGAGTCGGAGCGCCGCGGGGCCGAGTTCGTGACGCGTAAGATTACGCTCGGTCTGGCTGAATACCTGAAGTCAGGTCAGCCAATTGAGCTCGGGAACCTGGACGCACGGCGCGACTGGGGACACGCCGCGGACTATGTCGAGGCCATGTGGTCCATGCTTCAGCAAAAGGCCCCGACCGATTATGTCATCGCGACGGGCCAGACGCATTCGATCCGCGAATTCATCAATGTGGCCTGTAAGGAAATGGGAATCTCGACCCGCTGGACCGGGGATGGTCCGGACGAAATGTGTCTGGAGCTCGCGACCGGTTCTCCGATCGTAAAAATTAACCCTGAATTCTACCGACCGGCCGAGGTCGATGTGCTCATAGGAGACGCGAGCCGGGCTTTTTGCGACATGGACTGGCGCCCGAAAATCACCTTTTACGAATTGGTTAAAAGGATGGTCCGCCATGATTGTAATGGAGTGGCTGTTCATCGGACCGACGCCTCTGGCGGGGATCGGTCAAGTGACCCTCAAGTACGCTGAACTCCTGAAAAGTCTAGGAAATTTCGTCGAGTATGTAGAAATTGGCCAGATTCCAAAGAAGGACAAGTACGATCAGGGGTTCGCATTTATACTGCCAATTCAGAACCAGCTTCAGGCTGTTGATTTTTATACCAGTATATGCACCAAGATGATGTATATGACGGTATGCGAGACCGAGCCGGTCAACGCGGCATACGCCCTGTTGACCAAGTACAAAAAGATATGGTGCCCTTCAGAATTCGCGCGCAGTAAGCTCGCAAAGCAGTTTCCTTTTTGTGAATGGAAATTGCTCCACCACTGGAGTGAACCGAAGGTCCACCGGCCACCTCCAAATTCAGGACCGTACACATTTTACACGATCGGCAACATTATGGACCCGCGCAAGAATATTCGGGGTCTGATAGACGCCTATTTACGATGTGAATTCAGGGATACGGCCCATCTCGTCCTCAAGGCGACCTGCCGCCAGCCGGTCGACTGGAAGGTCCCTGGTGTGACGGTCATCAACGAACTTCTGACCGATTCTGAACTCGAAAAGGTCCATACGAATGGGCATTGTTATGTCAACTGCTCGCACTCCGAGGGGGTCGGAATGGGGGCGGTCGAGGCGGCCCTACGGGACAAGCCTGTCATTATCACCGACTATGGGGGTCTTAAGGAATATGTCAAGACACCGTGGGTCGTCAAGTGCACGGTCGGGCCTATAGGGTTTGATGATTTCATGTTCAAAAAGGATCACACATGGGGTCACCCGTCCGGGGAGGACCTCCAAAAGCACATGTGGGACTGCTATTCAAAGCGGGCCAGTTTCTGGGATCACGCACATACACACGACCTTATGCGATCCCTGCGCCAGTCAGTGGAGGCTGGTTCTTATTCAGACGATTCAGATTAGTTTGCATAGCATTACGAAACCCGTTTAGACCGGCGGTCGTATTCGTGACGGCCTTGATGATGGAGGCCGACATGGCCGCTTCCGAAGCAGTCTTGAACTTGTTGGCTGGCCCCTTGAGGCCCAGTTTGCTTGCGTTCGCTGCGGCCTTGTTCAACTTTTCAGACGCGGCCGCGAGATTATTGGTCGTCGTCGTTATATTCCGTCCGACATTGTTCCCGGCCATGGCGGCCCCCTGTGCCACCGCGGCCGTGTTCAAATTTGCGAGGGCCCCGCTCGCCTGAGAAATGGTCGCGTTCGTAGTTGCCATTAATTTGGACTGACATTAAAAATCGGGACTAGAGGGTTTGGGGGTTCCGGCGCCCCCTTCGCCCTGCGAATTAACCCAGTAATGGGCCAGGTACACAACGAGCGCTATGACCAAAGAGCTGGAAAGCATGAAGCTCTTCTGGGAATTAAGGAATAGGACAATATCGTCCAGGATCTTCACACCTGTGGGTTTCTTTATCAGACGGGGGACGAGATAGACGATAAGGAAGTTGACGACTAGGGCGGCCCATACATAATTCCAGTTCATCTCCATTACACTTGGCTTAGATTTTTTCATTCACGCTATGCTTCTTGCAAAAGTCCCCGCAGGTCGCCTTGAAGCCGCAGCGCCGGCCCTCGAGGGTAAGGGCCTTGCAGCGGAAGGCGTCGTGGACCACCGCCCGGCCCTTCTTGGTCGCCTGCTTCTCGACCGCGGCCGTCTCCTGCGGCTTGGGGACATGGTCCGTGACCTGCAGCTTGTGCTTTTTGGCCTCGATTTCCAGGGCGCGTTCCCGCGAGCGCAGCAGCGTGTCCGCCAGCTTTTCAGGGAGGGGGTGGCCGCGCGCGACTGCGTCGTTGTAGAAGCGCTGCCAGAGCTCACCCCCCTTGCCCTTGGGCTGTTGCAATACTTGCTTTGGGGTCGTTACCGGAGGGGGTTTGGGTGAGCGGCCCTCGGCGGCCGCCCCGAGAGGCGTGCGCCACTGGCTGTAGGTCGGGCGGAGCTTCTGGAGGTCCATGGTTTGTTTTTGGGTGGATTGCCGGTGCCCGTCGAAACCCTGACACGGACACGACACCTTTTTTTGTAGGCCCCTAGTAGGACCATGAGTAACAACGGATGCGGCCAATTAGGCGCCATCCAGACCAGGGGTACATGCTGGTTCTTCTCGATCCTCAACGGGTTCATCCTGTCCGAGGATGGTCAGAAAATCCTGTATAATCGTTTGACTAATTTTTACAAGAAATTGAAGCCGGCTGAGAAGGCCTATTTTGATGACGAATTCAATGCCCCGTGCCCGATGAAGAACTTCGCCAAGACAAAGGAGATCTACTTCTGGAAATTCATCGACCAGTATCTCTGCTTTATGAGCGGCCCTCGCGCCGCTACACTCAAAGCAGGCAAGTCCGCGTCTATCCTTGGTGGCATGAGCCTTCAGGGCACGGTCGCCAAGAACATGGGCGGCAAGGGTGCTTTTCCACAGGCCGAAATCGGAAAGATTCTGGACCATGTAGGATTCTCCAAGGATTACTACTTCAAGTACGCCGACGACCCACCCAAGTTCCACATGCTCCGCAAGCCTCAGTTCGTGGTGGTCACGCACAGCAAGTACTATCCGAAATCTTACATGAATGAAATCCCCAAGGGCCTCATGGCCGACCCCAAGTACGAGATCATGTGTGCGTCGCTCGTCATCGCCAACACGAATGCGAACAACGGCGAGATGCACAAGTGGCACGCCATCGCTGGGTTCGTCTGTAACGGCAAGGGCTACATTTACGATTCAAATCAGCGCAAGGTTTTCAAGTGCGACTGGTGGCACCTCGACGACTTCAAAAAAGTCACCAATGAGGAGGTCGCAGAGGCCTATTCATTTTTCAGGGGTGGCCAGATTAATGTCCACCAGTACGCATTCGCCATCTTCGCCCGCAAGGAATTCACGAAGAATATAGGTGTTTCGTGCCTCTTGAAGTCCAAGGTCAAGACTCCTGAAGTATACGGAATGAACTTTACTTCACCTAATTTGGGCCGGAGACTTAACAGCAATAAATACTTTACTTGGCTCAAACCGGCCGAACGGATAGCCCTCAAGCACAAGTGGGGCCGGACCAAACACCGAAATGTCAGCTATCTAAATTGGGCGACTATGAATGCACTTGTGAATAAGGCGGCGAGTAAGAACAACGGGTATAAGAATATAATGGCTTTAAAGAATGCTGGATACGGCATCAGAAATGATGACTTCCATAGTTTTATGAATAAACTCGAAGAAAAGTTCAAGAAGGCGGCACCGGTGCCGACCAAGACGCTCACATTCGCCAACACCAAGGCGCGTCTGAACCAGTTCACGAAGAGCACCGCGGCCGTGCGCAAGCACCAGTACTCGCTCGTATGGAAGGGCCTCCCCATGTCCCAGCGCAAGGTCCTGATGCACTGGCGCAACAAGGGTGAGTGGCTAGCGAACAACGCGTTCGAGAACAAACCCAAGCCGCCGATCAAGCGCAAGTCGGTCGCCAAGCCGAAGCCCAAGTCGCCGAGCCCTTCACCACACGCCAAACGCGCAATACAGGTCAAATCTAACTTCGAAAAGTATTGGAAGTCTATGCAGCCCGAAAATCGTCAGATGATCCGGAACTACATAGCGGCCTACAAGAGCCCGGTGAAAAAGTCGAACTTCAATAAGCTCGCCCCATTCTTCGAGCCGGCCAAGAACTCGAACACCCTAGCCAACGCCAAGCGCAATGTGAACGCTCTCAAGACGGCCAAAGATCGCAAACATTACAAGCGCACGAGGGCCTCAAACATGAGCCAGAACAACTGGTCCGCACTCGGTCGGTACATTGACCATAAGGACGCCGAGGCGCGCCAGGCCCGCGCAGCCAAGAAGAGCGTCCGGGCTTAAAAATTACGGATGAATAATAAATAGAAATGCAGATCTTCGTGAAGACTCTGACAGGCAAGACAATCACACTCGAGGTTGAATCTAGTGACTCAATCGCCAATGTGAAGGCCAAGATCCAAGACAAGGAGGGGATTCCTCCGGACCAGCAGCGTCTGATTTTCGCAGGAAAGCAGCTCGAGGACGACCGGACAATGGCCGATTACAACATCCAGAAGGAGTCGACCCTGCACCTCGTTCTCCGCCTGCGTGGAGGAAATTAAAGTATTTTGTATTATTAATAGTAAATGACTTTCAGAATTCGTCACTCTCAAACGGGTCTCTTCTGGTCGTCCGGTGTCGATCAGAAAATTCGCCTCTCGTCGGAAGCATCCAAGTATGCCTTCGTTGATTCCATCCTGAAAAATGCCGATACCGGTCTGAATGTCATGCACGCTGCATGTGTGGTGCACGAGTCGACCACGCACCCGACCGCGTGGAATTTAAGCGATGGCGTTCTGTCGGCAGATTCCGTTTATGCTACATGGGACTCCAGTTTCGAGGTTATGCGGACCGCGGCAACGCCTGAGGTTTGGGATATCCTGTACGACGAAGCCCCGAAGCCAGTCGCCGACCCAGAGCCTGTGGCCGAGCCTGTGGCCGAGCCTGTGGCCGAGCCTGTGGCCGAGCCTGTGGCCGAGTCCGTGGCCGAGCCTGTGGCCGAGCCTGTGGCCGAGTCCGATAGCGAGTCCGTCCCGGACCTGGTAACCGACGACGAGGATGTACCGGTCGCTCGTTCGGCCGCACTTATCGAGGAGGCCCTTAATGCCGCGGCGGCGGACGCGGCCGAAGAGGAGCCAGAGGATGAGGTGGGCGACGCACCCGAGTGATTATTTTCTACTCAAATATAAGTAAATGGGTATCAAGCCTGAAAAATTCGGCCCATATTTCTGGGGGGCCCTCCATCTTGCGTGCATAGGCGACGCCGACCCGCAGGCCATACGAACTTTCGTAGACACATTTTCACTCGTAATTCCATGTGCAGGATGCCGGGTACACTTCGCCGAGGTTCTCAAGGCGAACCCAGTACCACAGACGGACGACCCTATCGAGCTCTTTAATTGGTCGGTAGATGTCCATAATATAGTCAACGAGCGTATAGGTAAAAAATCAATGGACTATGACGAGGCCTATAAAATATGGATGACTATGAATCCACCAGAGCCGGCCAATCAAATTGATTTCAAAATTGTAATTATAGTTCTACTCGTGCTCGCTCTTATTTTTATGTTACTCAAAGGCAAGAAGTGATGGGCGGCGGATTATTCCCCGGGCACCCCTTCGCTCTTAATATAAAATGCATCATTTTCACTGCGCTTCTTGCGGGTGGTTACTGGTTCGCACCCCACAAGAATATCTTGGTCCTTATTTTCCTTTTATGGTTCCCTTATATAGCGCTAGCTTGGTACGATTACGCTTACGGGTGCCGGGACCGCCTCAAACCGACGCTCGTCCCGTTTGGTAGATACATATGGCTGCCATTCAAGCCTCCAGATTATAAAGAGGAATTCAATCGCATGCCGGCCGACCATATTAACGCGATGAACCGGGTTGACCACTTGGTTGGATGGTCGATTATCGCCGCGGCTGCCGGATGGTTCCTCCTGCGAAAAAAATGAGTCGCGTGACGGTTAGGGTTGGCCTAAAGGATACAAACCCTAACTAGACAATGGAATATGAACGGCTCAGCCACACCGAGCATATTCTTAAACGACCCGACACCTATGTCGGATCCCTTCCTCCCGAACCCGGACAATATTGGGTTCGAGATGGAGACTCTTTCAAGGCTTCTCATCTTTCTGTTTCACCTGCACTTGTGAAGATCTTCGATGAGATCCTAGTCAACGCGATCGACCAGCACTCTCTGCACCCCAAGAAGGTTTCTGAAATTTCGGTCAAAATCATCAGTGATTCAATTCTGGTTCAAAATACCGGAGTCGCCATCCCGATCAAGAAGCACGCGACCGAGAAGAACCCGGACGGTTCGGCCATCTGGATCCCCGAGCTTATCTTTGGCCATCTTCTGACCAGCTCCAATTACAATGACGAAGAGCAGCGTGTGACGGGCGGTCGCAATGGTTACGGTGCAAAGTTGGCCAATGTATTTTCCAAGAAATTTTGGATTCAAATTACGGATGGCAAGAAGAGCTACAGTCAGCTTTGGTCAAAGAATATGAGCAAGGTCGGTCCGCCCGAAATAACCGCGAGTTCCGATGAGGCCCGCGTCTCCATCGGGTTCACACCCGACTGGGCCCGATTTGGAATGACCGGACCGAGCCCTGAATTTGTGAAACTCATCGAGAAGCGCACATGGGATGCGGCCATGTGGTGCGCCAAGGCCAAGGTTCTGTTCAATGGCGAAGTACTGAAGGCCGGACCGCTCGAGGAGTACGCCAAGTCGCACATGGGCGAAGTGCCGTTCGCCAAAATGCACACTGGCAACTTCGACATCGTCATCGGGCACTCGACATCAGGCGCTTTCCAGCAGTGCTCGTGGGTCAACGGTATCGCGACGCACAAGGGTGGGAGCCATGTCGATAAGGTTGTCAAGGCCATCTGTGACGAGATCGCCAAGGACAAGCGCTGCTCGACTCTCAAGCCGGCCCAGATCAAGGCGAGCCTATTTGTATTCGTCCGGGCGGTCGTAATCAACCCGACCTTCTCGAGTCAGACCAAGGCCGAATGCACTTCGAAAATTTCAGAGGCGATCGATTTGAAGCCGAAATTTGTCAAGGATGTTCTGGCGACGGGCGTCCTTGATGACCTGGTCGCTCTGGGCGTCGCAAAGGTTGAGAAAGAGCTCAAGAAGACTGACGGCGCCAAAAAGTCGCGCATCACTGGCGTCCCTAAGCTCGACGACGCCAATTGGGCCGGAACGCACCGCTCACACGAGTGCACGCTGATCATCACGGAGGGGGACTCGGCCAAGGCTCTGGCCATCGCCGGCCTCAGCGTCGTGGGTCGCAATGCCTACGGCGTGTTCCCTCTGCGCGGCAAGCCGCGAAATGTCCGGGACGCCTCTGTGAAGCAGGTGACCGAAAACGAGGAGTTTTCAAATCTCAAGAAGATCCTCGGGCTTCAGCATGGCAAGGTGTACTCGTCCCTGCGCGACTTGCGCTATGGCCGCCTCATGATCATGACCGACGCGGATCTCGATGGAAGCCACATCAAGGGTCTGGTCCTGAATATGTTCCATGTTTATTGGCCCAAGCTCATCGAACTGGGATTTCTCGTGTCAATGGTGACGCCAGTGATCAAGGCTGGTAAGGTCTGGTTCTTCACGGAGGAGGAGTTCAAGGCGGCCGGGCCCGCAAGTGGTCCTGTGAAGTACTACAAGGGTCTGGGCACCTCTACGAGCGCGGAGGCGCGCGAGTATTTCAAGCAAATCGGGCGCCTTACGGTCGCCTTCAATTCCGATCCCACTATGAACGAATCGATGACGCTGGCATTCTCCAAGGCGCAGGCTGACGACCGCAAAAACTGGCTGACGGGTCACATGGCCTCTCCGCCACCTGGTATAGCATACGGCCATGTGTCGACCCTTCCGGTGAGTGAATTCGTCCACCGCGACCTGGCCAATTTCAGCGCAGAGGACATCAAGCGCAGCATTCCCCATGTCGCCGACGGCCTCAAGCCTTCCCAGCGCAAGGTCATCTACGCCTGTCTCAAGAAGAACCTATCGAGCGATATGAAGGTCGCACAGCTTTCGGGTTATGTCGCTGAGAACACGGCCTACCATCACGGCGAGGCCAGTCTGCAAGGGACGATCATCAATTTGGCCCAAAATTTCGTCGGCGCGAATAATCTGAATCTCCTCGAGCCGTCCGGGCAGTTCGGGACGCGTCTGGCAGGCGGCAAGGACGCAGCCAGCCCTCGTTACATCTTCACACGGCTCGGGCCTTTGACGCGGAAGATTTTCGACCCGGCCGACTCGGCCGTTCTCAAGTATGTGGTCGATGACGGGGAAAAGGTCGAGCCGGAATTCTACGCGCCGGTCGTGCCCATGATTCTCGTGAATGGGGCCGAGGGTATCGGCACCGGGTTCAGTTGTTATGTACCCCCGTATGATATCGAGATCCTGAAGCACAATATCCAGTGCTGCCTGCAGCAAGTGCCGATGGTGCCGATGGTGCCTCATTTCAAGGGCTTCAAAGGCCGCATCAGCAAGACCAAGGATCACACATGGGTCCTCGAGGGCGTCGTGGCCGGGGAGGGTTCGCGCCTCCATGTTACAGAACTACCGCCAGGAAAGTGGATCCAGGATTTCAAGGAGCACCTCGATGACCTCCTCGAGAAGGGCACTATTCAGAAGTTCGAAAATCACTCGACCGAAACGGCCCCGGACTTTCACATCTGGGGGTACACAGGGGCCGAGCCTATGAAAGACCTGGGCCTGACCAAGACGATCCACACCTCGAATATGTACCTCATCGGCCCTAATGGAGCCGTCAAGAAATACAATAGCCCCGAGGAGATTCTGGTCGACTACATCGAGATCCGAGTCGGCGTCTACAAGAAACGCAAGGCCTGGTTGCTCAAGGAATTCGACAACGAAATTGGGTGGCTGTCTGAAAAGGCCCGATTCATCGGCGGTGTCATCTCTGGGAAGATCAGTGTTCTGAACACCCCACTGGCCGCCATCCAGGGTCAGCTGAAGGCGGCCCACTTCGCCGAGGCCATCTGGCCAAAACTCATGGACATCAAGACCTACCAGTACACCAAGGAGGAGGTGGACAAGCTGACGGCGCTCATCGCCCGGCGCACATCGGACCGTGAGACGCTCAAGAATACGAGCGTGGTTCAGATGTGGAAAAATAACCTAGGAGATTTGTAGATGGCCGCTCAAGCCTTGAGTCCGGTCGATGTAAATGGATTTTACAAAGTAACTGGGGACCAAGAAATTACATTTTGGGTCACGACCTCCTGGCCAGGTCAGCCAGTGGGCCTTGGATGGACCGCCGCTGGCATAACCGGACTGTCCGGAAATATCCAGATCACGAGCGCGTCGCAGGTGTGGGGTGTCGCGGACGGTGAGAAATTCAACTGGAAATTTACACTCCAGAGCGACACGAACCAGGTGGTCGAAGGCGTCCAGCGAAGCACGGGTTCGATTCTTTATCCACCCAGTCTTATAAGCAACCTAGTAAAGAAGATATCATCCACGATCTATGGGTACTACCGTGTAGTGGACCACATCCCCAAGTTTTATTTCACGGCGCCACCTCCCGACGCTACAGCGCCTGGGTGGATCGTAGAAGGCCTACCGACAATAGCCGCACCTCTAGAGGTTGTGTCGTACACGGCCGGAATAAAAGGGCTGGCCACCGGTGACAAGATGGCTGTGGCCTTGGCCGTCTTGCGCCCGGTGGACGACAGTATACCAGAGAATGCCGGGCCGGTATTTGTGAACTCATCTACGGCTCTTATCCACACTCCTTATTTCACACAGACATTCGTCCCGGGATACTTCGGCCGGCGCCGGACCGACCCCAACAAGCAGATCAAAATAAATCCAAAAATTCACGGTGGAAGATCAGTCCCGTTAAGAGACTTGGACACGGCCATGGCCAAGCCACCCATTCCTCTCGAATTTTATGACGAAATTAGAAAGAGGGGATTTAGTTCGGGTTCTATACTTGGGCTATACGCGACCGGCCCACAGGAACGCCACCTACTCACGGACGACCAGTCCAAGTCGCAGTGGAATCCGGAATTTAAACAGCACACAAATTCAGTGATATATCAACGAGTCATACCATTCCCACCTCCGAATCCGGCCTATCAAGGGCAGACCGTCCAGATAGAACTTCTACCGACCGAGCTCGGGCATCTCCTATCTAATATGTACCTCAAGGTGACCCTGCCACCTCTACCACCAGGAAGTTCGTATTCTACAAACATAGGGAGAGCACTGATAAAGCAGGTCGATCTGCTCGTGAACGAGACGGTCATCGAGACGCTCTATGACGACTGGTACATCATCCGGGATCAGATATTTTTGGACGCCGACGAGCAACTCGCGATGTTCAGCGCGGTCGGGGGGTTCAATATGAACTCCCAGATAAGCAATGATGTAATTATACCACTCGAGTTCTTCTTTTGTAGACGGCACACACACGGGACCAAGGGGCGTGAGCGACTCGCCCGGCCGTTTTTCCCCCTGTGCGCCATGTGGAACCAGCGTCTATATGTGCGATTCACATTTCACCCGAACACATGGTGGTGTGATGTGCCAGTACCTCACACGACTGATCTGTCTTATAGTGGAATTTTCCCTAAAATTGTAACGGAAGAAATCTTGCTCGACTCGGCCGAGCGTCTGTATTATCAGAACACACCGCTCAAATATATAGTTAATCGCGTCAAAAAGGAATCGACCCTGTCGTTTTCGGCAGGAAACCCCCAGCTTCAGCTTACGGCGTCCTTTCCGGTCCAGCTCGTCTCATGGTTCTTTAGAAATAGAAATTACGAAACGACGGACACGGGCGCCTACTCAGATTCGCGTTATGATTACGGATACACCACAAAGTATATCCAATCGAGCATTCCTCTGTACTTCCCGTCGGCCAACTTTCAGAGCACGGCCTATGTCGATGTGATCCAGAACGCCAAGATCACACTCAATAATGTAGATATTCTGAGTACTTTTCAGGGTTCTCTTTATTACACATTTAAGCAGCCTATGGAACACGGTCTTTCGATCCCTTCCAAAAATATCTACATGTATTCATTCGGGCTTACTCCGAAAGAATACAATCAGGGGGGTTATCTGAATTTTTCAAAGTTAAATTCCCAAACTACGACATTGTCCATGACATTCAACCCGGCCTACGCGTCCCAGATCACACAGGGGTACAACCTGTATCTATTTTACTATGGGTACACTTTGCTGGAGTTTGATCGTGGGTTTGCTCGGTTACCGTTTGTCTAAGATACTCGATGATACCGTTCGTTATGCACCAACGAATAAAATTGAGTTGAGCGACCGTAGTCACGAGCCCGTCAAACTCTATCCGGGTCGTGCGACAGAAAGGATCGAACAACTTTTTAGAATAGCCATCCAGGCTTGATTTGTATGCGACATGGACCGTGAACATCTTTCCGTTCGGTGCGGTGTATGTCACATGCTTGGTCTTGGAGTAATTGGTCACGAACCACTCCAACTTGCGTAGCGAAACGGTCGAGCCACTCCGTGACAGAATGGCATGGAGCTGACTGCGATTCTCGGGCTCTTCGAAGAACTTGGTGAGACTGGACAGGAGCAGCTCGGACTTGTTCATTACTCTAAATAGACTTCTTGTCCTTAACTTCATTCCCATGGGGCTCGGACGCGCTCGGATGCCACCGGGGCCGGGGGTTGAGGAACCTGGCTCTGGTGAAACTTGCAATAGCCGTTCGATTGCGGTTGCTTTAGACATCGCTTTCGACTTTTGAGAATTCCTTTGCAAAAGTTGCACTCGAGGCCGGCCGTGTCCTTCACGAGCCGCTCGATAGGGATATCATAAGTCTTGGCTATGACATCGAGCGCTCCCGTCATGCGGAGATTCACACGACGGGTGACTTCCTCCTCGATCAGCTCGAGGATTTGGCTTTCCATTACTATTTTTACGCGCGTCCGTTTTAAGACCTTGGAGCGAACCTCGCAAGGAACGCCTTGCGCGCATCGAGTTCCGCGGAGCTGGTCGCCTTGGTCATGAATTTACGATCAAAAATATCAGCCGCCGAAACGAGCGGCTCGAGCAAATCCTGGACGGGCTTCTTGAATTGGTTCGAGAAGTAATACTGATAATCAAGCGGTAAATTCTTCTCGAGGACCCACCCCGGATCCTCGGCCTTCTCGAACATTTTGCCATCCCCCTTGACGATGACGAAAGCGACGCGATCTCCTTGCTGCGGCTCCGAACCCGGCGCCCGGGCCCGGATCTTGTCCCGGACCTCGACATGGGCCATCTTCACCTTGTATGCGGCCGCGAGCTGTTTGCTCATGGTCAGCTTCTCGATGGGCACTTCACCAGACAGTAGGCGGCGTGCCGCGGCGCGCGCAGCGTCGATAACAGGCCGCGGATCGCTCGATTCCAGGACCTGACCGAGAAGGGCCTTGAGCGTCTCGCGCACGAACGGGCAGCTGTCTCGCCGGACGACCTGCAGACCTTTGACATCGATCTTCTTGAACGCGATGACGGGGCTGCCGTCCTCTTTCAGTACCGGAGTGCCGTCCTTGTTGGACTTTGCTTCGTACATCTTGGCCGCGTAGCGCTTCTTCGAATACAGAAAGTACGGACAATAAACCTTCTCGAGCTCGAGATCATTCGGAGTCTTGAACAGCCGCGTGCACTGCTCGGCCGCCAGTTCGCCCTGCTGCCACGAATAGTCGATCGCCTCCTGGCCCTTGCGACCCTGGACATCAAACTCGACCATCACAGAGTCCGTGTCGCCGTACCGCACCTTCGCGCCAGGGAAATTGGCCTCGACATAATTCTTGGTCTCCTCGATCATCTCGCGCCCGCGCATAGTGACCGTCGAGGCGATCGCCACGAGCGGCAACATGCCCTTCGAGGCGCCGGTAAATCCGTAAATAGAATTCATGCTAATTTTATAGGCTAATTGTTGGCCGTTGTACACGGCCTCCATCGGCGTCCCTGCGGCCTGGGCCATGAGCTTCTTGGCTTTTTTACGGAAAGCCTTGAGGTCCGTCAGAATGGTCGGAAGCAGGCTCTCGACACTTTGCGCGAACCGGTACGGTCCGAATTGTTCATATACGACCCCGGGTAGGTTGTCGTACTTGGGATCCTGAACGAGCGTCGAGTAGCACAGGTTGTGCGCGCACATGATGCTAGGGTACAGGCTCGCAAAATCTAGAGCAGTAATCGGCGTGTAATAAGCACCAGTCTGCGCTTCCAGAACCGTCGCACCCTGATAGCCGTCGTCATCGGCGGCCGCGCCAAACTTGGCGACCCGGATGGTCGGAATGATGAAGTTGAGCTGGCGGGCCTTGTAGGCCATCTGACTGAACACCTTGATCTGCTGGCCCCGCTCACTCAGAAACGCCAACGGGACCCAGCACGCCTTGGCCATCTCAACCTGATTCTGAATCTGGCATAGCTTCTCCATGAGAGCGTGCGGCAGCTCTGTATCCTTGATGCAGTACTCGGCGACCTCACCGAGGCGCTTCGCGTCACCCTCGAGGTACCGGCTGAAAATCTCCTTGACCGGCATGTCATTCTTTTGATCTTTCAAGAAATGCTTAGAGACTGCATTGAGTGAATAACTCTCGAGTTTGTGCTCGCGCTTCACATCCTGAAACAAGTCAAAAACATAACGACCTTGCATAGGGACCATCTTGAGCTCATTATTTCCGAGCGCACTAGAACTCAGGTTCTTGACGACGAGTTCGGACGGCGAACCACGGATCCTACCCCATACCGGCGTCAGACCGCACATGACCGTCGCTCGAACGATCAGAAACTCGAGATCGAACCCGAAGATGTTCCAGCCAGTCAGAATATCCGGGTCGATTCGAATTAGATAACTCTGGAAGGCCTGCAGAAGCTCGCGCTCCGTCTCGAACGATTCGGTATCCGGTGCGTCCGTCTGTTTCAGGCACAGGCACTTGCGATCCAGAAAGCCCTCCCGGCCGAACTCCTTGGTCGTCATGCCGATCTGGAACACGACATCTCCGGGTATCTTCGGGTCCGGAAAGGCTCCCGTGCTCGAGTAGCACTCGATATCGAATGACATGATGCGGAGGGGCGCGAGATCCGAACGGTCGATCGGCTTAATGAACCGCCAGTTGGGCGCCCACAGATTCACATCACAGGTAGATTCCATGTCCGGCTCGCAAATACCTGGGTCGATCCAGCCTGTCGAAGAGATGCCTGAACAGTGCATGAAGCGCAGAACCGGATCGATGTTCGCCTCGTAAACGCGGCAGCCACGAAATTCTTCGTATTTGTTATTCTCGATGCAATAGACGCAGCTACGCATGGCCTTGTGCGTCTTGAACTCGAGGCGCAGGAAGCGCGACAGCTCTCCATTCTGGAAGCCCCACAGGTCCTTTCCGTGCTGCACATCGCACGCCACCAGCCCACGCCAAAAGTGCACCCGGACGGCATCCTTCAGATCCCGTGTTGTTTTGATGTAAAAAAAAGGATTGAACTTGGTCCCGAGCGAGACGGATCGACCGTCCTCCGCGCGACCAAAAATTCGGATGCTATATTGATCATCCTGATCTTGACCGTCCCACGCAATAGCCTGGAACATTTCTTGAAATAATAAGCTTTAAAATCTCTAAGAGGCTCTGACATAGTACCAAGTACCGAACGGCATGTTGGGGACTCGCCGACTCGGCGGGGGACGCCGACCATTATTCGAACGCCCCCCGGCCGGATACATCTTCCGGCCGAGCATCTTGTCGACTTGGCGAATGAGAGCCCGGAGTCGTTCTTTATGTCTAGAAGGCATTCTAGGGTTCTTTATCATCTTGGAAGCTTGGGCTATCCACGCCTTGCGGTATTTAGGCGTGGCCGCGGGAAGCAAGCAAAGCTTGAGTAATGTGACCATCGTGCCATAAGTTCCTTTCATTTATATTTAATTACATTTTAACGGCGCACACACAGTCCACTGCGAGGGTCCCGGCCCATACCGGCGGGGCATGGTGGCTGCGGGACCGGCTGCGGGACCGGCTGCGGGACCGGCTGCGGTATCGGCTTCGGGATCGGCTTCGGGATCGGCTGCGGGATCGGCTGCGGGATCGGCTGCGGGATCGGCTGCGGGGTCGGAGTTACGGGGAATGTTATAGAAGTGATTTTAAATGGAACTGGGATGGAGGCCGGGCCCATTTCCACCTGTTGGCCATTGGGCAATAGCGTGGTGGGCATTTGCAGACTCACGCGGCCCTCAGTTGTGATCGACGGAATGCTAATGGGGTCGATCGGCATGAGTGCGTCCGCGAAACTTACCGTTCGGGACAGGATCATGAACACGACGGCCGCTATCAGAAAAGTCAGAATCAAATCCTGGGTCATTTAGTAATAATAAATATTTAAATACCGGTCGAGCCGAAGCCGCCCGCGCCACGCTCCGTCATCAGCGCCGTGAACTCGGTGGGCGTCTCGACGACCTCGGCGATTGTGTGGTTCTCAAGGATCAACTGGGCGATACGATATCCAGGACGGATGACGAATGGCTGCTGAGAATCTAGATTCTGAAGGACAACCTTGACCTCACCGGTATAGTCCGAATCGATCACACCGGCCAGAGTGTCCAGACCGTGCTTCACGGCCAGTCCAGAACGAGGTGCAATGCGGCCATAGGTTCCGGGTGGGAGCTGAACGGAAATCCCAGTTGATACGACGACGCGCCGACCTGGTAGCACAACATAGCTGTCAGTGGAGAAGAGATCATAGCCAGCCGCACCGGCAGTGGCGCGCGCCGGCAGAATTGCGTTGGGAACCAGCTTGGAGACATTGAGTGCCATTGTACCTTTTCCATGTCTCCTTCCTTTAATAGTTAAAAAATATGGAGCCGAGTAAAGTAAGATGGCCTGCAAGTCCCTCGTGCTCGATATTGACGGCGTGCTCATCCGGGACCGGCTCCTTTTGGCCCATGTCCAGGATAACTGCGTCCAGTATGTGCGGTCCAAACTTCCGGAGGCCAAAGAGCCGCACAAGGTCAATAGTGTACTGTACCTGGCGCACGGTCACACGGCCCGCGGTCTTTCACGGAGTTTCGGGATCGACACGCGCGATTTCAACGCCAAGGTTTACGATCGCAAACTCATCGATCATCTCTCGGAAGTAATCTACGGAACTGAATTCCAGAAAGAGGCGGCCGAAATTCACGACCTGGCCCGCCAGGGTTGGAAGGTGACCCTATTCACCAATTCACCGGCCGAATGGGCCATTCCCATTTCCAGGGCTATTAGTGACGAGATCTATATAGATTGTTGCGGCCACGACGCCACTTCGACGAGTTTCAAGCCGGATGCCGAGCGCTACTCTAATTTCGAAAAACATTATACGCATCTATTCATCGATGACTCGCTGAAAAACCTCGGGACGGCGCGTTGGCTCCCTAATTGGCACCCGGTCCACTTCAACGAGGGACCCAAGGATCCCCGGCTCTGGTGCCCTACTATCGGCTCGATCTGGGAACTCTGTCTGTATGTCAATTCGGTCGATCAATGGATTAAGGATAATCATGACCAATAATTATATGACCCGGGACGACTGTGCAATGTTCGTGGCGTTTATAGCTATCGGCCTTGTTCTGGGAAGCGCTGCCATGATTAAGCGAGCCGCCGAATTCGAGGATTTTTTTGGAAGATATGAGTAATGAATAGTCCGCGTCGGCCTCGACACACCCGAGTGACCATGCGATGGCCCGAGCGGTACTTTTCCGGTCTGTCCAAACTCTGGAGAAGAAGGCGCGAAATCGAGCTTCTCCGGAGAAGGGGGAATTTACATCCAAAAATGGGAAAATCTAATAAGGTCCTAAAAAACAGACCCAAGTCCAAGTGGACCCTCAGGTTCCATCAGGTCTGGCCCGGACTGGAATTCAACAAGGTGACGATAGCCCGGAGGACCGGAATTCCTGTGCGAAAATTGAACACGGTCTATGATAGGGGACTCAAGGCCTGGAAGACGGGCGGGTCCCGGCCGGGAGCGTCGGCCCAACAATGGGCCGTCGCGCGCGTCTATAAATTCGTACTGATTTCCAAGAGGAAGGCGCCTGTTGCGTGGTACGCGCGACGATATGATCCTGATAACGATTTGAGATTACACTGACAAATATTTCAGGGCCCCTTGTGTGTCCTTTGCGGCGAGCAGCGTGCGCAGGTGGATGACGCGATCATTCAAGTGTTTGGCCCTGGTCGACTTGAGGTAGTTGGTCCAGTAGGCCTCGGCCCAGTTAGCTTGGTGTCCGTAGGCGACCGCGTTGAACTTGATAGAGCTTGCGATCTGGATCGCCTTCTGAGCGTTGCGCAGGTACTCACGCTGGACGGCGCTCATCATTTTTGGTTGAAATTGTGATTGACCGGCCGGAGCTTGACCCGGGCACGACATCATTTTAAAGGGACCGGCTGTCCCGGCCGATCCGGTACATTATGTATTCTAGATCCAAAAATAGCATCTCTATATTCTTCGTGATGATCGTCTGGTAACTAAACTTGGGATCGAGCTCTTTGCATAGGCCCTCGAGAAGCGAGTAGGTCCGGAGGATGGTGAGCGTCGTCGTGTCGAGCTCGACCGGGACCTTACGGGCCTTCTCACGGATCTCGGGCGAATTGACCGTGAACGATCCTATATCCAGTGTGTTGAGATATTGAAAATACTGTTTGACGAAAATCCTGGTCACTTCACGGTCCCGAATAGTCATGCCCATCCGGTCCATATTGTCCATGACCAGATCGACATTGGAAGTCTGGACCCCGTAGACAAAGTCGCGAATAGCCGTCTTGTACTCGGGCGTGATTCTAATTATGTTCCCAAAATCGTACAGGACGAGGGATCCACTAGCACCACGGCCTATATTTCCAGTGTGCAGGTCGCCGTGAATTACCCCTTCGTAGAGCAACTGCTCCAGGAACATGTTAATGAGTATATCCGCCCTGAAAGGGGCCTTTATCTGGTCCGAGGGCGTCCAGTCCATGACGATCACATCCTGATTGGACAACCTCGAATAGGGTCTCGGTATTCTAATATCGTCTCGATCCCGGTACATATCCCGGAAAAATGATATGTTCCTAATTTCATTCTTAAAATCGAGCTCGGCCAACAGACCCTTCTCGAACTCCATGAGCCATGGAGTCATGAATTCCATTCCAAAATTAGGGATCATCCCTAGAAGACCGGCTCCGGACTTGATGAGGGCCAGGTCCTCTTTGATTATCGACTCTATCCCGGGCCTTTTGAATTTTAGAACAATATTCTTGGTGCCCATTTTACCACGATGGACTTGGGCGATCGATGCGGACGCGAGAGGTTTAGGGTCGACCTCGGTTATTCCATCCGGAATTTTTGATCGAAATTGCTCGAAATCGACCGGAGTGACCGAGTCCCTGAGCGGGGCCAGATCCCGTGAGAGTTCTTTACCGAATATGTCCGGTCGGTTACTTATAAATTGGCCTATTTTCACATAGGTCGGACCCGAGCCATCAAGGGCCCTCCGGAGCCAAGGCCCCAGATCTTTCTTTGGCACGACCCGCGCCCCCAAGCCAATCTCGATTGGCCGAAGGGGTCGTGGTGACCACATCGCTAATATTACTCCTCATTTTCTGCCGCCTCCTCATCCGCGGCGATGTCCAGCTCGTCATCGCCCCACCAGCGCGCCTTGCCGTCCTTGTCGTTAATCTTGAAGAAGGCCTGGATGAACTCGGCCTCGTCGTTAGCCGTCTTCTTGAGGGCCGCGTGGATCTCACGGAAGGTCTCCATGCGCTTGGACTCGGCGACACGGCGCGCACGAGAAAGACGCTTTGGGAGCTTGAAGCCGCCCTCGTGCTTCTGAGGCTTGGCGCAGCAACGAATAGTCAGCATCTTTACTCTAGAAGGATATTTTGTTTTTATTTTCTTCGACTCGAATGCCATTGCACATCATCCTACCGCCCAATTCACGCAAGAAATTTGTAACTAAATTGTATGGATATTGAGTCTGTGCGAGCTGCGTCCGAACCCACACGCCCAGCTCTTTGGTGGGTCCCTATAGTCAGCACGTCAATAGGCGTTTTCGCTCTTTGCTTCCAGGTGTTCGTCTTGTACCCGTGGCACCTCCAGCTATCGTCCGAGTTTGCGTCCCTGTCTCAGGCGTGCCTGAAATAATTTCTCTTTAAAATTCAAGTATGTCCAGTCCTACTTTGGCCAACCTGGAGACGCGGCTGCGGAATGCTGAAGCTCGTGCTCGCAGCCTCCTGATGAGCACTTGGGTCTTGCCCATGTCTGCGCGCCACCACCGTACTCCCCACCTGACCGGTGAGTACGCATCGCACACCAATCTTGTGACTCGGGTCATACCCAACCTGAGGCGCCAGATTGCGAATCGCCGCCGACGAAACGCGGCCAAGCGTCATTGGGGGCGTGTTAAGCAGCACGTCACCGCTCGGGGCGTGGTCGGGTACCTGCAGAGCCTGTCCATGGCCCCTCCGACGCGTGGTGGCGCTGGTTATCGCCGAATGATGAGCCAGACTAATGTGGGTAAAAAACGCACGCGCAGTGTGGGCACATCCATGAGCCCTCGGCGTAGCCCAAAGCGTCGCAACACCGGCACGTCGCCTTAAAAAGCTGCGGGTCTAATTAACCAATGGGTTGGGGCATATCAATCGGCCAGGACGAGAATGGCTTGGTGTATTGTCACGACGCGGACTTCGAGACGGGCCCGGATGACTATGATGGGTACCCGCCATGCAGTTACGACGCCATCTATGAGGGCGTCGAGGAGCATCACAGCGAGATTGATTGGGCCCGTGACGAGCAGGGGCTCGACTCGGCCCGCGCGCAGGCCTGGGAGGCGTTCGCCTACGCCAAGGGGAGCTGGGACAGTCTGAGTGACGAGGAGCAATGGAAGATTCACGGGGAGTGGATGGCGCAGAAGCGTGCCGAGATCAAGTCGTGTGTGGTTGACAAGGAGGCGCGAAAGGCTAAGAACAAAGAGATCAAGGCGTTCGACCACGGACCGGTCGTTAAGCTCGAGGATGAGATCAAGGCCCTCGAGGAGCGACTGGCCCGGAAGCGCGCCGAGCACGCTGAACTGCGCGCGCCCCTCACGAAGCTCGAGGCCGAGTACGCCCAGATCACACAGCCCGACCGTGACAAGAAGGCCCTACAGGAGCTCGTGGAACTCGAGAAGGCCTGGGCTCGCGACCGTTAAATTCCGAGTCTAAATTAAATGAAGAGAAAGCGCAGCAATGTAGCCGTCATCCCGGGCGAGCCAGGACAGTGGGCCCTGAATAACTCGGTCAAAAATAGGGCATTTCGGTATGTCCAGAATATCCTGAACGAACCGAAACGGAACGAATTTGAATGGTATTTTAGAAAGCGCGGCCGGAACTACGCCACAATGAACACACATGGAAAACTCACGGGATTCGCAATACTAGGACCAGACCGTCCGAGTGGCACCGTCCGCCTTTATCTGTTGGGAGCCAAACCTGGTAGAGGGATAGGTGGCGTTCTTATGCAACAGATCGAAAACAATGCCCGCCAGCGAGGCTTGAGTAAAATACGCATCATGGACCCGGTTTTCAACGCCATGGGGTTCTACCAGCACCTAGGGTTCGTCCCTGGAATCGGAGGAACGCTCACCAAGAGACTCAGTACACGAAGATCACCTTCTCGCCCGTCTCCAACGCCGCGCGCATCTTCGTCACCAGCTTCTGTGCGGCGATCTGTGAACCGTCGAACGCCCCGCCGTCAAACTCCTCGGCGAAATTAGCCACATCCTCCTTCGTGAGGACCATGGTCTTGTTGCGCCAGTAGATCACATCAGTGAGGCCTGCATCGTAAGCCTCATTGAAGTCATTGGGCGTATTGAATTTCTTGTCCTGATAAAGACGGTTGATCCAGCTCAGGACATCCGGATCACTGAATTCGCCAAGCTTGTTGTGCCACTGAGGCTTGGCGAATTCAAGGAACTTGCGCTTCGGCGCGTACTTGATAGGAACGGTCGCGAACTTGGCAAGGGTGCAAGCCATGGTCGTTTTTGAGGTGGCTCGGTCTTGTTTAGAGAACCCCTGGGTCTCACAGAACACGCTTTTTTTACATACCGAAGTTCGCCAGTCCTAATAGAATGATACCGGTCGACCGGGTCAATAAAGCTCTCCTAGGGTGGGCCGCCGTGTGTTCGCTCTTCCTGAGCGTCGCGGTCGGTGTATCCTCGGACAATTCTTCCACAAAATTCTTCAGATTCGGACCAAGTGAGGACCTCGTCATTTTAGATATCAAAATCAACACTGGTTGGAGATACACGGTGGTCATAGGGTACACGATCGTGAGCACGGTTGCCCGGACGGTCCTCCAGGAGATTGTTTCGCCTTGGCTCATCCAGACGGTCCAGAATGATAAACCCAAGGATGCATATGCTCAGCGCTACGCCCAAGAGATTGCGTTCGGTGAGGTCCTTTATCGCTGGTTCGACTGGTTCATGTATATGCACATACTCATGGCCCAGATAGATATGATGATAGTCGAGCTCGTAGGCAACATACTGGCGGTCGCCTATACGACCCGGATGTATATGAAGCCCAAGGACCCGGAGGCGGTCGAGCTTATTAATGCCACTTGATCATAGCCTTCTTCCAAACGGCCGCCATGGCTTCACGCTCGGGCGAATCGGGTGGTTGGGCGTTATAGACGCGTACAAAGTCACTCTGTATATTCCAAGCCGTCGCGGCGTCGCCGTCAGTGAGCAGCTTCTCCATCGTCGCGACCATCTCGTAGGCTTTGTTTTCCATTGATGTTTTAGCGGCCGAAGCCTTTAAATCCAGGTCGTGATGAGAGCGGCCCATTGTTCACCACGAAATGTGATGTCCTCGTCACAGTCGTAAGTTCCACGCATAAAGTTCCGTCGGACATTGTACACATCATCCTCGTCCTTCACGAAGAAGAACGCAGCCACCTGACCCACGAGGCCAGTCCTGATGTGATCCTCGGACCAGCCGATTTCGCGAAGTTCATCGTCATTTAGCCAAGTAAATATCATTTAATTTTCAATATGTTCTAATCTCTAAAGGTCAAACGAGTCGAAGAGCTCATCGACCGGCGTCTTCTTCTTTGAAAGACCATCCGGCCCCATAACCTCATCGAACCACTTGCCCTGCGGCCCGCACTGGTTCTTGTCGAGGCGGACGGACTTGGCGTAGTTGTTGAATATCTGGCCCTTGCTCACGGCCACGATCGAACGGGCGCAAGTCTTGTCGCCTGCGTTGTAGTACAGGCAAACCTTGCAGAGGGCCGAGAGGCTCATTTTACTTTTCACACGCTCACAGTCTCTAATACCCATGCAGTCCCAGAAGGCGCCCACGGACCATCTGCAGTTCGTCGCCACCTGTTGTCCTTGGCAAATATTCCATTTGATTCTTCATTCGCATCGACCCATATAGACTCTTTAACTTTTGAGATAACCTTATTCACGAGTTGGGTCGCGAGACCTTTGCGTTTCTCAGCGACGCATAGGTCCCCGAGAATCCATTTATCCCCCCAACGCTGGAGAGTGCACAAGGCCATCACCTTGGATCCCTCGCGAATAGTATATAATCGATCAAAGCATTTAGGATTCCAAATGCTTTCACCGACCCCGAAGTTTTGGCGGATGAGTTCATCCATTACTTTACATGCCGTCCCCCTCTCTATATAAATCGAGCGGTTCCCATGTGAAGACGCTCGGCAGTTCGGCGCAGATCCGGACAGCCTCCTCGCGCGTCTCGACATAGACCCAATTGTACCCGTTGAGACTCTTGATGATGTAAATCATTTCTAGTTGGTTTTTAGAGGCGGCGAAACCTTAAGAGGGAAGCACCAGTCGATAATCTCACCCGCACGGATAACCGCGTAGATGATACCGGCGCTTACACGACCGGACATGGGGCTCTTATCGTCGAAGATGCACTTGTACGAGAGGGCCTTGAGCTCCGCCGAGTTCGAGGTGGAGAACATCTCTTAATGAAGAAGGACTCTATTTCTCTAAATATTAGTACCAAGGTGCGCGATCTATCTGTCCCGGCATCTTGCGTGCGCGGTGCTCGAGGTTTTTGAGGTCCGTGAAAATATATTTAGGAACTGACCAAGGTCCCAACATTGTGAAAAAAATGGTTTTTCCTACACGATCCGTTATATACTCATCCTTCTTCATAGGGGGTGCGTAGGCCACGGTTCTGATGAAACCATAGGTGAATGCACCTGCACAATATTTTATTAGCGCCTTGTCCATTAGTAATCATCCAGCTTAATTACTTTACCTGTCTTTTCGTCGATCTCGACCGTGGCTCCCCTTGGAATCTTGGGGTCGTGAAGCTCTGGTCTAATTTTATTCTTCAATTCGAGCCACTTCTTGAGGTCCTCGTCCGGCATCGCATCGCCCCAGATCTTCTTGGCCTCGTCAAGATTCATTAGTCCTTTTCACTATCTGCAACTTTAAATAAATAGTAACCCACTCCGACACCCGCGCCCATGAGGCCAGAGAGGGCGACCGTCCCGAGCGCCGCGCCGAGCTTGATCTGCCACATTGAATTTTAAACGAAAATTGTCCTTAATTTACATACTTCGCGTCCTCCTCGATCCGGCGGATGACACGGTCCATATACTTCAATCGGCGCTCCATACAGCCAGCTAGGACGAATGCATACATGGTGACTATGCCTGTGAAAATCACGAGTCCCTTGAAAGTTTCAATTTCCATTGAAAATTAGGCGTGGATATACTTTATGTGACGGTCATTGAATGGGATCCCGTTGAACCGGGTCGTGGCCGCACATGTATAGGCCCCCATGTTTTCCCATACTATCCAGGACCCTTCCCCGGTCCCCTCGGGCAAGTTGTACTCCTTGTAGATGACATCACCACCGTCACAGGTGGATCCAAAAATTGTCCGTGAAATTTGCTGACCCTCAATTTTGTTTCCAAATTCGTCCCGAACCTCCTTGACCTGAGGCTGGGCGTGATCGAACAGGATGCAGTTGAACGCACCGTAGAGGCTCTCGCTGATCGTGAGGCCCGAACCTTTTGTGCCGATGACGGGCGTGTACAGTTCCATGACGCGCTCGACGAAAAATCGGCCAGGCTCGGCGATCAGTTCGACCCCCTCCGGGGCACTGATGGTCCGGGGCAATCCATGGGTTGAGCTGAAGCCTCCCCCAATATCTATAATGTGCGGGGAATACCCGTGCTCACGGGCCAGATCCATGGCCCGCTCGGCCTTTTTCACCGCCTCGGCAAAAACACCAGAACTCGACGCGAACGACCCGACATGGAAGGAGATTCCGACCACCTCGAGACCGAGCGTCCTGGCCGTGAACAAGAGCAAGTCCCACTCGTGCTCCTCGGCGCCATACTTGACACCGAGATTGCACCGGGCCGACGGATCGTCGGCCCTAATTCTCAAAAGAAGTTGAAAATCCGTTCCAACTCTGGCAATCTTTTTGAGCTCGCACACGCTATCAAACGTGGTCCGCAAAACTTTCCGTGACTTTGCAAACAAAATATCCTCGACACGCTTGCATGGATTTGCATATAGAATTCGCTCTGGCTCAACCCCGAGATCAAGAACTTGTTCGATCTCGGCCCGACTTGCGCAATCGAAATTCGAGCCCATAATGGCTAGAGTCTCGACGATCCGGGGATCCGGATTGCATTTGACTGCGTAATAGGGCTTGACGTGGGGAAGAGCCTCGGTCCACTCGGCATACACATGCTTGAGTTTGGAGAGATTTAGGACATAATAAGTGTCCGAGGGGTCGGTAAGGACCCCAGAGCCGACCATCCAGTGGTACTCGTCCTGGAGATTTTAATTTTCGTGTCATGTGCGTGCCAGGCTTAAGGCCGCGACGCTCTTACCAATCATAACCAAACATGGACCGCATCTTCATTCTCGACCGCTCCGGCTCTATGGAGACCTGCTGGGATGACACGATCGGTGGTTTCAACGCCTTCCTCAACGAGCAGAAGACGCTAGGCGGGACGCTGACGCTCGTACAGTTCGATCACGAGTACCTACTGAGTTATGAGGCCAAGCCCATCGAGGAGGTCGAGCCGCTGACCCGTGAGACATTCAAGCCGCGCGGGTCCACGGCGCTCATGGACGCGATCGGTCGTGCGATCAAGGAGATCCGTACACAGACCATCCCGACCGTAGTGATCCTGACGGACGGTCTCGAGAATTCCAGCCACAAGTACACCAAGGCGCACATCAAGGACCTCGTCGAGGAGCGGACCAAGAACGGCTGGACCTTTGTGTATCTCGGGGCGAATCAGGACGCATTCGCCGAGGCGGGATCCCTGGGGATCGCACCGGCGTGCACGATGAATTACGATCCGCGCCGGACGCCCGAGGCGTTCCAGCAGCTCAGTGCGGCCATGTCATCTCAGGCCTCTAATAATATCGGTTTTGATTTTACTTCGCAATCGAAGCCAGCACCTTCGCAAGCCCATTCTTGTTGACGGACTCCTTGGCCTGCGACCCCCAGATGACGAGCGAGAAGATCACGCCCAAGCCCGAGAGTATGACGACGAGCCAAGACCAGAAGTAAGTCAGGTCCTGCGCCTTCTTCTCCTTGGCGTAGGTGGTCAGGGTCAGGATAGCCTGGACCATGAGAATCACCGCCAGAAAGAGCATAACGAACGACTCCATAGTAGTGGCGAACCCCATTATTACTTAAATGCTATTTTTTTTCCAAGGACCTTTTCAGTCCGCCTGATCGCCGCCTTCAAGCTGGGCTCGGACCAAAGGACCCATCTGGACCAGAAGCCGGCCGTCCGCTCGCCGGTCCGCCCCCAGTTTTCCCGCCGCCGGTGTCGTATCAGGTAGCGCCCCATGCGCTCTGCATCTTTGTGCCGCGTGTAATCGGAATACCCTTTTCTCCCGAAATTCACCTTGGTCCCGTCTGGAAACACCGCAGTGAATTTATGGACAGAATTGCGCGCCTTGCGTAGGATGATCATCTGAAGCTAATTCTTACCGAGATATAAATTAGGAGAATCAGGATTATGACATTGAACACGAGCCAGCCAGTCACATAAGGAAAGAGCGCGTTATTTTCCAAGACCATATTTAGGACCTGTTTCGTAAGGGACTCGTCTTCCGATTCATCCATGGATAGATTTCTGTCTACAAAACGCTTACATAATTTTCAACATGAATTCACGAATCTGGGCCCGGGTGTGTGCGTCCTGGGCAAGTCGGGCATAGGCAAGACTTGGACGGTCCACCGGGCGCTCGATCCGTGCATAGAGATCGGGGCGGACATCCTCAAGTCCAAGCAGGACACGCTCGATTTCTTGCAGAAAATTAAGGGCCGCAATACGGATGTCATTATAGACGAGTACGAGGCGATCCATGAGCTCGTCGGCCTGCGTGAGATCAAGGAGCCCCCGACCAATGGCCTGTTCGTCGTCATTTCCCAGATTCCTGTCAAACTTGATTTTAAATTGAATATCTATGAGTTCCCGGTGCCGACGCCCGAACGCATACGGGAGATTGTACCGGCCGCGACGGACGCCATGATCGCCTACGCAAATGGCGATCTGCGGTGGGTCATTCAGGCGACCGAGTTCAGATCGGATCTTATGGATGACTTCAAGGGGCCAAAAGATATAGTCAATATGATGGTCTCTCGCAATTCAGACTTCAACCCGTCCGAACTTATTGGGGCTCCTATACCCGAACCCGGTCATATATCTTCAATTTTACATGAAAATTACATCGAAGGCAAGGGTCGACCGGAGGTGATCATGGAGTATTTAAGCGTGGCCGATATATTCGATACTAAAATTTACGACGGAAATTGGGATCTTCTACCGTACTTCAACCTTTGGGGAGTGGTCCTGCCGGCCAACGAGATCGGGCACAGTCTAGGGAAGAACCTCCGTCCAGGGTCTTCATGGACCAAGTATCAAAACGCGTGCATGAGGTCCAAACGCATCCAGACGATATCTAATAGGACGCCTGGAAAGTCTATATCTATGGATTGCATATTGATGCTTAGGGACTACGCCGAATCCGGTACGGACGAGGCTGTGGCCCTCCTCAAGGAGTACGGTATCACAGCGTCCGACCTGGATGTCCTGAACCACTTGAGCCCGTTGCGCAAGATAAAAGCCAAGACCATGACTTTTCTAAAGAAATGTCTTGCGAAAAGTGCGGACTAGAAGAGTGCCAAGAGGTCGAGTCGTTTGTAAAGGTCCAGGGTAATGACATATACTTTCACTGTGAGGTGTGCGAGGAGACCGTCCTGGAGTTGAATTTGAAACTAAAAAAGCTCGCCAGAGAACTCCTCCATAAGCATCTAGACTTGGGCCTTGGGCACATTCGACCCGAGATTCGCATCTTCATTCGGTCGGACGGGGGCGACATGCATTCTGGGCTGAGCGCCATGGACTGCATCGCCCGTATGACCAATGTGAAGATCCGCACGATCGCCGACGGCGTCTGTGCATCGGCAGCGACCTTCTTGTTACTGGGTGGATGGACCCGCCATATGACGGAGAATTCGTACATACTCATTCATCAACTGAATATGGACGGATCCTGGGGGAAGTTCGAGGATTTCAAGGATCAAATGGATAACCTCGAGCAATTTATGGAACGATTTCGCAAAATTTACACCGCGCAAACTCAGATTCCCGAGAACAAACTCAGGCGGCTTCTACGCCGGGACCGGTACATGGACGCTAAGCGGTGCCTGAAGTGGGGAATCGTAGATTCTACATGGTAGCGACGCCCGGCTCTGGGATGACCTCGGGCTGCAGGTCGATGACCTCGGCCGGCTTGGCCACGGCCTCCGTCGGCATCATGGGGACGATCGAGGGGATCTTAATTGCCCCCTTGGTGAACTTGGTGCTGAACTTCTGCCACAGGAACCAACCGATAACGAGGATGGCTACGAGCGCCAGGATATTGAAGATGTTAAAGGGCGACTTGGAAGTGATCTCCTGGAGGACGGCGCGCTTTGCGTGATCAACTACTGGGGGTACAGCCATTACTAGAAAAACATGTTTTTTGCGGGCCAGGCGAGCGCACGCCTAACCCTAATTCAAGAAACATGGAACTCGCCCAGGCCTGGACCGATTTCGATCTTCTACGCAATTCTAGTTCGACATTGGCCGAATTCAAGATCGATGAGGAGGGCGAGTATCACTGTGAATTCTGCGGCGGCCGGAAACAGTTTGACGCCTTCGACGACCTCCCGGTCTGTATAGACTGTGGGCGGGTCGATCCGGAATATGTAAGCAACGAGCCCGAGTGGAGATCCGGGGTCGGGGAGGATGGCGGTCAGTCGGCCGATCCCTGCCGAGTTGGGGCGCCCGTAAACACGGACCACTTTTCGGCCGCTTGGGGTGCCAGCACTTTCATGACGGTCCAGCGAGGGGCCACCTGGGCACAGAAGCGCCTGTCGAGAATAAACATGCACGCCTCGATGAATCACAGAGATCGTGCATTGTTTCATGCTTACGCTCAACTCGACCGCGTCGGAAAGACGGTCCTGAACCTTCCGGATAATGTCATGTATCAGGCGAAGATCAAGTACAAGGCGTTTAACGAGGCCGTCCTGACTCGCGGGGCCGTCCGGAACGGGATCAAGGCCAACTGCATTTTCCAGGCCTGCCGTGAATTTGGGGTTGCGCGCACGACGCAGGAGATCGCGCAGGCTTTTGGAATTCCTGCACGGGATCTCTCACGGACTTTTGAGATTTACCAAGAGCAGGTGCCTGAGACCGAGGTCCATGTGACGACCTCGGGCGACCTGATCGCTCGCATGTTCAACAGTGTGACTTGTGTACCGGATGCGGACCGAGGTAGGGTCCGTATGCGGATGATCAAGATGTGCGATTCTCTGGCGGACTGTGTCGAGCTGATGGGTCGTACGCCCAAGGCGGTTGCATGCGCCGTCATGCACATAGTGTTGGTCACAGGAGGGTACAATCCGGTCAAGGCGGATCTGTGCAAGATCTGCGATGTTTCAGTACCGACTTTGAGCAAGATCGAGACCATAATCAAGAATGAACTTAAGGATACTAAATGATGTGTAATTAATGGTCACACTATTCGTGAGCACCCCGTGTTATGGAGGTGTTTGTCTTCAGGCCTATGCCGAGTCCATGCTGCGTCTCCAGCGAACCTGCGCGGCCAACGGAATTCAGATGATGCTCGACACGACCGAGAACGAGTCGCTCGTCCACCGGGCCCGTAATCTGGCCGTGGCTCGCTTTTATCAAAAAACCGAGGCGACCCATTTTATGTTCATCGATGCCGATATTCACTTCGACCCCGAATCTGTCGTCCGGCTCATCAAGTCCGAACATGAAGTGGCCGTTGCGTGCTATCCCAAGAAGTGCGTCATGTGGGACAGCGTCGCCAATCACATCGATGCGAACAAGACCGGAAAGGATCTTTCTCGGGTCGCTTCATCACTCGTCCTAAACTTCAAGCATCAGCAGACGCAGATCACCAACGGGTTCGCAGAGGTCCTGGATGGCCCGACAGGGTTCATGCTCATCAAGCGCTCCGTCTTCACCAAGATGCACGAGCATTATCCGGAGCTCAAGTGCGTCAACGACCATCAGAACAAGGACCTCGATGAGTACTTTGCCGTGTTCGATTGTATGATCGATCCCAAGTCCCGGCGGTATCTTTCAGAGGATTACGCTTTTTGCCGCCGCTGGCAGCAAATGGGCGGTAAGATTTTCGCCGATGTCATGACGGTCCTAGGCCATGTCGGTAATATCCGTTTCCAGGGGAAACTGGAGAATCGGATAGCAGCCGAGGCTTAAAAGATTAGACCTGATTTAATTCAATGACCGTTCTGCATGTTTTTGCAGTAACGCGCAATAAGTCAATATGCGCTTCTACACTGCACACCATGATGAACATGCATATGCTCTGCATGATGCGCGGAACGCACCTCGATATTCATTTCGTGGACGACATGTCCGGGCTTCAGAAGGTGATAAAGTCCGGTGAGCGAATTTTCTGGATGGATTATGGAACAAATTTGAATCAAGAAATCCTCAGTAAGGTTCTGGACCCCTTCGACAAGGGCGTTCAGGTTCTGGTATTCCCTTCGGTCAAGGAGGGTATCGACTGGGACCGTTTCGAGAAGAAGACCAAAGCGGGCACGACCGAGCCTTCAGAGCAGCGCGGTCTGAATTTCGACACCGTCCCGGGTAAGAAGATCGCACCGGGTCTTTACGAGTGCGTCAGGACTGCCGCGCGCGTCTGGGTCATGGACGCCAAACCGGTCGACAAGAAGCTCCGGGGTTCTAAAGTTCCAACGAAATTGCAGACCGGTAATAATGAGGAAATGTTCAACCACCTAGCCTCGATGGGTATAAAAATTGGTGTCGCGTCCGAGGCAGTGGTGGTGTGTCATTATGTCCATGAATGCTTTGGAAACATCCTAGAGGCGGCCGGTGTTGAAATCGGGCCTTAGAGACTAGGCTCATTATCATCTTATACAAAATATGCTCGACTTCATAAGCGCCTCATGGGAAGGCGCGGACGGGGTGCGCTTCCCGGGGCCCCAACCCGTGTCGATAGAAAGGCGCCATTTCCATCTCCTCAAACGCCAGCCCTATGTGGTGTGTGAAAAGACGGACGGCGTGCGGCACCTGTTGGTGAGCACACCCGACGGCACGGTCGCGATAGTAAACCGTGCATTAAATATCGAAATTGTCAAGATCCGAATTCCCAAGGATACTCTTTTGGATGGAGAACTCGTCAAGGCTAAGAACGGTCGTATGCTCTTCATGGTCTATGATGCGGTCCGGGTCAAGGGCGAGAATGTCCAGAGGCTTCCATTGGACCAGAGGCTGGACCGAGCGCGCGCGGCCGTCAAGACCATCATAAAGACGGCCTCGGCCGCATTCGAGGTGCGCGTCAAGACCATGTGGCCACTCGGCGAGCTTCCACCGCTGGATTCTTTCGAGTACGAGACGGATGGCATCGTTTTGACGCCGGTAAACGAGCCTATCCGGATAGGCACTCACGAGACCATGTTCAAGTGGAAGCCGCGCGAGCGCATAACGATCGATTTTGAATTGAAAAACGGAACCGAGCTTTTTGTACAGGATCGGGGGGTGCCGTACAAGGAGTCCGAGTTGCACCTGGGCAGCATACGCGCGGACCTGCCGGACGGTACGATCGTCGAGTGCGGCTACGGTGACCTTGGGTGGTTCGTAGAGAAGATCCGGACGGACAAGACACACGCCAATAATCGCCGTACCTATTTCCGAACAATAATCAATATCCGCGAGAACATTCAACTGCAAGAATTGTGCGGCCGGTAAAAGGCCATATAGAACTCGCCGCGTAGTGACTCGATCTGTGGAATTTCACTCACCCGTTCGTCATCCTTGATGTACCATTTGTCGTAGCGTCTCACAAGCAATGCGTAGTGTCCCCCTTGTTTACTGCCTTGGTGCAATACACATGCGAACAGCTTTCGTCCTTCAAATTCAAGTGGAATTTCGATCGGAAATTTGTAATCGTACATTGAAAATGAAAACCCTATGATGCGTGGCCAGCGCCGGACCACATTTCGGACGGCCGCTACATGGTGCGTCTTTCCGGTGCCGTCAGTGTATCCTTCGATCGCCGTATGCTCTTCACGATCTGTCAGCATGTCCGTGAGCCGGCTTGGTTCAGTCACATCAAGTATCATGGTCGTGAATGGTGTGAGGACCGTCGAGAGGCCGTCAGGATACACAGTCTCCTGGGCGTCCTCTCCATTGAATATTCCCGTTACAAAATCCTTTCCTAGAGAAGTCTCGAACACATCGATGAGGTGGATGATAACCTCTTGCGCGTCGTGTTGGATCGGCCGGGAAAAGTCCGGGAATCGGCACCGGAACGCACCAATGAGATCACTCGGACTCACCGGGGTCGTCTCGCCCTTCATAAATAGCTGCCGCACGACCTTTTGATATTCCCGTGTTATTGTGCACGGGCAAGATTCTAGGTCTATCAAAAAAAAGTGTTTTGTGAGCGGCGGTACATGGGCCAGGCATTGAATTGCAGTATTGAAATAACAAGTGTTCCCGAGGTTCCACAACCCTCGCATCGTCTTAAAAGATAGGCGCCTCTTTTCTCTAACAGAAATGGACGCCCTCTTCGCCAAGTGGGAGCCGATCATCAACGCCCACAAGACCTCTCCGGACACCGAGATCGAGATCCGGTTCGGCCGACGGGCCTCATCCGGGTTCGACACGAATGTCGGTTGTGAGACTTTTCAGAAGGTCCTGAAGGCCCTAGGGAATTACAAGGGGTGGGAGTCCACGGCCCACACCAACGCGACCGTGTACTATTTCGACGGGAATAAGCGCCTGACCGTAAATGAAGAGACGGACGAGCAGATCGGCCATATCAAGCGCCGCGTCAAGGTTGATGATGTGTCCCTTGAGGACGAGCCCTTTGATGTCCGCCTCGGTATTAGCACCGAGAAGTCTTTCGAGTACGATGGCGAGGAGACGAGTACCGAACAGAAGACCAAGGAGCGTTGGTCTTTTGTCCGAAAGAATCTTTCGATCGATATGTCGCTCGTCAAGGGGAACCCGGACGACAAGGATTCGGATGACGACACGACCTATCAGATTGAGCTCGAGATTATTGATCCTTCTAAGATTGGAGACCGGGACACAATGTACAACATTCTCCACAAGATTTTCGATCTACTCAAGTGCGTCTAATTCCTGGCCACCTTGTTGAGCCAGATGTTGCGGAACTTGGGGTCCAGCCCAGCGCGCACCAGACCAGCCCACGTGTATGTATTCCGTGGACCGGTCGGAAGCCCTATATTAGTAATTGCATTATTCAGGTTCGCTAGGCCCGTCTTATTGGCCGGCAGGGCGTACTCTTTCTGGAGTCTGGGGCTCTTGGCCGGGTCGTACTTTTTGGGTTTCGGGCTCTTCTTGGGTTGCGGGGAGCGCTTGGGAATGTTGGGCGTCTTGCGAGGTTTGGGCACATAGGCCGGAATATGGACCATCTTACCAGTCACCATATTCTCGACATTGCGCGCGGCCCGAGCAGGGCTCAGTGGGACCTCGCGATTTATCCAGGCCTTCACGGCCGTCTTGACATTCGCCACCTTCGGTTTGGGCTTCTGGAATGCCAGGCTCGTCACTAGGTTCTTGTACACCTGAACCTTATTGGCCGGAAGCCAATTTGGAACCTGAATTCTCGCCAGGTAGCGGGTCCGGGACGGCTCATCGGCGCGCATATACTTGGTCTCCTTCACGAATTTCTTGTATATGCGGTCCACATTGGCCTTGAGGGGTTTGCCGCGAGCACCCGACGGGAGCTTGTTGTACTCCTTCATAAAGAGCGCGTCATTTCCGTTTCGGGATAGGTTCCCGAGGTTCGTGGCCAGGCGCGTAGCGAACTCGAGCTCGATGGCGAATCTGGCGTTGTTGTTGGAGTTGGAAGGGCTCGGCGTGGGCGTGCGGGCACGGGGCTGCGGTGGGCTGGGCACGCGCGCCGGCTTCTTGGTGGCCAGATGGGCCCGGAGGGTGTTGAACCGGTTGGCCTTGGCCGTCGCGTTGTATTCTGCATGCAAATTCGCGGGTAATAGCTTCTTGGCAATCTTGTTCTGCTCTTCGACCGGAATGGTCGCCCATGCACGGCGCGTCTGGACACCCTCGCCAGTCGTCTTCTGGACGCGGCCATTATTCATGAAACTATAGAATGTGCCGTTCACATAGACATCATAGGATCTGTTGAGCTTGTTGCTCACACCCGCCTTGTTCTGAATCAGGCCCATCAGGCGTGCCGGTGCCATCTTGGCGTTGGCCTCTGGAATGTTCATATTGCGCGCGATGGCCAAGAGCTCTTTCTTGGTCAGGCGGGTCGCCTGTCGGTTATTGATCCTCAGGATGCGATTCAACCCCATGGTCACGCGGTGCTGAAGTCCTGGTTTGTATTCCTCATTGCCAAATGTGACGATATTCGTCTTGACATTTGCCGGAATTTTGAATATCTCACGAACGGCCGCTGGAATATTGCGACCGGCCTTTGTATATGTGGATATGACCGTCTTGCGTCCCGAGGCGAGCCCGGCCGGAACCTTGAACCAATATGGCTGCTGCCCGGGTCCAGGGCGCACATAGAACCCGGGCTTCGTGGCGGTCCAGCTCGGCGCGCGGCGATTCGCGTGGGCGGCCGGCTTGTTGCCCGCGTTCTCATTGGCGTTGAGAGCCAGCGGAGCCCCGGCCCTCCGGAACGCGTTCAGGGTCGCCTGTGGAATGGGCACACCGGCGTTGCTAAACGCCTTGACGACCTTGGGGCCGACGCCAGAAAGATTCATGGCGCCCTTGTTGAGCCACTCGCCCGTCTGGCGCTCCTTCTCCATCTTGCGCCATTTGTAAAGGCGGGGCTTGCCGTTAGTCCCTGGGCGTACATAAAAACCTTGTGGCGGCGCCATGTTCCAGGATCGGGCGAGGGGGTTGCGGTTAGCCAGTTTGGCCTTCTTGGCTGCCGAGGTCTGAGCCCCGGGCTTGCGGATCGCTGGGGACTTGGCGAGGTTCATGGCAAGCATGGCATACATGTCGTATTTTGGAGTGAAAAACTCCTTGAAAAGCTTGCGGGGCTCGTCGCGTTCGGACGGATCCTTTATCCCGGTAAAAAGGACCGTACCGTTCTGGAAGAACTGGTAGGTCCATTTGGGCTTCTTGAGCTTGAGGACTATAGCCGGTACTCCGCCAACGGCCTCGTCGTATTGACCTATACTTTCGACCATTTCGGCCGGGAGCTTCTTGAGCTCGTCACGCAGGTCCTGAAGAACGAATGGTTTATTTACATAGAAAATTCCATCAATCTTCTTGTAGGTCGGTGGGGCCGATGCCAGGAATTTGGGGGCCCAGCCGTTCCGGACTATAGCTAGTATAGCCGCTTCATAGTTCCCTAGACCCATGATATCAAAGTACTTGTCGGTCAGGACGATCGTTTGTTGGCCCTTCTTGGCGATTACTTTATTTACTCCATCCGCGCTGCCTATCCAACCCTGACCTTGGACCCAGCGCACTGCAGGTTTCTTGAAACTCGCCTTGTAGCCCGTGATTTCCGAGAACCCCTTGGGCTCCGACTCGAATACAGCGCGGAAATTCGTAGGTAACTTAAAGGTCACGATCTTGGCCGTGAGCGCTGACGGGGAGACCTTCCAGCTTCCCTGGGTATTCGTAAAAACGCGCTTGGATCGCCAAAGTTTTTGGAACTTGGCGATCCGCGCCACTGCAGCCGGATCCAACGCATCCATTAATAACTTGTTACATTTTATTCGGTCGGCGTGAAATCCAGACCGAAAATGAACGGCTGTGTACTGTAAGCCTGACCCTGATAGATCTTGGACTCGACCCGGACCTCCAGTTCTTTGGCACTGAAGGGGCCAGCGAAGAAGTCCTGATTGAACTTGAATGTGCCGAGATTGTTCTCGCGACAGTGCTGATTGAACTGCGCGACGAAGACCTTTTGAGGCACGAACAGATCCGGTCCGAACCGGAACTTCTCGGAGCACAGAAAGTGCTGCAGTGAGTTCGTGACCGTCGCGACTTGGCTCCGGATCTGCTTGAAGTACTTCGGGAGCACATTCCAGATATCCTTGGACGCGTACTTGTGAGCATAGTCCAGGTAGGCCCGGACGCACTTGCACAGAATGGCCGGCATCTCCTTCTCGAGCTTCTGATCCAGGTGAGGGTCCGCGACATCCGCGGCGATTTGACGACCAAAATTGAGCGTGGCCAGACGGCGCAGAATAGATCCAGAGTTGTCCTTCCAGTTCGGGATCTCATTTCCACCCAGAATTCCGGGCGTCTTCCACTGGAAGCTCAGGGCCGTCTCATTCTTGCGAGCAATGCTCACATCCTCACCGGACACGAGCGACTGGAACTCGGCCTGTTCGAGTTGCAGGTCCCCCTTGATCTCTGGACTAATGAACATGAACCCCTTGTAAATGCTCTGAAGGCCGAATTTCTTTTCGATATTGTTCGAGAGCGTCGAGACATCCTCGCACTCGTAAAAGCGCCGGGCCACCTTGGTGATGAGGGTCGACTTACCGGACTGGGCGATGCCCTTGAGGAAGGGGATCACCTGCCAGCCGTCCAGCTCATTCACATCGAAACATAGACGGCCCAGGAACACATATACCCACCGAGAAACCTCCTCCTCGAATCGCTGGTAGTCCAGGACCATCTGCATGTGCGGAGTCGGAATGTCCCACCAGTCCTCGGTTTCCGTGTACGGATCGAAATGCTGATCGAAATACTTGCAGCTCACGAGAGTCGGGTCGAGACTCCTGTACTCGGGCGATTTATAATCGTAAAAGCGAATGGTGTGTCGCTGGCCGACCGCGTCCCACTCCTTGCCGACCAGAAGGCCGTTCTGGAATGACCAGACATGGCGATCCTTGCGGATCTCTGGGAACTGGAAATCTTTGCAATTGCTCAGGTGCCGGACAACATCACCAACGAGCGTGCCTCGGCTCGTGAGATTCTTCCACATTTCAGGCTCGTCCTCCTTCTGGGTCGAATCATATACGAAATCCTTGATCTCCTTGACCGGCCGCCACGCGCGAGTGGGTGTAGCACCCGATTTGATCTCGACGCAGCACTGGTCTCGATACCGCCGAAACCCCTCGTCATAGGCCTTGGTGAGCAGAAACAGGAGGACCTTCTGATAGGGCGTGGTCGTCTCGTCATCCTTCAGGCTGGTGTCGTTGTTATCGATCGCCAGGGTCGGGACATTGATACGATTAGATCGGCGCTCCCAAAGACGAAATTGTTCATACATCTCTTTGCGATCAGTGATGAGCCGACGGATTCGAAATTCCAAAGTAAATTCATCGCCATTGATGTCCTTGCTTGCATTCTTGCTCGCGCCAAGATGGTCGATCCGCGTCAGCAAGGTTCGGCAACTGTTTATAAACTGATTTTTACGGATCTTAACATGCTCATGCTCATAATTCACAGGATACTTGTCCTGATCCCTCTCCTGGGAATCCTGAAACAAGACATAGGCCCAGGCCTTGTCGGCCGCTAGCGAATTTGCCCGAATATCCATACCGGCGTCCTTCTCCGCCTTGGATATGCTCGCCTCCATTTCCTCTAGCGTCCATGAATTGATTTCTGAAATTTGATTGGCAAGCCGAATCTCTTCGGCGTGCTCAGCGGTGATGTCCTTTTTGGTAGTGTGGACCTTGCTTGCCATTACTATGAAAGGGGCAGACTTTTTTAAGCGGCCTCTGAAGGACGGCAGGCCGATCCAGTGCAGTCGCACGCCTTGGACTTGGCGACGGCACTCAGAATTTTGACCAGAATTTTGTTCTGCATCTCGAGGTGCAGACCGATCTTCTCGGTGGCGTCCTTCAGGCTGACCAGCGTCGTGGCGATGGTCTCACCGTCCTCGGTCGCGAGGAGGCTGGTAAGGGCCTCGAAGGCATCCGGCATGTCATCGAAACCATCCTCGTCCTCGTCCATCTCCTCCATCTCGTCCTCGGGAACATCATCGATCGGCGTACGGGCACGAGACATTTGTATAATTCAGGTAGAAAATAAGGCTAGAATAAAATCGCACCCTTTATTAAAATGCCAGGTGGCGGACTTATGCAACTCGTAGCCTACGGTGCTCAGGATGTGTTTCTGACCGGCGAGGCCAAGGTAACCTTCTTCCAGGCGGTCTACAAGCGCCACACCAACTTTGCACAGGAGCTCGTCCAACAGACGGTGGCCGGTGCCGGTGGCAACAACGGTCTCGTGTCCGTGACCCTGGCCCGGACTGGCGATCTCGTCGGTGACATGTTCGTGGCGCTGACGCCAACTCCGGCCGGGGCCTCGAACCTCACATCGAATAATACGGTCGCGGACATGTCCTGGGTCGCCGAGCGTGCCGTCTCGACCGTCGATCTGTTCATCGGCGGCCAGCTCGTGGACCGCCATCACCAGCAGTGGTTCCGTCTGTATTCCGAGGTGTTCATGGACGACACCAAGAAGACCAGCTACGGTAAACTGGCATCTTTCGCGAACGCCAGCAACTCGGGCTCTTCCACCTCCAAGGCGTACCTGCCCCTTCTATTCTTCTTTAATCGCAACCCAGGCCTGTACCTGCCACTGATCGCTCTGCAGTATCACGAGGTCCGCATCGATTTCAACCTGTCGGCTTACTACGCGGACTACTTCGGCGCGAACCCTATCGAGGTCTGGGCCAATTACATATACCTGGACACGGCCGAGCGTGAGCGTTACGCCAAGAACAGCCACGAGTACCTCATCGAGCAGGTCCAGCACATCACAGGCGACGCGGTCGGCACATCCAGCGAGAACTCGCCGAGCGTCATCCGCCTCAATTTCAATCACCCGGTAAAGGAGCTGATCTGGTGCTACCAGAACTCCACGCCCATCGCGAACCGCAACGCCATGTGGAACTTCTCGTCCGGCGTTTCCAATGTGAATGTGACGGTCGACCCGGCCCGTCTGGCGGCGTCCCTGTCCTCCATGGTGATTAATCAGGCCGGCGCACCCCGGCTCAATGTCCAGACCCCTCTGGCGTCCAACCTTTATGTCACGGCCACCAGCGCCGTTACGGTCGGCTCGAACATCTCTGTCCAGTCTAATGTGCTGACGGGCAATGTGTTCTGGGTCGAGGCCGGCATGCCGAACTACGGGACGGCCAACACGGCCTTTGGTTACGAGGTGGGCCCTCTGCACAAGTTCAAGATCATGCTGAACGGCACTGACAGATTCGCCGAGCAGATCGGCAAGTACTTTAATCAGTACCAGCCTCACCAGTATCACAGTGGCGCCCCGTACCCAGGCGTCTATGTATATTCATTCGCCCTCAAGCCCGAGGAACACCAGCCGAGCGGAACCTGCAACTTCTCCCGGATCGACATGGCCCAGGTGGCCGTGTCCCTCAAGTCGGGTATGCCTTCGACGCTCGTCCAGCAGATGTTCGCGGTCAATTACAATATTCTTCGGGTCCAGTCGGGTATGGGTGGTGTGGCATTCTCGAACTAGGCGCGGCGGAGGGCGCGTGAATTTTTTTCTTGGGGTATATCAAAATGGCGGGTGGTCTTATGCAGCTGGTTGCTTACGGTGCTCAGGATGTCTACCTCACGGGTCAGCCCAAGGTGACCTTCTTCCAGGCGGTCTACAAGCGCCACACGAACTTCGCGATGGAGAACATCCAGCAGACGGTGAACGGCACGGCCTCGGCCGGCGGCCGCGTGTCCGTGACCATCGCCCGCAACGGCGACCTGGTCGGCAACATGTATGTGGCTCTGCTGCCCACGCAGCTGAACCACTCCAACCTGACCTCGACCAATGCCAATGTCGACATGTGCTGGGTGGCCGAGCGCGCCATCGCGGCCGTTGAGCTGACCATCGGTGGCCAGCGCATCGACAAGCACTACCAGACCTGGTTCCGTCTGTACGCCGAGTGCTTCCTGGGCGAGTCCGACAAGATCAACTACGGCAAGATGGCGTCCAGCCCCCAGCCGCTGGCCGATGGCACGACCAACCGCAACTATGTGTACCTGCCGCTGCTGTTCTTCTTCAACCGCAACCCCGGCCTGTACCTGCCCCTGATTGCTCTGCAGTACCACGAGGTCCGCCTGGACTTCGACCTGACCAGCTACTTCAGCAACTACTTCGGCTCCTCCAGCCCGACCTTCGAGGTGTGGGCCAACTATGTGTACCTGGACACTGAGGAGCGCCGCCGCTTCGCCCAGAAGGGCCACGAGTACCTGATCGAGCAGGTCCAGCACACCGGCGGTGACAGCATCTCCCAGACCGGCTCCACGATCCGCCTGTCCTTCAACCACCCGGTGAAGGAGCTGATCTGGTGCTACCAGAACACCACCTCCACCTCGACCAACAGCATGTGGAACTTCTCCACCGGCGTGTCGAATGTGAATGTGACCGTGAACCCCAGCCCGGTGTTCGGCGCCTCCATGCTGCCCCACGAGGTCGGCGCGCCCCGTCTGTTCGCGAACGCCTATGTGTTCAGCACTGCCGGCCAGGGTACGCCCGCGGCTCTGACCTCGAACATCGGCTGGGTGGAGGAGGGCTCCTCGAATGTGGCGGCGACGGCCGGCCAGTTCGCCGTGGAGGTGGGCCCGATGAAGGACTTCAAGCTGGTGCTGAACGGCCAGGACCGCTTCAAGGAGCAGGTCGGCAAGTACTTCAACCAGTACCAGCCGTATGTGTACCACACCGGCGTGCCCTACCCGGGCATCTATGTGTACTCCTTCGCCCTGCAGCCGGAGGAGCACCAGCCGACCGGCACCTGCAACTTCTCTCGCATTGACAACGCCCAGGTGGCTGTCAACCTGAAGAACGCGACGACCAACACCCTGCAGAAGATGTTCGCGGTGAACTACAACATCCTGCGCATCCAGTCTGGCATGGGCGGCCTTGCTTTCTCCAACTAGAGAATTACCCAGCGAAATTTCAAAACAAAAAATGGCCACTCGGACCACGGTCCGGGCTTCGGCCCCAAGGAAGGCGCCCCTTTCCCTGAGGTTGAAACTTAGCGCGCGACAATTTCCCACTTGCCCGATACGGCTCGAAACTCTTGCTCGATCGTGTATGCGCAGAATTTTGGATCAAAATTAGGAGAACAACAGAAAACATCGAGATAAATTCTGTTATTTTCGGGATATGTATGGGCACTAAAGTGACTCTCGGACAGAACGAGCACGCCCGTCGTTCCCATGGGTTCAAATTGGTGAAAAGCCTGGTTCACTACTGTGAAACCGCACTTTTCAGCGATTCGATTCATAACTTGGGCTAGGTGGGCCGATTTGGAGATCCAAACGCCGTCAATATACCCGAACAGGTGCTTCATTTATTTTTTTAACGACTCTGCATTTTATATAGGACCAATGCAGCGACCGCAACGAGGTACAGGAGAGCGAAGAACTGCTGCCCGGGCGTCTTCTTGGCCGGATCGGCACCCTCTAGGAAGCTGGAAATGCCCAGACCTGACAGGGCCAGCACCATACCCACTAAGAAGATCATGTCAAACTGAGGCATTTATTATATCCCGGGAAATAAATGGAGGACCTGATCACCAATCCAGAAGTAAAGGGTGCGGCCCTGGTGAATGAAATTCGTTCGCGAATGCAGGATGCCGGTGTGGACGCCATCCTGGAGACGGTCCGGACCATCAATATAGGTCGCAGCGTACTGGAAGTAAAGTCTCTTAATTTTGGTACAGTTTTCGAGGTGGCCGAGCACCTCCGGAAGATGGGCCTGACGGTCGAAGACTGCCGGGAGGTCCTTTTGGGTCTGGAAATTGCTGGAGCCAAGACCCTGTCCGAGTCTGATATTCTCAATTTATTTTACAAATTCCTGGACAACAAGCCCGTCAAGCCTTCTCGCTGGTACAGGCTTAAAACCCTGGTGGGCGGAATGGCATCGGGGCGGCGCCTGCGTTGAATCCCGACTTGGACGCGCCGGACCATACATAAATCAGGAAAAGTCCGGCGATGCCTATGGTCGTGGCCTTGAACATCTCGGACACGACCTGGCGTCTGTTCTTGTCCAGGAATATCTGGACGCTCACCAGAATGAGTACGAGCCCGACAGTCAGGGTCATAACATCGGTCAGCATTTACTACTTAAGGACATTTTTTTCAGTACATACAGAATGAACTTCGCCTATATAGACACTCGGAGCCTGCTCGAGGGGATCCTGGCGGCCCCGCCTGAAAGAGTCGAGGGGATACCCTGGACGCTGCCTGAAGAGTGGAAGTCGTTTGATGGGACCCTTAATAATTTCAAAACTGAATTCATAAAGTCCAGGACCGAACTGACCAGATCCCTGTCACAACTATCAGCCAAGAAGGAGGAAATAAATTTAATGAGAATGATGATAGAAAATGTGAATTCTACAGACTTAAAGGAACGGCTCGAGACTCTTGTAGATAACCACGAGTCTCAAGAGGGCATCTCGGCCCTGACTCTACAATGCAGGGAACTGACGGGGAAGGTCGAGGCGATGAAGAAGGTGCTGATGGACACGGGCGCGGAGAGGTACGGCAAATTCACTTGCTTTGTGTGTATGGACAAACTTATTGACTTATTCATTGACCCCTGCGGCCATGTGATCTGTGTTGGATGCTGGAGCCAAACGCGCGACAAGACCCAGTGTCCTGGGTGCCGGTCGGCGGTTCATGAAGCGAAGAAAATATTTAATCTCTGACCTTAGCTCAATTGGTAGAGCGAAGGACTGTAGACTGTGGGTCTAAACACGGATAGTCAAATATCCTTAGGTCGCGTGTTCGATTCACGCAGGTCAGACTCCGCCCTTGTAGCTCAGTGGTAGAGCATTCGTTTAGTAAGCGAAAGGTCTTGAGATCGAAACTCAACAAGGGCAGCGTTTATAGTCCAAGGGTAGGACAGAACCCTTCCAAGGTTCAAACCCGGGTTCGAGTCCCGGTGAACGCAGGTGGTTCCATAGTATAATGGTTAGTACATGAGACTCTGAATCTCATAATGGGAGTTCGAGCCTCCCTGGAACCTTCTCCGGTAGCTCAGTTGGTTAGAGCACACGGCTGTTAACCGTGGGGTCACAGGTTCAAGTCCTGTCCGGGGAGTCTCCTATAGCTCAGTTGGTTAGAGCACACGGCTGTTAACCGTGGGGTCGCAGGTTCGATTCCTGTTGGGAGAGTCTTTTTAAGATGCTAATTTCCTCTTAAAAAGACTTGACTTTATTTAAGTACTTTATGAAGAAGACGGCCATTCCAGCCGCTCTTCGTGAACAGGTCTGGCTCCTCTGGTGTGGTGACCGCCTCTTCAAGCACAAGTGCCTCGTGACTTGGTGTGAGAATGTAATGACGCCTTTTCAGTTCGAGGTCGGACACAACATTCCCGAGTCCAAGGGAGGTCTGACCGATCTCGACAACCTCAGACCGATCTGCTCTAAATGCAATAGATCCATGGGTGACGAGTATACTATCGACCAGTTCTCCAAGCTCAGCGCGCGGGCTAGTCGTCATTGGGAGTGTTTTCGTTTCACAGGATGAAGAGTATTAAAGAGACGGGCTGTATGTAGAGTGGGGGCGGTGGCCCCTATGCGCTCCAATAACACAATCGGTTAGTGTATCGGTCTTATGAAAAATGAATTTTTCATCGAGCGAGCCGAAAATCCGAGTTCGATCCTCGGTTGGAGCAGTACGGCCTAGTAGCACAATTGGATAGTGCACCAGCCTTCTAAGGATGAAACTCGTTCATCCGTCGGTGAGCTGGAGGTTGTGGGTTCGAGACCCACCTAGGTCATTTACGAATCGATGTCCGAGTTTGGTCTAAGGAGCCAGACTTAAGATCTGGTGGTGTTTTCACCTCGCGGGTTCAAATCCCGCTCGATTCATTCCGTTTCATAAAATGTTACCGAACAATAGATGGAACATTTTATGAAATGGTCCTATAAGGAGGATGGCGAGGCGTTCCTTGAGATCTCAGCCCAAGAGTACATAAAGAACCAGCCGGTCAAGTTCGACGGCCCTATCCGTGATCTCATAGAGGAGATAAAGGCCAATTCTGAGATTGCGACTCTCGAGATTGAACTGCAAGGTGCTAACATCTTCCATCTCGATGTACGCGGCCTTATCCATCTCATACGCGACTTGTACGAATTCACCAAGAACCGGGGGTTCCTCAAAGAGATCAGGATCAAGGGTACCGGCTTTTTGTTCCGTAATTTGTACATCCCGGCCAGCCTCATCATGCCTAAGAGCGTCAGGGAACTGATTAAACTATGTTAGGGGTTAATAGATGGCGGCCGTAGACTGGCTGCGTTTCGAACCGGACAAAGAGGCCGGACAACTTCACATCGAAATTCTCATAGGCCGGCTCATAGAGCTTCAACCCAGGACCAATGAGGCCACTGACGAGTTCTGTCAGGATCTTTATCCGGTACTGGACCAGCTCACCCAGCTGTGTCTGGACCACAACCTCGTACAGGTCTGTAGCGTCAACATGGAGGGTATCCAGGTCAAGAAGATCCGGCCGTTGATCATGGTCCGGCTCATCTGGAACATCTATGAGCACACAAAGAACTGTATTTTGCTTCAAAAATGCGAATTGTCAGGTGGGAGCCCGTTCTTCACGACACTGGTCGAAGCCGTCAAGAACCTCCTGCCACCTTTCATGCGCAACATGATCACGCTAAATCCTACTTCCCAAAATATAGAAGAAGAAGTAGTAGTAGAGTATGAAGATTGATCATTTGTACTGTGTTAATCTTGAACGCTCGAAAACGCGCCGTGCGGTCATGGAAGAGCAATTCAATTTTATGGGGTTGGATGTTGAATTTTTTAAAGCCGTAGATGGGAGGGAATCAGGACGTGATGGCGTGTGGGGGTGTGCACATAGTCACATAGCCATCTGGAAAGATATGATTGATAAAGGATATAAAAATGCTCTTATTTTGGAGGATGATATTAAGCTGCACCCAGATTTCACAACCTTACTTACCGATATGATCCCGCCCAGTGGCGATTGGGATATTTTGTATCTATTCGGACTGTTGCCAATTTACGAAGGTGGATCGGATAGTCCTCATTTTAACAAGGCCCGAACTCTTTCGACCGCGGCATATATAGTGTCTGAACGATTTTCAAATAGATTTAAGGACCTGAGTCCAGAACATATGAAGTGCCCTATAGACGAGTTCCTCGCACTTAAAGTTGAAATTGACTCGTATATGAACAACCAAAATTTAATCAAACTGAATATGGAAAGTGCGATGGACAGTAGTATTGGCATTTCCATAAACAGAGTAACACCGACTACATTAATTTATCTAATTCATAAGTTTAAAATGCAATTTATAATCATAGTGGTTATCCTGACATTATGGCTAATATCAAACAAATAATAACAATAATAAATATATGTTTATATTCCTTTAGTGAAAGCCAGCCTTTCATTACGGACGCTGACATCTGATCCGTCCAGCTAAATTGATGGTCATGAACAAATATACAAGAATCATTGAAATACTCGGATTCTATGACATGCGGGTAGAGGACCGTCATATTGGAATCTTTTAATGTGGTAGAAACTCGGATCGGGCCTGTAGTTGTTGAAATGAAATAGGGCTGGGACCAATAATCATCGCGCTTCGTACGATCGTTTATACACGATTCTACTAGGCGTTTTATATCAGAATTCAGGGGAACACATCCTATAAAAGCATTATTCATAAACCAATCGTCATTCTTCATGTGGCCACAAGTGACGAAACTCGTCTCGAGAACCGATGTATTGGCTTTACACACAATTAATGGTGCCAAATCGATGTCCGGAATGTCTTCGAGCGGTCTATGCGCCTCCATATCACAGTCGACAGTGACACCGCCGTACAAATAAAGTACTACATATCTACCGAAGTCGACCTTCTGTATAAAATGCTCGTACGCGTCGAAGCGCTCGGCGCACTCCGGACCGTATTCCTCACACGCCTTGCGGAGCTGGGCCTCGTCCCATGTTTTGTGTTCCCACCCGGGATTCAGAGCCCTAAGTCTCTCCACATTCTTGTGAAACTTCTGCGGCAACTGATCCCAACCCTGCATCCAGACCTGATGCGTCACCTTCGGGATCGGCATGCCTATGAACAAGCTTGTCATTATTTTTCGTCTCGCCTATCGCGCCATTCAGAACATCTATGATGTGCCAAGCGAGAATAGTCATGATGAAAAGTTTGGCGCGGATGTCCAGGTTCTTTGAGAATTTTAGAATCAAAATAGGGGCCACAATGGCAAAGGCGTGGACACGCCAACTCGCCTTGTACTGCTTCTGCTCCATTGTCATATAGACGGTGTATGTAAGGAGTGCGATCAGAATAGCCTCCTTCATTTATGTATGTTGATAAAATAAAGGGCGATCACGAGCGCGACAATTATCAAGATCAGTGTTGTTTTAAATTGATGCCTGAATATAAAGTCCCAGTCGGGCGTCCGGGCAAAACCTATATCACCCTTCAACCATGATGTAAAGATTCCTAAAAACGCCGAGTCGAATGATTCCTGGTTCGCCATAGATTCAGTACAGTAGTACATCTCGAGAGGACTCCGGGCGATCTGGACATCCTGACAATATCTGAGATCGGTCGACTTCCATGTGCCGATCTTTCGAGCGCCCTTTATGCTGACCAGGTAACAGTGGGCACCCCATGCGGCCCCCTCGGTCAGCATGGGCGACACCTGGTGCCGTCCCAGTTTCCACGGAAGGGGCGCCAGGTTGACATAGTCCCAGTCTGGGAATGATTTCAGCTCGTAAAGGACCTGTTGCAATTTTGCATTAAAATCGGGAAGTATCCGAATGTCATCCTCGAAAATCAGGGAGCACTCGTACCCGTTGTCTAGAATGTCCTTCCATATCCGAATGTGGCTATCCGAACAGCCCCATTCAGGTTTTGAAATACGCAGACCTTCAGGCGCATCGGCCCGGCCGTCGGTGCCCTTGAAGAACTCGACACCCGTGATGCCGTTCCGGTCGAACTCGCGCTGGGCACTTTCTCGACGGTCCGGTCTGCGTTCCAAATTTATGCAGTAAATGTGGTCGACCATTCCTGATATGGATCGATATAAAAAAGCGGCCCGCTTTACCTTCAAGCCATGACTGACCTACTCGTGTTCTATCCACAAGGGTCTCATCTGTACATCGAGTTCCTAGTTACCAAGTATATAGAGCAACAGCCCAAGAACGATGATGAGATGGTAGAATTTATGGTCAAAATTCGACCTATCGTGAAACAGCTCGACGAGTATGTCCTTAAACACGGACTCAAAGAGATTGTCGAGCTCAACATGAAGGGTGTGCCTATCTCCAAGCTGCGTCAGGACACGGCCTTGACCCTCCTCCAACTTGTGATCGACATGCGTCCGGACTTGGGTATCCTCGAGAAGATCCGGATCACGAACAGTAATCCAGTATTCAATATGATCTACAAGGGACTCAAGGGGCGGATGCCCAGTCGCGTGTCGTCCCTGATCGAGATCGCGGCCGATTCGAAGTTTTTTTAGGCTCGCCTAAAATTATGACCGATACTACTAAGATGCGAGAGGAGCCCTGGCATGCCAAGGAGGAAGAATTCTTGACAAAAATTGAGAAGCAATGCAATGCGTACTCTTCGTACTTCAATAAAGACTATCAATACTACCACACACTTTCATCCAGATTCAATATACCTATATTGATCATATCATCCCTTAATGCACTGTGCGCCATTTCCCTGAACGACTTTTTAGGTCAGAGATATGTCAGTATACTGAACGCGGTCCTCTCGGCAGGTACGGGAGTCCTGGGATCCGTTCAATTGTACATGAAGATTAACGAGAAGATGGCCAATGCACTGCGTTCTGGTATGCTCATGAAGCGCCTGGCCCTGAAGATCTCCAAAGAGCTCAGTATAGACCGCGAGCAGCGCGCGACCGAGGGCGTCGCGTTCCTTCAGGATTGCTTCAGCGAGTTCAATGCGGCTCTCGAACAGGCCAATCCGATCGAGAAAAAGTTGAACAACTTCCTTTCGCTTGGAATAGTCCCGCCCGAAGTTCCCAAGATTCGGAGTTTCATGGACTTGGCCTCGGCGGCGGTCGCTCGCATGTCGCCTCGTAAGAGCTCCCTGGACGAGAGTGAAATTCCCGACTTTACTTCTGGGAGAATGATGCCACTGGCTTTGGAGCCTCGCGCCAAAACGCTCTTGGGTCTGATAAGTAAAGTTCGTACAAACGAGAGTTCTCCTCCAGAATCCGTGTCTCCTCCGAATCGGACCGCGTCAAATTCGGGGGAAGTGACTCCAGAAGGACCGGTTTTAGAGCCATGAGTTCAGGATTTTGCATCGAGGCCGTCGTGAACCCGATATCCAGGTCCAGGCCTTCTTTTGTACGGACCCAGTAGTGCCGACAAGCCTCGCGCGTCTCTTCAATGACGCAAAACCCCTTGATAAGGTTGCATTCGATCCCATCCTTCTCGAGTGATTTCTTGAATAGAGCACAGTCATAGATGACTCCATATTTGATGTTGTGCAGGCGCAGTCTCAGGGCGAAGCGTTGTACGAGGGACTCCATATATAGTCACCTGATGTATTGTTTAAGCCTTAAAAAAAAGGGGGCTGAATATCATAAGATGGACCCTATTCTGGAACCGAGTACCGCCCGCTTCACGACTTTTCCCATTCGGTACCCGGATCTATGGGCCCTATACAAGAAGGCCATCGGCTCCTTCTGGACGGTCGAGGAGATCGACCTGGCCGGTGACCTCAAGGATTGGGAAAAGCTCAACTCAGACGAGCAGCATTTCATCAAGATGGTCCTGGCCTTCTTCGCCGCCTCGGACGGAATTGTCATGGAAAATATCGATCTGAACTTTTCCAAGGATGTCCAGATTTCAGAGGCCCGCTCGTTCTATGCGTACCAGTCCTTCAACGAGTCGATCCATTCAGAGACCTACAGTCTCATGATCGACAAGCTGGTCCGGGACCAGGAAGAGAAGTCCGGCCTGTTCAGGGCCATAGAGACTTCACCGGCTGTTAAACGCAAGGCTGAATGGGCAATGCGATGGATGAGTCCGGGCGCGCCTTTTGTACAGCGTCTTGTAGCGTTCGCATGCGTGGAAGGCATCTTCTTCTCGGGGTCATTCTGTGCTATTTTTTGGCTCAAAAAGCGTGGCCTCATGCCGGGCCTGAGTTTCTCGAACGAATTGATTTCCCGGGACGAGGGCCTTCATCAGGAGTTTGCAGTTACCCTGTACAAGAATTTACAAACTAAATTGGCGGACAATGTGATGTTCAAGATCGTAATGGAGGCGCTCGAAATCGAGAGCGAGTTCATCACCGAGGCTCTTCCGTGCCGCCTCATAGGTATGGACTCGGTCTCTATGCTCGAGTACATCAAGTTCGTAGCGAACCGCCTTCTGGTTCAACTTGGGTGCAAACAGCACTCCATCACGGGCGAGAACCCTTTCGACTGGATGGAGAACATCTCGTTGGAAGGGAAGACCAACTTCTTTGAGAAGCGGGTCGGGGACTATTCAAAACATATGGTCGCAGAGGGCGACGCTATCCGATTCGACGAGGACTTTTAGGTCATCATCATCTCGGTCCGCTGGATCCAGTGCTTGGACTCGGCGTCCTGCTGCTCGCCGCGCGACTCGAACCCGGACGATCTCGGGTTGAGCGCGGTCATGAGCCAGCCGACGATCAAAATATACACGAGTGCGTGAAGCAGAAGGCCTGGGAATGTCGCCAGTCCCTCTGCGCTCGCGACCCACTTGCCCACGATTCCACGGACCAGCTTATACGCGGCCGGGTTCGCGATGATCAGGTACGCCACGAAAGGCACGATATAGTTCAGGCTGGACATTTAATATTACACATGAAATTAATCAGGGCCTGGGCCGTTGGGAAGATCCCGCCAACTGTAATCTTGCTCATGTCCTAGAGCCGCGCAAGAATTTCCAAATTGATCCAACCACTGGACGGCGGTATTAACCCCGGACTGGGCTTCATTATACGCAGCGATCAGCGGATCCCCGACGTCCTGCTCTATAGACTGGCCCACCCCTTCCCAATCGTCCGCAGAAAATGGGTTGAAATTAGAAACCTTGACATAAGTCGTCAATAGGACGAACACGGCCGCGGCCATACACAATCCGACCAGGGTCGGAACGCCGTATGAATTTGCTACTAAATTACCTAGGACTGACCTGAGCAACTTGAAGAAGACCGGATTGGCCAGGGCCAAAAACAGCACAAACTCCTTCATTTGAATTAGGCACTGAAATTAATAGCATCCCTGGACCTCGGCGCCCTCCATGTAGTACTTGGAGGTCTTGTTGCCGTACACGGCCTTCCACACAAAGTGGCACAGGATCACGAACACGAGTGCGTGCAGGAGCAGACCGGGCAGGGTCGGCACGCCGTAGCTGCTGGCGACCCAGCCGCCTGCGATGCTGCGGACCAGCTTAAAGGTCTCGGGGTTGGCGACGAGCACGAACAGAACGAAGGGGATGATCTTCTTCTGCCAATCAATATCCATTTGTAATACTGGTCAATATTTTTTTCGTCTAGGCCGTGTTGGGGTAGAGGGCCCGGACGATGGCGTTCGCGCGCTGCTTCTGTCCGGTATTTCCATTTTTGCTTCGTAAATAGGATAGAAGGGCGTTCTTGGAAGTTGGCTGTCTGAGTTTGTTGGCGTGATTCGCGTTAGATTCAATCTCACGGGCTATTTTATTGAAATTTGTGTTTATCGCCAAACCTGTAAATCCACCGGACGCGCGATTCCACACGGTTGCGCCGAGTCGGTTCACATTGATCGGTGGTTCGAGTAAAGCCCCCTTCCCGTAATTTCTCTTTCTCTTTTCAATACCAGATCTGTTGGCATTGGTATTTGCGAGGCTCATAGCCTGGTTGAGATTTCTCATCATAGCATTCGTCACACCGGCATTGTATCCTCCTGTCTTAAGTTGGTTGGCGAGCATATTAGCCCGGCGGACATAGACCTTCTTAAAGAAACTGCGAAGGGCCGCATTGTTTCCGATATTCGCCAGATTCGCGTTGGCGTTGCGGCCAGAATTGAGGTAGGCGCCTATCGTGTTATTTCCCTGGAGGCCCCCGATAAAGGCGGCCAGATTGCGCGTCTTTTGAGAAACTTCTTGGGTGACCTGCTTGACGACCTCGGCCGTCGCCGACTCGCTCGGCGCCCCGGGCGCTCCACGGGCGGCCCGGTTGGCCAACACAGCCGCGGCGTTGGCCTGACGGACCACATACGCCTTATAGAGAGCTATATTCTTCATAACCTGCCGTGCTTCATTTGTATTTACAGAGGCGTTGATAACATTCCGGACCTTCTGCTCGGTCGCGAGTGACTGGTTGAGCTGGGTCATGAGTTTTGTAAGTGAATTCGTCAGGACCGAAGTGGTCGAAATTTTGGCCGCATTTGCGAGGTTGCTCTGGCGGCCACCCATGTTTACAAGAGGCACCGAAAAAAAATGAGTCATGTGCTGGTTACATAAAGGGTTGGGTGCCGTGTATAGTAGAACAAAGCAAGAATGGCCGTCCGCATGTTCAACACCTTCAATGCCTCCGATGTGACCTTCTCCGATGTGCGCAAGAACGCCAAGGGTGGCAAGGCGGTCTATCTGAACGCGGTCGGCGGTGGCAAGCTGATCTTTCAGCTGCCCCAGCTGCGCGCCCCTTTCGGTCTGAGCACTTTTACGGACGAGGGCACCGGCCGCGTCAGCTACAGCCTTCCGCTGAGCCTGGACAAGCCCGAGGTCCTGGAGGCCTTTTCCAAGCTGGACGAGCGCGTGCTCGATTACATTACTGAGCACTCCGAGGAGCTGCTAGGCAAGAAGATGTCCCGCGAGGTCATCTCGGAGGGAATGTACAAGTCGCCCATCAAGCCGAGCTCCAAGGAGGGCTACGCGCCAATCCTGAACCTCAAGGTCGTCACGAACCTCAAGGACGGCTCGGTCGCCACCGAGGCCTACAACGCTCAGCGTCAGCCGGTCCCTCTGGACACGCTCGAGAAGGGTCAGGCTCTGAGCGCGATCGTCGAGCTCAACCAGATCTGGCGCACTCCGGCCGGCGTCGGCGTATCTGTCCGCGTCCACCAGGTCATGTTCGCCCCGACGAACAAGCTGAAGCCGTGCGCTTTTCTCGCCTCTGCCGATGAGGCCGTCGAGACCGCGTCCACCGAGGACGACGAGATCAGCGTCGACGGCGAGTAGGAGCGTGCTACCCCCATGGGACCTCTAACAAAATGTGTGTAATGATATATAATGAGCTGGATAGACTCCAGACAATTTACAATTTCGAACCGTAACGGTCGTCACTATGTGTTTCGTCGCAACAACGCCGGTAACACAGAGATTAACATTCCCGCCCACATAGTCAGCAAGGGTCAGGCTATCGCGTGGCTCAAGGCCCACCCCAACAAGGTTGCCAATCCTACGCGTTACAAGGCCAAGGGTAAGCGAGCTGCGCCACAGCCAGGAGGCCTTAAGCCATTCGAGCGCATGGTCAATGGTAAGAAGATGATCGCCTTTATAAATAAAGAAGGGAAAGAGTACTTCCGGCCCGCGGGCCCCACGCCCCCAAAAAAGGCGGTGCAGTACAAAGCCATCCCGCCACCCCATGTCGAATATCACCCTGGACGGAAAACGCCTCCAGGTGGCTGGCGGTATCCGGCACCCAAGCTTTATCCGTTCAAAAAGATGGCGAACATACCTATAAAGAACGAATGGGCCATGACTTGCGACGAGCTCAAGGCCTCGCTCGATTCATTGACGCCGATCGGTAAGGGCCGGCAGGGTGTAGTGTTCGCGGCCACGCAGCGCGGCGGCGATAAACGCCATTTCGCCGTGAAGGTCGCGCCCCGAGACCTGGCGGCTTCGAAGCGTCACGAGCCCCAACCTGTCGATGTCGAATTCAACATTCAGGACGCCGTCCAGATTTACACCCCCAATGTCGTCCGCATCTACAAGAACATGCGCTGTGAGAACTTTATTACACCGACGCAGATGAACATGCCTAATGTGCAGAACTCGAGCCGTTACGACAAGTCGAAGCAGGGTATCCTCCTCATGGAATTCGCCACTGGTGGCTCGCTTGATTCCTGGCTCAAAACGAAGCCCAAGGTCGATGACGCAATGATGGCTCACATCATATCGGACATTCTCAGGGCGCTCTTTAAGATCCAATATAGACAGCCCGAATTCAGACATAATGATCTTCACATGCAGAATGTGTTCGTCGCGGATCGTGGATTCCTCATAGGCGACTTTGGGTGGGCCCGTCTGAAAAAGTCTGGCACCAATCCGGCCGTCAACACGGCCAATGGGACGAAAACCGCCTCCTACTGGGGTGTCGGACCAAAGACCGACGAGAGATACGATCACCACCTGTTCCTGAACGAAATGCTCGCATGGGCCCTGAGACACTCCCAGGCTGATCACCCCAAGGCCATCGAGTTCTTGAAGAGGGCTGTACCGCCCGGATATCGTGGCGAGAAGGACCTCCACGTGGAGCAATGGCGTCTGAAGTACGGCGATCCCTGCACCGGGCTTCCCCCGCTCGGAAGATTATTGAAGGACCCCTTTTTGGCCGGCAAACGCAATGTGACTTCTCCGAACCTCAAGGCGGCCAAGGCGAAGCTCAAGCCCGTCAAGGTCAAGCGTATTTCGTCCGTGAATTTGCAAAAAGCCAAGCTCAAGCTCAAGCGTGCAAATCTCCGCAAGCCCGGGCGTCTCATCACAAGTTTGCAGCTGCAAAAGGCCAAGGCGAAGCTCAAGAGGGTGCCGAGACCGAAGCCCAAGCCGCGCATCACGGGCTACAATCTACGGGCCGCCAAGGCCAGGCTCCGCAAGGTTCCGGTCAAAAAGGCCCCGAGCCCACCCAAGGCCCCGAGCCCACCCAAGAAGAAGGTGGTGGTGCCTTCGGCTCTGCTTAAAACCGCTAAATTCGATAAATTGGTCGAGAAATTGTGGAAAAATGCAGGCGCTGCAACGGGCAACAATTTCCATAATGCCTGGAGTAATGCTAGAATTAAGGCGATCAGAGTTATCGAGAATCGTCTACGCGCCAACAAGCCGGCCTTCAGCCCGAGCCCGGTCAAACTCCCCTCACCCCTGAGCCCTCTAGGCCCGCCACCCAAGCCCAAACCAAAGGCCCCGAGCCCGCCCAAGGCCAAACCCAAGCCGCCGCTCAAGAAGGCTCCCAATTTAAATTTCAAATTAAGCCCATCATCCGGGCGTGCCAAGATCAAGTCGAACGCCACGGGCCGGTGGGTCTACGCCAACCTTCACTTCTCGATGGAGGACCTGAAACGCATGGCGGCCAATAAGGGTCTGAGCACCAAGGGTCTGCGATCCAAAGCGAATATTGCTCGTAAAATTTTTGGTGCGTAGTAATAAATGAAGACCGCTCTACTTCTGGGACTCATCATAGTCGCTCTCGTGATTCTTGTATTCAAGTGGCGCCGGACGGATGAGTATACCCAGCAGACCACTGATAAGGGGACGATCATTATTTATGGCTCCAAGACTTGCGGTTGGTGCCAGAAACAAGAGGCGTATATGAAGGATAAGGGCATCCCTTACACCTTTGTTGATTGTAAAGACGGCGGCTGCCCTGAGGGCATCACCGCATTCCCGACCATCTCAATCAATGGCGAGATGTCGACCGGTTACAAGGAGATGTAAATTTACAGACGGAATAGGGCGATGCCGACGGACAGCAGGAAGGTCTCGAGCAGCGAGTCGACCGGGCGCAGAATGGTGATGTGCTTGGACAGGATGCCGTTCCACAGAAAGCGCATGAACAGAGTCAGCAGGATAACGAAAAGCACAAAAATAATGATGTTGTAAGCCATCTCCTTGGAGTTGCGGGACTGGAGGATATTCAGCATCTTTTTATTACTAGGGTGAGAAAAAAAGCCCAAGTAATAACAAGATGCGTAAAAAACCGGCGGTGCGCCGCCGGCCTGCTGTGACGCGTAAACCTACTGGCGTGACCAAGAAGGCGGCGCCCTCGCGCAAGCCGGCGGTGACCAAGAAGGCGACGCCCTCGCGCAAGCCGGCGGTGACCAAGAAGGCGGCGCCCTCGCGCAAGCCGGCCGTGTCCAGGAATGGACCAAACCCCAATGCACCCAAATACACATGGGCTCCATGGGGAACGAACGGAGTGGTCCACGATAACTGCTACGACTATGCGTTCGGGTCATTCTCGAACAATCGGACACGGAAGAGCATTCCGGGTGAGGTCGCGCACATGTCGTCCAACGGACTAGACTTCAAGACATGCGACGGCATAGCAAAGCGCGTCCTGGCCGACAATCCCGGGAATGTATACCAGATGAAGAAACCGGACGCCAAACCGCTTCCTGGATTCTACAAGGTCATGTGCTTCGTGGCCCCTTCGAATGATTTTGGAAACTCTACCGGAGATTTCCATTGGTACAAAGAAATCAGTGCTATCCGGTACAAGACGCGTCCGAACGACAAGGCGGCCGCCCTGGCCAAGTTTTTTCATGTTCCAGTTAAAGTAATTACAGAAGCCGTAGCCAAAGCACGCTCTTCGGCAAACACCAATAACGGCCGGGTCGCCAATGATGATACCGAACTGCGCATACTGGACAAACTCAACCGAACGGCATCTGGACCTGTCCTGCCTACCGGAAAGGTTTTGGATTTTAATGTGAAATTATGGAGTCACAAGACTGGATGGGCCGGTGGACCTCTGATCGTCGACGCCTCGGGGTATACGATCACGGATCCTCGTAAAGCTGATAGAAATTATAAACCAGGATTTCATTATACTAAATTCTGCTCGGCATATGGAGTCCGTCGAGGGTTCGCCAAGACGGGCGACAACGCTAACCGAAATGGGGGATCGGTAAGCCGAGTTCTCGTAGGACCGAGGTAATCTCTTCATTATTAGCTATATCGAATATGATCTCGGCTCGAAGATGATGGGCGTCGCCCGGGGGAATTAGTGAACGAAAATCCATTCCGAAACCTTCGACTATTTGGGAGACATTGGAAGTCTCGAAATTTTCGACCGTTCTTTGATTATCGGAGACCCTTTCTATAATCAATCGGCACCTGTACGAAGGAACATCGAATGGGGTCCGGCACATGGGACAGGTCGGGTCGGGTCCGGTGCAGCTCGTCTTCCACCGGTCCAGGCACCTCCGGTGAAATTCGTGACCACACTCGAGCTTTCGCGTCGCGCTCTGGCCACCCATACACGCCAGGCATACCGAGCATTGCGCCCCCATGTGCTGCCAGCACCTCTCCTGACCCGGCCTTACGACCTGTCTACAGGGGTTGCCGGTGAGCGTCGTACCTTTGCACCGGCCTTCCATTATTTAGATGGCCTATTATGTTTCAGCGGGCACGGCGCGCTCGGAGAACCTCGGCCTCGAGGGACCTGATGGCGTCCCGGTACTTCTCCCTCATATTCTCTTCGACATTGCGTCGGAAGACAATTATTGGGTCGTCGTCTTGCTCCATGCGGCACTGGGGGCACTCGATGCTGGTCTCGAACCACTTCATGATGCACTTGGCATGAAAAACATGCTTGCACTTGAGCTTCTTGTCGCCGGTCCGTCTGACCTCCTCAAGACAGACGGCACAAGTTCTGGAAAGGTGTGCAAGACACTTTCCGTCCTGGACGGCCTTCTTTTTGCATTTGGAGCCCATGGCCGTCACAGACGAACAGTTCATTATCTTCTATGATGCTACAAATTTGATTGTGAATTTCCTCGATGGAGGCGTTGGCGTTGATGACCCGTACACGACACGGCACGGACCTCACCATGTTACGATACTCCTGGTCTAGTTCTTCCAGGTACTCGCGTGTAACGCCGCCGTCGCCCGCCTGGCCTCTCTTCTGGATGTGCTCCCAGGCCAGGTCGAGATCCTTTGATAGATAGATGTACAGGTCCGGGTACCATGCGTACTGCTCGTAAAATTGTGAATAGGTCTTGTCCTCTTCGGGTGTTACATAGCCCTTCTTCTGAAGGACCGGCCAGAAGACCCACCTGGAACTCAAGAGGGACCGTTCATAGAATACAGGCTCGGCCGTCTTGATAGGCCGGAGCGTCTGAAGAATTACCATGTGAAAATAAAAGGCCCATCGTTTTGGGTCCTCATAGAACTTGTCAAGCGGCCAGGACTCTATGGGTTCCCGACGGACCGTCCACCCCTTTTTCTCAAGCAAAGCGAGTTGGGTCGTTTTGCCTGAGCCAATGTTCCCATCGATGACGATCCGGACTGGCCTTGTCATTATTAATTTATATCCTGAATTCTTTAGGCTTTTTCGTAAGGCTCGAACTCGGCCACAGTGGTCGGCTGCTGGGGGGCGACCATCTGGACCGGCTCGGGCTCGTAGCACGAAATCTTGCCGGCCGGGCACTGGTTGGCCGGCGAGTTGCATTGGGCCTCGCGAATAATTTTCTGGGTCTCGTCACAATTGCCCAGACCACCGACGCAGAATGACGAGTTGTAGCACAGGCCGTGGCCGACCCATTTGTTGGTGCACAGGGTGTTGCTGTAAATCAGACCCATGTAAATTCCGATGAAAACCAGGAGGAGAACTGCGAAGATTGCACCGGCTCCCATTTAATCTATACTTATAAAATTATTCATCACCAGCCAGGACCTTGAGGCCTCCGGACCGGCATGCGGCGTTCGCAAGAGGGAGCGAAAGGGCGTCCGGGCCCTGGGCCTGTAAAAACGCCCGGTAGGACCAGTTGTCCTGGAACTGGATGCCGTTCTTGGCCATGATGGAATCATTGGTGATGCGGTTCGAGTCGAACGAAGTGATGCAGCGGCCGTCGGCCATACCAATGCGCTGAGACATTTACTTTTGGGGTAGATTTTTATTCTGTTGAAGGACCCGGACCCACTCTTCGAACTTGGCGCCCATGATGGTGTCGAACAGTTCCGGCTCGGCTACGACCTTGACGAAAATTGTCGAATCCATATTTTGATTCAAAATTGCGTAGGCCTGAGCAATCTCGTCGAGCCGGCGAGCCCCGGTCACGATAATCTTACCCGTGCTGAAGATGCTGGCCGTGACCTGCTTCATGTTCGGGCCCGGCACGAACTTGACCTTGACGGCGCTGTACCGGTCCGGATCGAATGTGACCTTGAAGATGGGATTCTTGGAAAACTTCTGGATGATCCGGTTGAGGTTGACCGATGCGTTCAGTGAAAAGTTGGTGTTGATCATTGCGACATCGGCGTCGCCAATCTGGACCGGGTCCGGAAGGCCGAGGACGACCTGCAGAATAAAGGCGAGCTGACGCAGAATCCGCCGACAGTCGAACATGTCCGAACAGCCCGCGACCTGGATAGCACCGTTAGGGAAAATCTTGATGCTCTTGCGTGAGTATGCATCCTCGTAACCGATGGTCACCTGGTTGTAGAAGGCGGCGTCCTTCATTTTCCATTCAAAACCACGAAAGCGTGAACCCTTGCGACGGACCACGACGGAACCGAGCTTGGCGAAATTTTCTTTAAATTTAGGGATGTCAATTTCCTGGAAGAATTTGGAGATCATCGTGATGGTCGTGATCCGGACCCACGAAGGGGCCGGACGACTCTGATCGGCCAAGAGTCCGTTCCGGATGGAGTTGAGTTTCAAAATGTAAGGAAAAGACTCGCTGGCAGCCTCGAGGGATGCCATTTTTAAGATGAATAAAGAGTGTCCACGGCCCCCTATGGCGCCCACATGACACATTTTTTTAGTTTTTGGCCTTGGCGGCCTTCTTCGCGATCTTTGCGAATGGCCGGCGGAGAATATTAGCCTTGATAACCTTCTTGTAATAGCCCTTCAATCTATTTTCATTGGCGTGGATATTGTGCGTCTTGAGGACATTGTGAGCGACCAAAGAAATTAGTTTCTGTTTCTTAACTGATTCGATTACTCTGTTCAGTTCGGCGACCCGTGGGCCCTTCGGCTTGCGCCGCCGCGCACCTGTAGTGCGCACCGTCGTCCGGCGCACGCTGGGCGTGGCGCGCTTTGGCGTCTTGCGCGAAAGGGTGTTGAGGCCCTCTAGAACCTTTATAGAATTGGTCTTGCCACCCAGGGCCTGGACCGCCTTCACAGCGGCGGGCGTCACTCCGCGAGTCTCAATAGCCTTGGCGGCGTTACCATTCGTCTCATTGAGAGCCTCGGCCGCTTTTGCAATGGCGGTAGCGCCACCAGGCACTTGCGCGACTGTATTGGCCGCCTTGGACACACCACCTACATTATTTATGGCTGAAAGCTGATTCGTTGGTAAAGCCGCCTGAAGCTGAGAGCTGGTGTATGTGGCCGCACCGTTGCCACCACCGGTTGATCCCCCTGGACCCGCCCCGTAGCCGCCATTGCGTCCGTAGCTGCTCGAACCGCCGTAGCCCGCCCCGTAGCCGCTCGAACCGCCGTAGCCCGCCCCGTAGCTGCTCGAACCGCCGTAGCCCGCCCCGTAGCCGCTCGAACCGCCGTACCCACCGTAGCCGCCGTTGCGACCATAAGCCAACCGCCCGTACGACCCACTGCGTCCATAATTACCTAGAACGCGCTCGTAACTTCGGCCACCTCCATAACGGGTTCTAAGTTCGGCATTATTAGCCACTGCATTTTTAACCTGTCTTTTAAATGCATTGCTTATTCCACTATTAGTTATACGCCCTATACTTTCCTTTAATAGTCCTAGCTGGCGTAGAGCCACTCGGGGATTATTCTGGGATCCTATTCTCTCGATCTCTTCTATTGCCATATTGACCACTACCGCTCTTCCTCTGTAATTTTCAGGCAAAATCTTAAGAAGCTGGCCGAGAAGGCGGGAGCGTGAACCGTTGGTCATGCGCTGTCTGTTGGCCGTGACCTCCGCCACATAGGCGTTAAGATGTTTATTTATTTCTGTCGTATTTCGTGCGGATTTACGCGCTTTTAGTAATTGCTCGACCGACATTTTACTCACGGTCAGTTTAGCCAACTGACTGCGAATCTCAGTATTTGCAGGTGGTTTGGAATTTCCATTTCTAATTTGAGGCGTGAATAGACGACCCATAAGTTCCTGGACCTTGGCGACCGCATTGGACGATTTAGGCTGTGATTGAAGCTTTTCTAATGAGATTAAAAGTTCTGATAATTTTTTTGAATTTACCCGGGCATTAGTCGAAGCCTTGAGCAGGGTCTCGAGTTTGGCCAAGAAATTAGCCGGAAGGGCCGCCTTCAGGTTTATGGGTGCGTTCTTTACGGGGGGAAGTTGTGGCGTCTGCGTCTGAGCCTGCGTCCGAGCCTGCGTCTGAGCCTGCGTCTGAGCCTGCGTCTGAGCCTGCGTCCGAGCCTGCGTCTGAGCCTGCGTCTGAGCCTGCGTCTGAGCCTGCGTCTGAGCCTGCGTCTGAGCCTGCTTCTGCGTCTGAGCCTGCTTCTGCGTCTGAGCCTGCTTCTGCGTCTGAGCCTGCTCAACTTTAGTCGTAAAAGAAGGTTGAGGTAAATTACCAGGTTTGGGGGCATTCGGGCCGTATGGATTTGAAAATTCAAATTCGGACAGCCACTGACGGGCGGCTTGATTTTTCCTAAATTTCTCCAATCTCTCCTTCTCCTCTTCATTTTTCACCTTTTTCGCCAGCTCGGACGCTACGGCGGCCGATGGTGGCCGTGCGCTTTTTTTAATTAAATTTATGACGGCTTTTACGACATCTTCAGATGGGGCCGCTTTCACGGCCTTTACGGCCGCGGCCGGTCCGGCTATACCAGCAATAATAGCCGTCAATTCCGGAACTATATTTCTGGTAGTCTTCAACCGGGCCACGCGAGATTTGGCAGATGCTGTATTGGAAATTATAGCAAGAATTTCCTGAACATTCTTCCAATTCTGTGTTGGTGGAAAAATCACACCCCCTTTACGGTTAATAGCCAGATTGCCCATGGGCGGCTTGGCGGCTTGGCGCAGTAGGTAGTTCGCTCTGGTAGTCTCATTCCCCTCGGGAATAGGTGGGAGTATATTCACAGGCCTCCGCGTCGCCATGCTACTAGGGGTCGAGATAAAAAAACATGTCCTGTGCCCGTTAGGGTTTGGCTGAGCCACTCCAATTCCAACCAAGAAAGCCATGTCCAAGATCCGCCTCATCTCACCTTATCAGCACGAGGGCCTCAAGTGGCTCGCGCGTCGCGAGTGTGACGCGTCCCACCCTGGTGGCTTTTTGTGCGATGAAATGGGTCTCGGTAAAACCGTACAGCTTATCGCGACCATGCTCGTGAACCCCAAGCCCAAGACGCTCATCGTGGTCCCCAAGTCGATCGTCGGCCAGTGGTGCTCTGAGATCGCGCGGTTCGCGCCCAATCTCAGCGTCCACGCTTTTGACGGTGCGAAGCGCGCGCTGCCGACCAAGATGCCCGATGTGGTGGTCGCGCCGTACTCCGTTATGCCGCAGCGCAAGGGTGGCCCGGTGTGCGCTCTGCTCAGCGTCGCCTGGGACCGCGTCATCCTGGACGAGGCCCACGAGATTCGCAACCGCAAGAGCAAAATGCACATCGCATGCGCCGCATTGCAGTCGCCTATCCGCTGGGTCGTCACCGGTACGCCCGTCTTCAATTCCATGAAGGATTTCGTGGCTCTCTGTGGGTTCGTTGGCATCCCGCGCGAGGTTGTCCAGGGATATACCGACGAAATTCGCGCCAAGTATGTTATGAGGCGGACCAAGGAGGATGTGGCTCGGCATAACAAACGGCTCGAGCTGCCTCCGTGCGATTTCCAGAATCTCGAGCTCGAGATGTACCCGGAGGAGCGCGCTATTTACAAGGAGGTATTCGAGAAGGGTCAGGCGATCGTGAGCCATGTGTTCAAGACGGGAACACAGGCCCTCCACCAGATGGAGCTTCTCGAGTGCCTACTGAGAACGCGCCAGGTCATGACCTGGCCGCAACTTTATATCGATGGGATCGCTCTGAAGGAGGAGAGCGACCCCGAGCCGTGGCTCGGACGGTCCCGCAAGCACGAGACGCTCATGGCCGGGATCGCGGCCCACCCAACAGAGAAGGCGCTCGTGTTTACACAGTTCATGGGTGAGATGGACCGCATCCAGGAGTTGCTCGGGGATCAGTCGATCCCGACCTTCCGTATCGACGGCTCGGTGACCAAGGAGCAGCGCGATGCGCGGATCAAGGGCTTCAAGGCCGGGCCGGCCAACTCCGTATTCCTGATTCAGATCAAGGCTGGCGGCGTCGGGCTGAACCTGCAGGAGGCGACGCGCGTCTACATCACGACGCCGAGCTGGAACCCTGCGACCGAGTTGCAGGCTATCGGTCGTGCGCATCGCACGGGTCAGACGCGGCGCGTCTTCGTTCGCCGCCTCATTTATAGCGGCGAGGAGACGCTGCCGTCCGTCGAGCAGTCGATCATGGGACTGCAGGAGGCCAAGGCCAAGGTGTGCGCCGAGGTGCTCAACGATCCCCGGCTCGAGACTCTGGTGCCGAATGTCACCCGTACCAAGATCACCATCCACACGCTCAAGAAGATCTTCGCCGTCTAATTCTCCGAGACCATGTCGAACGAAAATGACCAATCCAAACCATTGTTATTTAATAAATTTCTGAATCTATCGAACACCGTCACATTCAGGCGGTCCACGCGCACGGCCCGGTCGGTCACATCGACGATCTGGTCATTCTGACTCCCCTCCGTCCAGTACATCACATTGTTGGTCGTCCCACTCAGAGGAATTTTGAACGAAATTTGGACCGGCTCCAGTGAAGACTGGCCTAAATTCTCGATCCAAATTGAAATGTAGGTATCCCAGTTGAGCGTGTAGGGGTAGGTCGCTACTATCGTCCCGCCCGTCAGCGTCTGCGTGGTGGTAAACCCCAAAAATGACAGCAGGGTATTTTGGGCTGGTGGCCCGAATGTAGGAGAACCCGCGGCCGCCGTGAAAGTCACTATGCCCGTGACTGGGTCGGCCGCGAAGCTGCCGAGATCCGACACGATCCCGCCGGGTGTAGTAGGGGCCGCGTTGAGAGCCGTCAGGGTCGTGTAGTTGCCCGGGGTTACGGTGTAGGTGGTGCCATCGAGCACGAAGGTGTTATACGGGGCTCTGACATTATAGAAACCAATAGGAATCTGAGCGTTTTTAAGAGCGACCGTGCGAACGGCCCGGTGACGATTACCGAGGCTGATCGAGCACTGAAACGGGTTGCCTTCCGCCTTGGTCACGAAAGCCGGCCCGTTACTCGTGGTCGCACCGGCGAGCGAAGTGTCCACGTGAAGTTGGTACGCATTCAGCATTATATTATAATCTCCAGAAAATATAATGAAGTACCAGCTGCACCTGGACACTTCCGTGTCGAGTAATGTCCAGACGGGCGGTATGGCCGCCGTCTATAAACAAAACGGAAATCCATTCCTGAGTTCAATTTTACTTGGAAATAGACACAGAAAAGTAAATACGGTCGAGCTTAAATCTGTCGAGATACCCGTAGGGTTTTATAACATAAGGGCCCCTTATAATACTTTAGTCATCGACGGACTGACATATACGGTACCACCCGGTAACTATGCTTCTATAGACGCCCTTATAGATGCGATAAATTTAAATTCGTACGCTCCTGCGTTGTTCTCGCGTATCGGATCTACTCTGAGTATAGAATTTCCGACGGCACCGCCAGAATCGGTCCCGGCCCCGGCGCCGTCCGGGGCACGGGCCTTCAGTGTGGATCTTGCATGGTCGCGAACTCCTCTTACGGCATATTACTCTATAGAGTCCAATCCGCCGACTACCACACAAACGACCCAGAATAATTCATACACATTCACGGGCCTGGAACCCGACACCGTGTATTCGTTCCAAGTTAACGCTGTAAATTCTGCAGGAACAACCCCTGGCGGGTGGTCGGACGACATACAGACCCTTCCGGGGCCGCCCGATGCCGTCACCGATTTCATAGCGAGCAACCCGACCCCGACTACTGTGGATTTAACATGGACCGCGCCACCGACGGCCACTTCATACTCGATAGTGTCGTCACCTGAAACCCCAACCCAAACCACGAGCGATCCGTTTTTCCTGTTCCCAGATTTGACGCCAGGTACAGAGTATACATTCACAATAACTCCAATAAATTCAGTTGGTTACGGACCATCGACAACAACCGCCCCGATATCGACTATCCCACCGGTCCCACCGGCTGTATCCACCCTGACGGCCAGTAACGCGACCAATACTACAGTCGACCTATCATGGACACCGGCCGCGACCGCGACTTCATACACGATACAATCATCCCCTTTCACGCCACCCCAGACAACTTCCGATACGGCACTGACTATAACAGATTTGACTTACAATACTACATATATATTCTGGGTAACACCTACGAACGCGTCTGGATCTGGCCCGCTCACTTATTCAAACTATATAAACACGACCGGACCTGCACCATCGGCCGTCGCGACCATTACGCCCACTTTGGAGCCGGAACTACCGGAATCAGCCATCCAAGTGGCATGGACACCCGCCGCCGAGGCTGCGAATTATTCTCTATCGTCAACGCCGCCTTCACAAGAATATACGACGGAATGGGTAGAGTCGATTTTGTTTGTCGATTTGACTCCGAATACTCAGTACACATTCACCATTACTCCAATGAATTTAAGTGGATCAGGACCGTCAACAACATCCGACCCGATAAGCACCCTCCTTCCATATCCGGGACCTGCTCCAGCCATTGACGACACGCCCTTGGCCGCCACCAAAACCACCATCGAGTTCGGGTGGTTAGAAGATTATATACCTGAATATGCAGATTCATATAAGGTGTATTGTCGCGGTGCCGGCACATATGAAGTATTGGATGTCCAGACATGCCCATTAACACCTAATTATTATACATTCACCGGGTTACAGACCAATTATGGATATTATTTCGAGTTGTCGTCTGTTGGCGCTCGCGGAGAACAGCAATACGCCTCCGCCTCGTCCGCTAACATGTACACCATACCAACCGTCACGGGGGTTTCGGCGGGCAACCCGACGGAAACGACGGTCGATATCACATGGGACGCTCCAGCTGGTAATTTGAGTCCGTCTAATTTCAATTATTTCATAACTTCAAACCCGGAGACCCCAACTCAATATTGTTCAGGTCAACCACCGTACACATTCACGGATTTGACTCCGGACACCGCGTACACCTTCACCGTGACGCCTCAAGTCGGCTCCGATTTACTGGCCGGCGATCCGGTGACTTCAGGCTCGGTAAGCACCCTCCTTCCACTTCCAGGGAATGGCACCGAAATATACGAGCCACCTACAAACATAACAGAAACATCGATGGAAATCGCATGGGACCCAGTTCCTTACGCCTCCTCATATGAGCTATACGCCTATTACGATGGTCAAATTCTCGGACCTATAACCGTAACAAGCAATACATACACATGGACCGGATTAACACCAAATACCGGCTACGGTTTCAACGAGGTCCCGGTGAACGCGACAGGGTCGGGCATACCGTCCACCCCGACGGTGCCGTTTAATACGCTTCCAGAGACCGTTACAGGGTTCACAGCAAGCAACCCGAGCGAAACCACAGTGGATCTGTCATGGGCGGCTAGATCCGTAACGAATGATACTCTTATTATAGAGGCGACACCGCCAATATCTTATACCCAGCTGGACGGGACGGCCACTAATTACACTGTAGAAAACTTGACAGGCGATACCGAATATACATTCACGATCACACCTCAAGGCCCCAACTATCCGGGCCAATCTACCATTTCTGACCCTATAACCACCCTGAAATCACCACTGATAACTGATTTCATAGCGAGCGACGCGACCGCCACCACCGTGCAACTGAACTGGACACCGCCACCGCGAACCGTCGACCACTATACGCTAAGGTCCGATCCTGTTGCATATTTTATTGACCTTGTCGGTGACAGCTCTTCCTGGAATTTCGATGTTACGGGCGTTGTTGAACCAGGTACTTATATCACATTCTATTTATACCCGTTCTTCGTCGGTGGCACCTTCGGACCCGAAGTGGCTTCGAACACTGTATTCTTGACGCCCGTACCGGGTGGAGGCCCCGGTCCTAATAATACATTCACTGACCTGACCACAACCACTATAGGAGTATCGTGGGATGGGTCGGCACAATACGCGACTTCATATAATGTATATGCCTATGTTGCAGTTTCGGATGAGCTGGTCGGCCACCAGAACACTCCGGCTTCCCCGTATATTTACACGGGATTGCAACCCAATTATGCATATTATTTCAAAATTACCGGTGTGAATGCGTCCGGCGAGGGCGAACCTGGACCCGGTAGCCAAGTTGCATGGACCGTACCCGAAGTTACGGGCCTGGAGGTGGGCAACCCGTCTACCACGACCGTCGACCTAACATGGGACGCTCCGGACGATAGTGTAATGAACAACATTCAATGGGAAATAACAACGACCCCAATCTCAACGACTCAGACGGCGTCCGCCTATAACTCATTCCCGATCCCATACACCTTCACGGGGCTTGATCCCGGTACAGAATATACTTTCACAGTGACTCCCCAAGTCGGCCCTGATTACTTGGCTGGCGCCACTGTGAATTCTGACCCGATAAGCACACTTATCCAAGTTAACCTGACATACACCGGTGCAATCCAAACCATGGATCTGGATCCAGGCACATACACTTTCGAAATGGGTGGCGGGTCCGGGCCGACTGCGGCTGCATCTTCCTACACGAGATATGACCCATATGACCCCTTCCCCAACCAAACCACCTACACTGCTACTGGAGGGTATCGCTCTTATTTCACAATACAGTACACTATAGCTTCGCCTATAACTATTCAGTACGCGATCGGCCAGGCGGCGCCGTCTACCGGTGGATGGCCCATACCAGGCGGCGCCGGAGGTACTTATATATACGATCAGACGAATAGCCAAATGTTGTTCGTTGCGGGAGGCGCTGGCGCTGGCGGCGCTGTATCGGGTCGTCCTGATGAAGTCGACCCGGGGGATGGAAGCGGCGGTGCGGCCGGGTCGGGCGGCGGATCAGGCGCCGGTGTGAATAGCGATGGATCAAATTCGACGGCAAACGGAGGTTCAGGTGGCCTAACTTTTGGAAATGGAGCGTACGGCGGCGGCGCAGGCGGTTTCGGAACGCCCGCGTCTGGGGGGTTCGGCGGCGGCGGTGGAGGAACTTGGGCATTCGTCACCGATTTGGGGAATGTGTTCTATCCGGGCGGTGGCGGTGGGTACACCGGTGGAACGACCGAAACAATCATCAATAATTCGGATCCACTATACGGGACGGCTTCCGGGACCTCGATGCCCGGAACATCGTATATGATTAGCGGATCTACATTAGTCAATTATTATTCAGATCAAAACGGAGGGGACGGTTTCATCAATATTACAGGAATACAGCCTATCTCCGCAACAGGTGGCACAATCACAACATATTCATCTGATGGGACGACATATAAAGTCCACGCATTCACGAGTAGTGATACATTTACAGTGATAAATGGTGGTGTGGTCGATGTTCTCTGCGTCGGTGGAGGAGGGGCGGGTTCTATAAGTAGCGCCTTTTTTTATGAAGGAACAGGTGGAGGTGGAGGTGGCGAAGTTGTATATGCAACTTCAGTACAAATTACACCCCAAAATTACCCAATTATAGTAGGACTTGGCGGAACCATATCATCTTCACCCACTATAACAACAACTAGTCCACAATCATCAAGTGCTCTAGGTATAACTGCAAACCCTGGAAATAACGGAGATGATTTTGTAGGAGGGACAAGTGGTTCAGGAAATATTGGTGGAACCTCCGGTTACGGAGGGGGGGCGGGTGGAGGTGGAAACGCTCAAGTTGGATATTCACCAAGTTCTTCAAACGGTGCAAACGGTGGAAATGGTAGTACAAACAGTATTACCGGGACCGAAGTATATTTTGGCGGCGGTGGCGGCGGCGGAACTACTGCGCAAAATAATTGGACACCAGGCCTTGGCGGTTTAGGAGGAGGAGGTACCGGAGCAAAAATTCTTGATGACATCAAATATAATGGCACAAACGGTACACCTGGTAGTGGCGGAGGCGGAGGCGGAGGTACGACCCGGAGACTAGGTATGGACCCCAGCACTCTACCTGGTTCGGGTGGATCCGGAGTCGTACTAATACGATACATAATTTAGATATATCCGGTGCGAAAGACTCCACGACCGGTGTAGGTAATTAAAAATCTATAAAACTATATAGATGAGTTCTACACTCACAGTGCCGCCCAATTCACTTCTGAGTTTCTTGGGATTTACGAACGGTCAGTCGGGCTCTACGATCACCGCCACGAGTCCATACACATTCCCATTCGACAAGTATCTTGCAATTTGGATCGAAAATTTCGGGATCTCATCACAGGATATCAAGCAATGCACCTATAAAATTCCCATCGAGTCTAATGTTATTTTCTGGACGACCAACAATTACAATAAGCAAATAGTCGTGAATCAAAATAGGCACTTTCCACTCGACAAGCTGAACATTTCAGTCCTTGATCAGTACGGTAATCAGCTCGACAACAATGGTATAGACTGGTCCATGAGCCTCGAAATTAATAGCGCGTCCTAAATAAATGACAATTAAGCAACTCATACGGACTCAAAAGAGCCTGCTCGCCGAGTTCAATCGGGCGGTCGTGCGCCGCCGGGCCAACCTGAAAAAGGTCGCGGCGAACCAGCTCGCCATGCGACGGGCTGCGGCCAACCCCAACAATTCCACCACGCCACAGGCTGTACGCGCCAAGAAGAAGCTGTACGACACCATCTACCGTTCAGTGATGAACAAGGTCTCGGACCCTAGATGCAAACGCTGGACCCGCCAGCGCGGAAATTGGGGCTGTGCAGGCTGCGAGGCTTCCAAAAAAATGAAGCGGATTTGCAGGCCGTGAATAAAATATCCAGTCAATGTAAATGACTCACACCCAGGCTGTTGGATCGCGCGCCCAGGTTTTCAACGGTACGGCCCACCACACTTCGGGAGGGCTCGTGAAGAAGGACCTCAAGAAGAACCCCAAGTCTGGTGAGATTGTGTCCAAGGACAAGGCCAAGGGTGAGAAGAAGAACCCATGGATCAAGGCGGTCGCCAAGGCCAAGAAGGAGATGGGCATCAAGGGCTTTGCGCTCGTCCAGGGTCCTCTGCTCGACCGTGCCCGTGAGATCCACGGAAAATAGATGCTATAAATAAAGAATGGCCAGATCACCCGCGCACGGGATGAAATTTGCCACGCGTCTTGAAATACTCAACATGATCCTCAGGCGTCGGACTCCGGCAAGAAGGCGCACGCCCCCTTCACCAAGACGGGCGTCGGCTCGGCGGACCCACACCCGGACGCCGCGGTCTCCCCGTAGTACCGGACTTGGTAGAGTCTCACGGTGAGTCCCCAATTTCCATTGAAAAAATAGGTCGAATCAATATCGATCAGACAGGACAACTCCTGGCCCCGAAACAGCCCCTCCCGAATCTCCGGGACGACCTGTTTCGAATTTTCATCGAAAATATAAGTCGCGTCATCAATCTTGAGGCGGATAGCCGTACCTTTGAGATTGGAATTGAATGGTTCCTGTGGGCACAAGGCCGCCTCGAGAGACCGCCACCACTGGAAAAACTCAGGATTCGAAAGGTCGATCTGTAGACTCTTATAGGCGGACACACCCCAGGTGCACAGACCGCGTGGAATCTGGAAACGCAGGGGTCCCTTGGCGTACCCAAACTTCGTACGGTCTTTATTAGTCGGGGTGAATTCAATAAGGCTCGTGTCTATATCGGACCAGAGGACCATTCATAATAAAATGTTGTGTTTTTTTAAGTAATGACTCCTAGACCATCCACGAGCCGTGCACGCTCCGCGAAGGTCCGTCGTGCGCGCTCGGCCAGCGTCCCCCGTCGCACGCGTTCTGCGAGCCTTGGGCGGCCGCGCTCGGCACCGGCCGCTCTCGGCCACGGCCCCAGCAACGCCCAGTTGATCGCGCTCGCCCGGGGCCTGAACCAAGCCTTTAATAGTTTCGACGAAAAGCACAAGGCTCAGATGGCGCGCCTGTACGCCAATGCAGTGAAGATGGGAGCCCTTCACAATACGAATTACAGAGAAGCTCGGGAGGCGGCCCTGGCTATCCATAAACGGCACATGCGGAGTCTGCACCGCAAGAGAAACCAGCTGGTTTCCGAGCTGCTCCGCAATTCTCGCAGCACGGCCGGCCGACGCAATCTCTACGCCGAGGGTATGCGGCGTGGAAATGGTGGTACTTCCCAGAACAATTGGCAGAACTGGACGAACAAATTATGGTACACTAAAAAGTAGCCCCGGTAAAATTAAGCACCCTGGCTAGCCCGGAGCCTCTCAGGAGCACCCGAAGCTCTGTGAACCATGGCAATTTGCTAGGAGCCATGATAAAGCCACCAGAGGCCGTAACAATTTCCATTGTGTGTTCGGTATGGTTAACATTAAAGCACCACATGCCATCATCGACCCAATCCAGTTTGATAGGTCTACGGACTGAATAAGCTCCGGGGATCCTAAGTATATGGAGCGATTCCGTTTCTAAATTGTAAACTATCCCGTCGTGTGACTTGAGGAGGTACCAAAGTCTCCAGGCCTTGGCTTCGTCAATTTTCTTGGGTGGAATTTTGAAATATAATTGAACATCGATCGACGGACTTGATTCCAAAATTATTCTTCGGATCAATTCGGTCGGTAAATTCTTCCATATAGCCTGATCCATACCTTATGTGATTGTCCACCTTTTAACCTGAGCACATGGCACAGGATTCAGGGTTCTCACGGGAGCACGCAAGTATCTGCTCCTCCGTGGGCTTGGCGACCGGTACGGTGACCTGTTGGGCCTTCGCCTTGGCTCGGGTCCGCAGATAGTACATACCAGTCTTGAGGCCCTTCTTCCAGCCGTACATGTGCATGCTCGAAAGCTTGGCCAGTGTCGGATTCTCCATGAAAATGTTCAGTGACTGAGACTGGTCGATGTAGACGCCTCGATCGGCCGCCATGTCGATGATGCTCTTCTGCGGGATCTCCCATACTGTCCGGTACACGACCTTCAGCTCTTCCGGGATGTCCAGTTGCTGGACGGACCCTCCGGCCCGTACAATTTCATTCTTGATTTGAGGGTTCCACATATTGAGCTTCTGAAGATCCTTGACCAGGTGCTTGTTGATCATGACGAACTCGCCGGCCAGGGTACGACGCAGGTAGATGTTGGTCGTGTACGGCTCGAAAGCCTCGTTGTTGCCCATGATCTGGGCGGTCGAGGCCGTCGGCATCGGTGCCACCAGGAGGGAGTTCCGGAGGCCATGTTTAGCAATGCGTTCTTTGTGAGTATCAAATGCGTGATCCTCCTTGCCCCAGAGGTCAAACTGAAGCAAGCCCTGAGACGCTGGTGAACCCTGAAAAGTCTCGTACGGCCCCTCTTCGGATGCGAGTGTGAACGACTCCCACACTGCCTGCATGTAGATGCACCTGAAGATGCTCGCGTTGAGTTCTCGGGCCTTGGGCCCGTCGAACGACATACCCAACATCATGAAAACATCAGCCAGACCCTGAACGCCTATGGCGATCGGTCGATGACGCAAATTGCTCCGCCGGGCAGCCTCCGTAGGGTAAAAGTTCCGGTCTATGACGCGGTTCAGGTTGCGCGTCACGATCCGAGCCACCTTGCCCAACATTCCCATGTCGAACTCACCGTCCTTCACAAATGTCGGGAGGCAGATGCTCGCCAGGTTGCACACGGCCGTCTCATCCGGGCCGGACACCTCGATGATTTCCGTGCACAAATTTGACGACTTGATCGTCCCGATGTTCTTCTGGTTCGACTTGGCATTGCACGCGTCCTTGTAGCACATATAGGGAGTGCCGGTCTCGACCTGGCTTTTCAGGACGGCGTCCCATACCTCGCGCGCACGGACCTTGCGCTTGAAGCGTCCCTGGGCCACATAGGTCCGGTACAGTTCATTGAAGGCCTCGCCGTACACATCGGGCAGGCCCGGGCACTCGTGAGGGCACATCAGGTGCCAATCCTCGTCGCGCTCGACCTTCTCCATGAACAGGTCCGGAATCCACAGGGCCGTGAAGAGGTCGCGGCAACGCGCCTCCTCGTCGCCCTGGTTGAGCCGCAGCTCCAGGAACTCCATGACATCGGCGTGCCACGGCTCCAGATAGATGGCGAACGAGCCCTTGCGCTTACCGCCCCCCTGGTTCACATACCGGGCCGTGTTGTTGAAGACGCGCAGCATCGGTACGATACCATCCGCGACGCCGTTCGTGCCCTTGATACGGGTGCCGCTCGCTCGAATGTTCGAGCAGTGGATGCCGATACCCCCGGACCACTTTGAGATGTGTGCGCACTCCTTGAGCGTCTCGTAGATGCCGTCGATCGAGTCGTCCTTCATGGCAACTAGGAAACAGCTCGACATCTGTGGGTTGTTCGTTCCGGCATTGAAAAGGGTCGGGGTCGCGTGCGTGAAGAACTTCTTGGACATGAGATCGTAGGTCTCGCGGACACGGGGATAATCATCGCCGTGAATACCGACAGCCACTCGCATGAAGAGATACTGGGGCGTCTCGCCCTCGTTCAGGTAGCCCCTCTGCAGAGTCTTGACCCCGAAGTATCCAAAGAGATAGTCGCGTCCGTGATCAATCCAGGAGTCCATCTCGAGTGCGACGCATTTCATGAAGTGATCACTCACGATCCCCTTGGCGTGCAGACCGAGCATGGCGTCCGAGAAGGTCTTGGGGCAGGTCTTCTGGAGGTTACTGACGGTCACGCGCATGGCCAAAGTCTCGTAGTCGGGATTCTCTGTGATCATGCCGATGGCGACCTCGGCCGTCAAGTTGTCAATCTCGGCCGTCGACACTCCATCGTACATGCTCGTGAAGACCTTCTGGGCGACCTTGTCCGGCTGGACGCTCAGAGGCTCGAACTCCGGAGACTGATTTAGTTTGCTAATTCGGGAAGTGACCTTGTCGAACAGCATCTCGACTGCATCTCCCGAACGCTTGATGACCTTCATTTGTTAATACAAGCCCGGTGTTTTTAACCGTGTTTTTTTCCTCGTCCTATTTCAATGGCGACCAGACTTCTTCCGGCCCCCTTGTCTGACGCCTTCTTCTCCGAGTTCAACCGTGAAACTCTGCACCGGTCCATAATTGATGCATTCAAGACCAAGACGGGGCACACCATCGAGCGCCAGAACGACTCTGATCTCCAGGCCCTGATGCGCCGCGTATATGCCGATATAGCCCGTGACCCGTACAATCGCGTTCGTGAGCAGGTCGACGCCATGAACGCTCGGGTCATCAAGGAGGCCTCCGCGACCATCTCGACCGGAGTTCTCCAGCAGCTCGTGTACATGCGCGACATCACATCGAACCCCGTGCCCCTCCCCAGCCCGATCAGCACTTCGACTTACGGGAATAAATTGCCGTATAATACAAAGGTGACGCTATGAGGGCGCTCGACGATATCCTATTCGGTTTCTTCATATTTTTCGCTATAGATCGCGCGATCCGTCTTTTCAGTGGGGCCGTCGTCGAGCCATGGGCCGAGTCGACCGCCAAGAACCAGCGGGCCGTCGATAATATTAAACTAGGCACCGAGCTGGTCCTGCTCGTCGCGGCCGGTGTCGCGGTTTACTATTCGCGGGGTATCCTGCGATTACTCAACAAGACTTAGAGAACAGCCGAGTATATTAATCAATGAATAAGTTTCGTGACGAGACTGCGACCATGTGTCGCGCCAAAGGTTGGGACAAGGCTCCGGTGAGCATTGTCTGGATGCTCCTCAACGAGGAGATGGGTGAACTGGCATCTTCAATTCGTCAGAATCAGAGAATTTATCGCAAGACCGGGCTCAAGAAGGACCGGGGGACGGACATCGCCATGGAGATGGGCGATGTATTTAGTTATCTATTCCAGTTGGCTCATATGCTCAATGTGGATCTTGACACGATGTGGGAGCTCCATCAGGAAAAAGTAAAGCACAAGACATATCCACGGAGTCAGGAGGAAAATAATGTAGGCGTTTATTAATTAGGATGGCCCACGCAGCCCTGATAAATGACGACCTCCAGATTGATGGGTTCGATGCGTACACCTGGTCAGGAACCTATGGACTCCCGACCGATGGGTTCGCCAAGGACATGTACATTGATGGCTCTTACACGACGCAAATTAGCGAGACACCAACAGTCTACACGGACTCGCTCTCGTCCAGATCGGACCAGAATCTGGACCTCGCTGGAAACATGTACTTAAAGACGGCCGGTACCAAACCCGCACCTTTCATGGGCTTTCCGGCCCGGAAGTTCGAGTATGATGACGGAACGGTGACTTGGTGGCGGCCAGGGACGCCATGGTCGTGGCAGATGGACGCATCCAATTCATTCTACAAATTAGTCAAAAATAATTGGCTCCTTTTGATTCTTATAATCGCCGTACTAGTATTTTTCATCACTTCTAAATCGAAGTTATTTTAGGCGCGCGGACCAGGACCAATTTCTTGGCCAAATTTTCTTTTTCAGTTTTCATCCGTGAATCCAATTTGGGGCAGTAATGCACCTCAAGTTGAATACACCCTGTACAGAATTTACCCTGACACTCCTTGCATGTCAGCAGCTTGGGCTTGTGCGGGCACTTCCAGCCGAGGCTCGGGGCGGTCTTCATCTATTAGTTCACACTCGACTATAATCTTAAAGTTGGGGTCGAATGGCACCGGGTCGCTCTGGAGCTCACACAACCCCTTTTCTCTCCCGGCCACTATGCGTTCCCAAGCGGCCTGCATTGCCGGTAAATTTTTCGAGAACCATTCCCGATCACGGGTCACGCGTACGACCACGAACTCCTCAGGGCGCCCCTCGCTTCCTGGGCGATACTGAATAAAGTCGCACTCTTCCAGGTCGGTGATTTCCAGTTGGAGCTGGACTTGCGGGAGATAATGCTTGGGAATTTTGGGTTCAATTTTGCGTGTCAAAGGGCACTTGATCTCGATCAGCAATCCATCCTCGGTGACTCCATCCGGGGATGCGCCGAGCCAGTGATACTTGGGGTGCCGTACGAGACCGATCTCATGGGACTTCTTGCCGTACTTGGCGTCGTACAAGTCCCGGACCAGCGGTTCGAGAAGGGTCCCATGGGCCGTCGCGGCGTTGCCGGCCCACTGGGTCCGTAGGACCTTCTTCTTTATGAAAGCGTCCGGACTTTCATATCTGTTCTCTCCGATCGCGCTCGCTATGTCACTGGCCGTGATCATATTCTCACGGAGATCTAACCATTCCTGAGACCTTTGTTCGGCGTATTCAGCCGCAAGGAGCTCCTGAACTCGGTCTATTAGCCGTTGGGACATTCTTATTCTTGAAACGAGGATCAGTCTTAAGTACAATTTCGGCCGCATTTTGCTCGGCCTGCTTCTTGGTCGATGCACACCCGAAGCCGCAGTCCATGCCATCGACCACGACGGTAATGCAGAAATTGCCCCCGGCCGTTCCAGTGACGCGGTATTCTGGCAGCGGGTATTTGAGAGCCTGGCACCACCGCATCAGCTGATCTTTGTAGTTGTCATCTATGAGCGAGGTTTTTACTTTAGTAAAACTATCGAGCACGAACTTCTTGGCGTGGACCATACCAAGATCTAGGTATATAGCACCCACGAGCGCCTCAAAGGCGTCCTCCATGATGTGCTCATTCGTGTTCCAGCCATTGCGCTCACCCTTTTCATCCATGAGAATCAACTTGTCCAGACCCAGTACTTTGGAGATTTCGCAAAGGGTCTTTCCACGGACCATCTTCGTCCGGGCCTTTGTCAGGAACCCTTCCTGTTCCTTCTCGTGCAGATCGAATAAATGTTTTGTTATAATAAACCCAAGCACGGAGTCCCCCATGAACTCGAGCGTCTCGTACGAACCAGTCAAGCCTGAATATCGCTTCAGGGCTGACTTGTGCGTGAAGGCTCGTTGATACAATGCCAAATTTTTAACTTTAGTGCCGACCAAAGTATCCATGTGTTGACGGGTCAACTCGGGCGCCGCCTCCATTGATGTACTATGGACCGAGATTTTTAAGCTACTTGCGCTTCTTGATGAGACCCAGCGCGAACCAAATGAGAAATCCCAGAATAAATATACCGAGCGCGAAATTTACGATTTTCATCATAGTGCAGAACAGGCCCGTGTCCTCGGCCTTGCAGTTCACGGTCGAGCCGACCAGGCCGAAGATGCCCGAACCGGCGATCCCACCATTATCAGATTTGCTACGGGGCATTTAATATATGAAAATATTTTAAGCCTTGGCGACCTTGGGGCGGGCCTTCTTCTCCTTGGGGGCCTCGGTCGCGGCGGCACCCTCCGGAGCCGGCGCGGCGGCCTTCTTGGCGCGCGGCTTCTTCTCGGGTGCGTCAGGGTCCTTGATGTAGTGAGGGTTGATGTACTTCTGGATGTTCAGGAAGGTGACCTGAGTGCCCTCTGGCACCTGCAGGATGTCCTTCAGGGCCGCGTCCAGGGTGATATTCTGACCGGCCTTCAGACCCTTGGTCTCGACATACTCGTTCATCTTACGGGTCACCTGGGAGCGCGAGATCTTCTCGTCCGCGGCCAGATTCAGGAAGGCCCGCAGCTTGTCCGACACACCCAGGGGCTTGTTGAAACCGTTGTTCTGGGCGCGCGCCTTGGACTTCTCACCGTCAGGGTCCTCAAAATGCTGACGGATCTTGCGAACATCCTTGCGCAGCGCCTTCAGCTCCTTAGCGAGGGTCTCCAGAGTGATGGCCATTTCTACTCTAGTCTAGACTGGCCTCTTTAAGTCTTGTCATCGAGCACGAAGAACATGAACAAAATGAAAGCCAAGATGGACAACACGATCGCGACGATCTCCCATATCCGCCGATTCGATGTCCCTGGTGTGACCTCCACGAATGGACTCGCACCTGGTATTTCAGTTCCTAAATTACTCTGCAGAAGGTTGTTACCGAATCCAGATGGGAGAGTGGAGCCGTTCGCCTGGCGCACTTCGACATTCGCCAGGGCCCGGCTAAAAGTCCCCCTGCAGGCCGGATTGCAGCATCCAGGATCGCATGGATAAATGATGCCATTTTGACGATTTATGTATCCGCACACGGTCGACCTATCATTCATGGGATCCGTCAGACACATGCAATCTTTGGTGATGAACTCGGCACTGCAGGTCGTCATCTAGTATTAAAGGATATAATTTTATCCAATATATAATGGAGTACGCCAAGCCCCAGAAGCTACCAGACGGGCGTTATTTTCTGAAGATCAGCGGTGCTCGTCACCAGGTGAACGGTCTCGAGCTTCAGGACCCTCTGACGGCCAAGTCTGTAAATTTCAAGGTTCCTAGTCCCGAGTTTTTCTCAGGAATCGACGCCGAGCTGCTTACCCAGGCCAAGGCTTCCAAGCAGGAGTGGTTCGGTAAGGAGCTGAGCGATGAGACGATCCAGAACGCCTTCCAGGAGAGCGTGACCGATGGTCTCCTAGGTGCATCGCTCGCCACGATCAAGGGTCAGGTGGCTACGGTCGCATTCGATACACGCAAGAATTCGGTCGAGCTTCAGGACATCAAGGAGGGGTCCAAGATTGACGCGCTACTCGAGCTGTCCGGCCTTTGGTTCCTCAAGAAGTCCTTCGGTCCCATCTGGCGTGTGCTCCAGGTGCGCGTCCGGGCCTCCCCCAAGGCGCCCGAGCTTCCCAAGGAGTACCTTTTCTCCGACGAGGTCGAGGAGGTCGAGGCCGACGACCCGGCCGACTACCTGGACTGAACTTGACACCCAGCCCAAAAAAAATCGGCGACTACTAATAATATGGATCGCAAGGGACTGGCAATTCTGGTTCTGGCGGCCGTGATTCTCATGCTTCTTTTCAGCCCGGCCAAGAGCAAGTACGCTGCTCAGTCCATCGAGGGTGCCAATCTCGGAAACTATGCGACCGGCTCCCGTGGCGGCGGCTTCGGCCACGCAGGCTCGGCCCAGAACAAGGTCGACGGCCACCCGTACCCGTACGGTGGCCCGTCCGGTGACGCCGTGTCGTCCGCCAGCCTGATTCCTCGTGAGGTCGTCCAGACCGAGGACTTTGGCCAGTTCAGCCCTGACAAGATTCTGTCCGGTCAGAACTATCTGGATCCCCGTACCCAGATCGGCTACCCAGAGACCCTGGGCGGCGTGCTGCGCAACTCCAACCAGCAGTTCCGCTCGGAGCCGATTAACCCCCGCGACCCAGTGTCCATCTTCAACCTCAGCACGATCCCCCCAGACACCATGCGCCCCAAGTTTGAGATTAGCCCGGAGTATCAGTAGATAAAAAGTAAATACTTTGAAGTTCTATAATGGACTTCAAGGCGGCAATGACGGAATGGGTCTCCTTAAAGACCCAACTCGCCGCGGCTCGCAAAGATCTTACAGTGCTTAACCAGCGCGAGAAGGATCTTCGCAAGTTTGTGACTCAGCACATGAAGGTCAACGAGATCGACACTGTAAAGGTCCAGGACAAAGTCCGGGTCAATTTTAAGACAAAAAAGACGAAGGGATCTCTGACCAAGGAGGTGATCAAGAAGGGACTAGGTGCTTTTTTTGGAGGAAATGATGCTCAGGTCGAGGGTGCGTTCCAGGCCATCATGGACGCTGCACCGCTTAAGGATACGGATGGTGTTACTGTCACAGGCATCAAAAGCCTCCTCGAGGGCTAAATATGGGTCTCGGAGATGAATATTCGCGCGATGCTTTCACTTATGATGCGGCGTGGGACTCGGATGAGTCGGACGAGTTCGACAACGAGTTGGATCCGGAAGATTGGCAGGCCATGTATTCTGACGAGATTCTGGACGGTTGGATGTTCATCCGTGAGTTCACCGAAGAGCGTTACATGAAGCTCAGGGCGAACTACCCAAAGTTTGTCGAGCTCGTGATGGATCCCCACAAGTGGTTCACCCAGCGCCCACCGACCCTCGATCAGGAGATGATGTGGTCCAGGATCGGCCGCCTCCCGATTATTTCAGAGCGTGTGAACCCAGAAAACTTCTATTCGTGGGCTGAAAATTTTGTGGGCTACTTATAAATGATTGACATTACCGGCCCCAAGGTTCTCGTGCCGACGCTGCTGTTCGCGGCCCTCAGCCCGGGCCTGCTGCTGGCCATCCCGAACGGTGCGGGCCTCCTGGTCCAGGCGCTGGTGCACGCGCTGGTCCTGACCGTCGTGTACTGGGCTATCGCCAAGTTCGTCCTCAAGGTGACGCTGACCCAGGCCGACCTGGTGATGCCGGCTCTGCTGTTCGTGCTGCTGACGCCAGGCCTGGTGCTGACGATCCCGCCCAAGGGCGCCCTGTTCTTCTCGGGCAAGTCCAGCCCGGCCGCCGTGGGCGTGCACACCCTGGTGTTCGCCCTGGTGTTCGCGTTCATGCGTAAGCGGTTTTCCGCGTATTACTAAACCTGTGGTTTAGTTAAATATGGTCCGGCACCTGGCCATAGGTCCAGGGGCCATGGGCTTCTTTTTATATACAGGCGTTCTCTCTAAATTAAAGCAAAAAGGTTGCCTCGATGCTCTTGAACAAATTTCAGGAGCGTCGGCCGGTGGCATTCTTGCCTTCCTGTTTCTCGCGACGAAAGGGGATATCCCTCGGATCCTCGAGTTTGCCATTGGCGTTCCCGTGAAACAGATTATGAAACCGAATATAAAGAATTTGTTGAAAAACTATGGCCTAGTGCCTCACGACAAGGTCCGTAGAGTCATCTCGGACGCGTGCCTCAAATTCCTGGGCCAACCCGACATTACATTCGAGGAATTGCATCGTTTCAACCCCATAAAGCTTCATATAGCGGCTTATTGTGTGGATTTTATGAAAACGGTGTATTTTTCGGTCGACGCGACCCCCACTACGAGCGTGGTGGATGCCGTCTGTGCTACATTCGCAATTCCGTTTCTTTTTTCGGCCGTCAAAATGAAAGACGGGTGGTCATATATAGACGGCGGCGCGGCCGAGACGACACCGGCCGGGCCGTTCCTGGGCATGGCGGATACTCTCGCCCTCCGTATAGGTTGGAACAGACTAACGGAGATAAAGGACATCAAAACTTATTCTCTGAATATCCTTTATTCTACTCTACATATGCGTCATATATACGACTGTCCAACTGTAGATATAGAGTCCAAGGATGATGAAATCTGGGACTTTGGTGCGGAAAACGAAGGAAAGTTTAGGATGTTCATGTCCGGGTATTCACAAAATATTTTATAACTTATTACTATATGGTTTCTGCTCCAGCAGCAATGGGTTCTTCACCGAGGCGCCGCCGGGCCGGTTCGGCCCCGGCGAATCCTAGATCGAACTCGGCCTCGCCCAGACGGGCCGGCTCGGCGCCGGCGCGCATGTCGGCCTCGCCAAATCCGCGAGTGCGTCGCGCATTTTCGGCGTCTCCTGGGGTGCGTAGATGGAACGGGCCACGCTCTGCTCCCCGGCCTGCCCGGCCTGCCCGGCCTGCCCGGCCTGCCCGGCGTGGACGCAGTGGCGGCGTCGGCCGCCTAGCCAAGATAGGCACTTCTCTGCTCGCTCTCCAAGGGGCGTTAATGGGCCGCCGGGTCAATACCCCCTATGTCGGAACCGCGGGCAAGGCCCTGGCCGTCTGGCCGCTCGGCAGCACCGCTGCCCCCGAGAACCTGGGCTTTACACGGACGATGCGGATGAAATACCCTTACGCGCTATCCAAATTCCCGGCCGTAGAGCGCGCGAAGCACCGCCGCCCCCAGACTTGTGGGCGCAAGGCATGCCTGGGTGGCCAGCCCAACAGTTCACTGTACGAGCCCAAGATGAAGTGGATAGGGCTTAATAGTGGAGGAATGGCGCGCAAACTTGGCGCCGGGGCGTACGCCAACTGGCCGGTGCCGGTCATCTCCGCGGCCGATGTACTTCGATTCGAGGCTCAGGGGTACCAGCTACCCAAGTCGGTTCTCCGCCAAGCCCACGCTGGCCTTCCTATTACAGCAAACTACAAACCTTCGAACAAGACCCTTGCGGCTCTGGCCGCCAAGGATCCGCGCATGCTCCCGGCGATTCTGGAGGCGGGCATTCCCCCGCGGAGCCGTTTCAATAAGGAGCTCCCAGTGGCGGTGCAGAGAAAACTCCTAGCACTCGAGGGGCGGGCGCGCTCGGCGATGGGGAACGCGGCACTCAAGGCGACCGTCAAGGCTGCGGTAGCCCCGTGGGTGATGGCGGCCAAGGCGCGGAATGTAACAGGCAAGGTGGCGACCAAGGTTGGCCAGATCTTAACGGCACCGGTCCGTATGAGTCGCTCGGTCGCAGCGCGCTTCCACAAAGCCCGCCGCTCGGTTCACCGGCTCCCCAATTAAATTCTATGTAATTTTCAAATGAAACACATTATCCGGTCAGGATACATCGCCCGCAGATCTCGCAAGGTGATCACGGTCCACCGTGGTTCCAAAACCTTCAAGTATGTTCGGCCGGCCGGCGTCAGCCGCGTCAAGCCGACCCCCATTCCGGATGTTGGCGCGGCCGGCAAGGGTACGAAGCTGATCGGCTCGCTCAAAAAGGGTATGCTCACCCAGTACGGCTACCACCCAGTCGAGGCCGTGACGAACCGCCGCAAGGCCCTGACGAAGGCGGTCGTGTCCGGTCGCGAGAAGCCCCTGGCCGTTTTCCGCCGTCTGTTCGCTATCAGCACCCTGACCAAGCGGACTCTGCCCCGGGCATCTCGTATATACAAACAGGATGCCAAGTGGATTCGTTCAAAATATGCGAGCTCTTTCAAGACGGCCTCAAAAAAGATGTGAGCCTGTATTAACAAATGCCTACTCTCGCCGAGATTAAAGCCGCACGGGTCGCTCGGGCCCGTGCCCAATGGAACCGGCGCGCAGAGTCGGCCGGACTGCCGCCTTCCCGGCGCCCGAACGCAGGTAACGCATTTATTCGCGAAACTCAGATGGCCCTCGCGGCGCCCGCCCCCCAGCGGCGCGCAGCCGTGAGCACCGTCCTGCGCCGTCACCCGGGTGTGGCTCTGTCTCTTTTCAGCCGGCCGATGCTCAAGAGAATCCTTATAGCCCTTGGATTCAGTGTGGCGGCCGCGGCCATCGCTACCCAATTCCCGTCCCTTCCTCGGGGCGGCGTCCAGGCGTTGGCTCCGATCGCGGCCACGGGGGCGCCGCCGCCCGCTGCCATTTCATGGACGAATAGAGCTTATTCGGCCCTGCCGACTCGTACGCAGGCTACGAACCTCATTGGTCTTGCCGCTACCGCAATGAATCCGGCGTATATTTTCGCGGCCATGGCCGGCTCCGCCGCCGCGCGGACCCAAGATGCGATGCAGCACACCCTAGAGACTTACGAGTCGAGTGTAAATCAGGCGGCCGCCCGGCTCAATATGTATCTGTCGTGGACCATGTTCATAGCTTTCATCGCAGTGATTTCACATTTTATTCCGAGAACTGTCCGGAATATCCGGGCGACCATCCATGAGCTCACGACCGGCAACGCCTATCAGGTGTCAATGCTCGCCGGAAATGTGGCGGCGCGCTCCATTCAGGGACCTTCGCGCTCTAGATCTCGCTCGCGCTCTAGATCTCGCCGCGCGCGGACCCTGCGACTGGGAGCTGGCCGGGCCGTGCCGTCCCTCCCGGCCCCCCGTGGGCGAGCGGCCACGGACGACGAGCTTCTGGCGCGTCTGGGCTAGACCCATTCGATCGGGTCCCATATGCCATGAATTTTCAATTCTATAGGAAAGAATGGTTCTATCGACCATTGTCCTGTGTGACTCAGAATGTCCATGAGGATATGGAAGGCCCATATTTTCCGACTCCTTGAATTTTTAATTAAAATTAACAACCAAAGGGAATGTGGTATTTTATAGAACCACAAATATGCTCGCCAGTTTTTTATCACCGACCAGGACTCCATCCTCGGTGATAAAAAAAGTGCCATGGGCAGGTCAGGGGCACAGGCCCATATCATATCTTCCATACTCAGAGATCCGAAGTACAAGCGCGTGGTTATCAAGTGGCCTAGCCACAGCATCCCTTAAAACCAATTGTGTTTTAAATTTGAGATGGAGTCGATCCTGAACGCCGCAGCTCTCGACATCTGGCGCAACCTGGGCCCGGGCTATTCCGAGTCGGTCTATCATTGCGCGTTCGAGGTGGCGTTGCGAAACCAAACCATCTATTATGAGACCGAGCGGATAGTGCCGGTCTATTACATGGGTCAGAATGTGGGCCATGTCCGGGCGGACCTCATAGTGGACCGCAAGATCGTGCTCGAGCTCAAGTCTGTCGGCAAGCTGAATGAGCAATATCGAATTCAGACCCGAAATTACCTCAAGCTTCTGGACCTCGAGGTGGGCTACCTGATCAACTTCCCGGACAAGAACGGCCCCATGGAGTTCGAACGCATCGAGCGCGAGCGGCCTGCAGCCCCGGCCCTGGACCCTATTGACTGCTAACTATTGCGTCTTAATGAATTCCCATTGTAATTCACGACAAATTCTTTCCCAAATCTGGTCTTGAATGTAGAGCTTCTCCCGACTCTTGAGTAGGGGGAAGCACGGCAGGTACTCGTCGAACCCCAGTAGCTCCACCATCTTATAAAGTGTATAGCTGTAACTTAAAAAGTTTTTGCGATTTGCTGGTTTGTGCTTCTCGAACGGTGCCTGAATCTTATGGAACATAAGACGCAGCTTGTCCTCTAGTTCTTGTGGCATCGTTGGAGGAGTGATACCGTTTAATATGGATGTTATGTATGGTACATGCTCGTAGTACTTGGCGTAATTGAGCTTCTTGAGTAGGGCCTTGACCTTCTCATGAGTAATCTCGGATAGATCCTTGATTTTACACTTTTTGAATTCTGAACGCAATTTCTCATAAACCTCTTCGGGGACGCTCGTCGACTCCTTGGCTTGGAATTGACTGATCCATTCGTTAAAGTGATTCTCGCGTTTGTACGAGTACGCGACGTGCTTCTCCATCTCCTGCTCCTCCTTGAAACCGACTTCTTCACTGAGGACATACTCGGTCGCTCCACATTCCAGGCAAATCTCTTCGCTCGCCACCTCGTCCAACTGCCGAGAGTACATCACCCCGCAGTTGGGGCATGGCCGGTCATGGACCCCGCCCGGCCGGGCTATTTCGTTATGTTCATTTTCAACCTCGGCTAGGTACTTTTTATATATGTCCTTGCGCTGCACACCTCGACGCCCGGTCACCTTGAGGTTCGCCACCTGTACAGTAGATTCCGCACTCTCACCGACCCCGGTATATTCTCGAATAATAGGAATGCAGGACAGGATGTAATCGACCATTTCATCTTGACTGTTGCAGCTGTTTATTCGAGAATGGTACTTGGCCTCCATTCCTTAAATACCAGACTTTTTTTTAAACTACTCCATTTGTGGAACTAAATAGAACTTTAAATCTCCCAAATTTGCAATTGTATATCGGAAGATAATTGGCATGTTCTCATTTTCAGAGTCCTGCATAAGCTGAACGCTCGAGCACATATTCGTAGCCTTTGTGAATAAGTTGATATACTTGAGACTAAATACATTACCGGTCCGTTTGACATCCTCGGGGAACTCGAGCAGGGTCGTCTGGTCCGCAAAGTCTCCTAGACAGCTGAGCTCTAGGGTCGTTCCATATCGGATAATATTCATATTAACCGCCAGGTTGCTCATGTCCCGGGTCACCTTCTGGAAGTCGACCGAGGGCATGGTCGTGACGACATTCATATTGATCGTAGGGAGCTCGAGCATGTCCTCATTGATGTCCAGTAACTTCAGTTTGAATTTAGTGGATGATTTCTTATTCGAATTGCAAATTACTAGTTCCATGTAATCCCGACCCTCCACCTTCATCTCGAGCGTGTCCTGGTTCGTGACCGACTTGAGCAACTTGTATACATTGGCCATATTCAGACCGGCTATAACATCCGAAGGGCAGTCGTACTCCTCGAAGTTCTCGGCGGCCAGAGTCATGTGGACGAGCGTGACGCGGGCCGTGTCGAGCGTCAGGATATGAATGCCCTTTTCAGTAAAGTACACATTAACATCATTAATGATATCCTTTAGGACCTCAAATACGGACTTGAAGGCTGCGGCCTGTATAGTTTTCAGATGCATGCCTATTTTACGCGTTAATTCTCTAAGCCCGGGATTTTTGGAATGCGTCCGTCACGCTCATGCTAATTTTCTCCTCCAATTCCTTGGTTATTACCGGCTGAAGGGACTCCCCAAAAAGCTCCAGCTCGAACATATTCGAGTGTTGAGAACCGTCCAGGTTGGCGCAGGCCGCGCCAGAATCCCATGATTCGAATTCACATGGGATCATGGACACGAGCCACGCCTTCACTTCGGCTCCGACGCACATTTTTCCTTCGTTCGTAACGAGTGTGGGAACGCGCGTAATCTTCTTGGATGGGACGCCGGCCGTGTTCACATTGTGAAAACGGACAATCTCTATGAGAGCCGGCTGGGACCGAATGAACTCTATTATCTCGCCGGACCACTTGCATCTATCAGAGTAGACCAACAAGGCCATTTATTTAGGTCCATTTTTTTTCACTCAATCTTTTTCGCGGTCTAGAGTAATATGAAGGACGCTATAATCTTCACACTGGTCGTCGTGCTCCTGTTTCTTATTTTCAATGGTTCAAAATTAGATACCTATACTGATGATGCGGCGGTGTCCGGTGAAGCCGTACCTCCTGATGTGATACAGGCTATTATAGAAAAGGTCCAGGAGGCTGACCCGGATATCGTGCCGCTCGAGACTCTCTTCGTCAACTCCAGAGGAAATGGCGACTACACGGCGCGTTTAATGTTCTTCAATACCCGTAGCTTTACTGGACATCAATACGATGTGGAAGCTCAGGTCGGTCAGGACGGGACCGTGGGTATCCTGTCGACGACCGCGGCGGCACGCCCGATGGACCGCTCGTACGAGCCGGACAAGTACAAATCTTGGGAATCGGTCCAAGAGGGTCTGGATTCTCAGCTCAAATCCCTCCTGTCCAAGCAGACCAGCCAAGTGCCCAAGAACGGTCCGGCACCCTACGACGCGACAATGGCGGCCGAAAATTTGAAGACGCAGTAATAGGATGGCCACAACAGCCAAAGAAATGCTCGCAAAGGAAAAGGCCCGACAGGATGTGCGAAAACAAACTTACAAAGCCATGCTAGAACAATTTTGCCGTAAAATTCGTTCGGCCGTGGATCTTGGACAGCGAGATTGCGTGGTGACCGTACCCCCTTTCATAGTGGGGTTTCCTAAATACGACCTACCCAAGGCCGTCATTTATATGTGCCGTCAGCTCCAAAGACTAGGATACATAGTAAACTTGGTCGGTCCTTTGGATATCCAGGTCGAGTGGAGGCGCTCGACCATGACCGCGTATGAGCATGAAGAGGCCGATCCGATAGCCCACCTCCCCAGTCTAGCGAACCTACAGAAAACGGCCCAGAAGTTGCGTGTAGTCAAGAAGAAATAAGTTCTGCCTGAGTAATAGATATGGATCTGCTCAATGAGTCCGAGCGCCGTTTCACCAAGAAACTATGTGACGCCATGATTCCCGTGATGATCGAAGCATTCTGGGAAATATGGCTCGAGGCCCAGAAGGAGGCCAAGGGCAAGAACCTGACGAGGGTGTTCCAGGAGCTCCTGAGAGGCGTCAAGACCTGGAACTCTTCAATTTCACTCAAAAATACAGAATCGATCGTCAAGAATCAACCGTTGTTCCCGAACCTCCTCGCGGCCGTGTTCGTCATCCATGTCAAGATCCTGAGTGCGATCCGTACTGATAAAAAGTCCAAAAAGATATGCATCAAGCTTCCGGCCAATGATGTGTTCGTCCAGCGGTGCTATGAGCTGTGCGCCAAGGATCTCTACGAGAATCCCCTTATCATTACCGAGAACAATACCGAGGCGGTCCGGAACGAGGATATGAACCGGCGCTTCCAGAAGAACATCATGGTGGTCATCGAGGACCTCGTGCCTACGGCCGAGATTCTCAATACTTACCTGCCGTTACCAGCGGCCGGTGAGGATCTCAATATGGATCACGACGACGCCGACGAGGAGGATCCCATGAATGAGGACGAGGTCCCTGAAATCGATGACCCCGGGTCCATCGACGCCATCCCTACGAACATGGAATTCGGCAAGACTCCGGGCGGGGTCGATTCTACTGTGACCGTCAACAATTCATTGACGCCGCCGAATGTGCCGGCCGGTACCCCAGCCCCAGAGGCGACCAAACTCCCAGAGCAGACTCTATTCGATGATGCACCGGACGCGGGTCCGCGCCGTATCGAAAAACTTGGCTAATAACAATGGACCAGTACTTCCGAGAGCCGTTTAGTGCGGCCGTTATCGCGGCCGCGGCCGTGATGGCGTACATTTTCGCGACATCCAAAATGAACGGTAAGGAGAAGGTTAAAAATTCAGACTATATAAAACCGGCCTTTCTCGTAGGCCTGCTTGTCTATTTCATAGTGGGCCAGGCGAAGGGTTCACATGAAGCCCCACTTCGCGAGCCATTTTAAAGGCTTAAGGATTTCAAAATATAATTCAAGTATAATGACGACCGTCAGTGCATTCAATGAAATGATGGGTCAGTTCCTCGGGGAACTCGTGCAGACTTTTCCCGACGAACCAGCTCTTAAAGAGGCGCTGGACAAGCCGAGAGATCGATCGACTCTGGATAATTTCATGAAGGACATGACTCCGTGGGCGAATCAGATGATGGCCAAGAGCGACGAGTTCTTCACGGACCAGAACGAGTTCGCCAAGAAGCTCACGCTCGATTCAATTTGGAAGAAGGAGGAGTGTACAGAGAACACCAAGAACGCCATCTGGCAGTATCTACAGACCATGTATATGCTCGCCACGACCATCAACATGTTTCCGCCCGAGACCCTGACTATGATCGAGTCGGCCGCCGAGACTTGCGCCAAGAACATGCAGGCCGGCGGTGGCGCCCTCGACGAGCGCTCTCTCATGTCCGGCATGAACAACATGCTGGCTCAGATGATGGGTGGCGGCGCCAACCCTTTCGCGGCCATGATGGGTGGCGATGATGGCCAACAGGAGGCCCCTCGTCGGGACCCGCGGTCGGCCCCGCGGCCCAAGCTCAAGGGGAGACCAAAGAAGAAGTAAAAACATTTCTAGGTCAATAACAGAATGGACCCAGCAAGCCTCTTCAAAAGTGACGAGCTCCTCATGTTCTGGCCGACCGCTCGCCAGTCGGCCCGGGAGCGCGTGTCGTCGACCGCTCGGTTCGTGATCTACGCTACCCTGATAATTTATGTCATAAATAAAGATCCGCGCGTGTTCGCTCTCGGGGCGCTCGTTTTGGCAATTCTGTACTACCTCTGGACGACCAATATGATAAAGGACGGCAAGCTCCGCGCGACTTTCAGCGATGACCGCGCCTCGAATATGTTCCGTGATGAGGTTACAATGCCGACTCTGGACAACTCAATGGGTAATGTCCTATTGACGGATTACACTGACTACCCGGACCGGCCCGCGGCCGCTTGGTACCCCAGTATGCGTCAGAATGTCCAGGCGGCCTGGAGCCAGATCCACCCCTTCGAGCGTGTCCGCGATGCCGAGCGCAATTTCTACCCGACCGCATCGAGCACCATACCCAATGATCAGAATGCATTCGCGCAGGCCGCCTACGGGCGCAAGTTCGCCCCTATGTGCAAGGATCAGGGCGGGGCGGCGTGCGATATAGGAAACTCCCAGTTCCACTTCCCAGAGAGAGTGCAGATGCGCGGAGGAAACTGAAGCTGGAACTTTTTCGCGGCCTACATTAATAATGCCGACGCTGAATGCCGCTCCGGTGGTTCTTCAGCCCGAAGTGTGGATGGGACCGGCGACCGTTGTCCTCAAGGATCTGGCCGATGCGAGCTCGGCTCTGCGCGAGCGCACCACGACCGGGTGGACCAAGGGATGGACCGAGCAGTCGTACGATTTCCCGAACAATTATGTAGATCTCCCTCTGCGTGTGCAGTCGGTCGATCCCATGAGCACTTACGCCATGGACCAGAACGATCGCTTTACTCAGCGCTACCTGACTAAGAAGTAATTTTCTGAGTCAATACTAATATGGACCCTTTGGCCCTTGCAGCAGTTGTGGGTCTTGTGTTTGCCGGTAAGAAGTTTTCGGATGAGGGTGAGTCCACCCAAAAGCCGTCATGCAGATCACCGCCAACCACGAAACCGATTACCAGACGCCAGCTCGATCTCATGGCTCACCCAGCCGATCATGCGGCCGACTATTTTGACCTTAAAATTATGACCCCGGATCTTGGTCGCCGGATTGGCGATTTCCGCCTTACACCCAAGCAGGAAGTAGAGAACCTGGGCGACATCTCCAAGATGGCCAATCGCTATCCGCACGGTCAGCCCGTGTATGATCTTTCGACCCGTCAGTATGTCACGAATAAGATGAACAACCTTCCTCCGATCGAGCGCCAAAATGTCGGCCCTGGTTTGGGTGTCGGTTCGGATGTCGCGGCGACCGGTGGTTTCCATCAGTACTTCCGGGCTATGCCGACCAATGTCAACGAGGAGAAGCTCACGACGCTTCCCGGAGGCATGGGGCCATCCGACGCCGTCGTCAAGAATGGCGGGACCGTCATGGGTGATGTGACCCATCAGGCCAAGGACAGCAAGGCCTGGTATCGTCAACCCGCCGAGGGCCGGGCCGGTGGCCAAGGTGGCGCCGTTACAGGCGCCGAGGGCCGTCCGGACTTTCTCAGAACCCGCCGAACGACCATTCGACAGGAGACGGGGCCTAGAACCGATACCCAAGAATTCGGACCGGCCCAGTACAAGGTTTCTCAGCCATACGCGTCCGGTACCGCATGCTACACCGACAAGGCGCTTACCCGTATGAGCGGTAATCGCGAGGGTGAGAACCGAGCCGGAAACGCCCAGCGCATGAATGTCCGCAATGATCCAGTGAATCAGGTCGGTGCCATGACGGCCCTCCGGTCCGAGTCGGTGCCCATACCGGTCGGTCCTATGAATGGCGCTCGTTTCCAGAACTACCAAGCACCAGAATTCGACAAATTTTGTGAGAAGAAGGGTAATTATAATCCTCTGGCGAGCAACGCCAACCTGGATGTGGCCATCCTCCAACTCGAAAAGAATCCGGTGGCCCAACCCGCGCTTGCGGTCGTCTGAGAGTTCACTAAAAAAATATAGCCTAACTGTAAAATGAGCGGAGGTATCGTTCAACTTGTCGCGACTGGTGCTCAGGACGCTTGGCTGACCGGCAAGCCGGAGATTTCTTTCTTCCGTTCCAACTACAAGCGTTATACCCACTACGCTAGCTCGGTCGAGCGTCAGATTGTTCAGGGAACCCCCATCGCGGGCGGCATCTCCACGATCCGCTTCGAGAAGAAGGGCGACCTGCTGAGCTATGTCTATTTCTCGGCGCGCGACGGTGCCGGTTCCCTGTGCCCAGTCGTTGACTGGTCCAAGGTGATCGACAAGGTCGAGCTGCTGATCGGTGGCCAGGTGGTCGACACCCAGGACTTCACTTATTCGACCGCGATCGAGCCGGTAACTGGCGCCCAGACCCACAACCAGCGTCTGCTGATCGGTAACAGCGGGAACAATGTCAGCCCGTCCAACGGTACCAATGCCTTCTACCCTCTGAAGTTCTTCTTCTGCAAGGACTGGTCCGTGGCTCTGCCCCTGGTGGCACTTCAGTTCCACGATGTCGAGCTGCGCATCACCTGGTCGGGCAACCTGGCGACTGCCACGAGCTTCAACGCCGCGGCGGCCTCTACGAACTACAATAACATGGAGTACATCTGCTGGTCCAGCTTCGTGTACCTGGACCAGGCCGAGCGCGACTACTTCGCCAAGACGGCCCAGGACCTGCTGATCACCCAGGTCCAGCGCACACTGGTTCTCGGCTCCCAGACGACCCAGGAGCTGGCACTGGCCCAGCCCGTGAAGTTCATCGCCTTCCAGACGCCAAGCTACGGAACCGTGTACAACACGGGTGGCGGCGTGGGCCAGGGCTCGGCGACGACCAAGGACTACCAGATCAAGACCCAGGTGAACGGCGTGGATGTCGGTGAGTACCGCCACCTGCCCCACTGGGTCGATGTGGCCCAGTACTTCAACACCCCTTACGGTTACCTGCCGAACGGCGTCAACGCCGGCACGGCCCAGGTCGGCATCATCAGCTACTGCCTGGACACGGCCAAGCTGCAGCCGACAGGTACCCTCAACTTCTCCCGCCTGGACACCTACCGCATCCTGGTGCCACCGGCGACCACCATCGGCACGCTGCTCACCAGCACTTACCTGTACGCCGTGAACTACAATGTCCTGCGTATCCAGAACGGCCTCGGCTCGGTCCTGTACGCCAACTAAATTCCTATTAAAATTCAAAATGCAACTGTGGCACTGGTTGCTGATCATTGGTCTAGTCTTTTTGGTGAGTTACAATCCTCGTACGGGAAACCTGACTAAATATTTTGAATCCGAAATATCAGTAGAGGCCAAACATGCCTCGAGAGCGTCACAAAGCAATAGCGATACCGATGAGCACAATCAATGATGTCCAGCACTTCCTGCTCGTCCATGACAGACGGTACCGGGAATGGACATTTGTCACAGGCGGGTGTCGCCGCCGCGAGGTCTATAACCCACTTCGGTGTGCTATTAGAGAACTCGAGGAGGAGACGCGCGGCGTGATCAATTTAAAAAGGGGGTCCTACTCCTGTTTTAAATTCGTCACAGACACACCAGAACCTCGTGATGTCGAGGATGGTGTTACCGTAATAAATCACTATCATGTATATGTTTTCAATTTACCAATGACTTCTATAGAGCACAGACACATCATGAGAAGATTCACAGAGGAAAAGCACGCCATGGAGGGGAACATGGTGCCGTACCGCAAGAATTATGATGAGAATGATGATTGTAAATTCGAAAGCATCGATGAGATATCAGGGCGTCAGGACCTATGGCCCATGATCAGGGCGCATGTCATCTCCAACCCTGAATTTCACAGGGCAATTCAGACGACCCACTGGACCCCGTTTAATTTGCGAAATTGATTCCTTGTAAATAATTAGCATGACTCGTTCCAAGGAGGAGTTCGCGACGATCCTGGTGAGCCTGCGGGGATCCGGCGAGGACCCGAAGATACTTGCACAGGAGATGACCCTCCGTAAATTGTGTTACGAAATTGAGAAGGCCGAGGAGGAGGCGGCTGCCAGAAAGGCCGAGGAGGAGGCCAGAGCGGCCGAGAAGGTCGAGAAGGTCGAGAAGGTCGAGAAGGTCGAGAAGCCCAGTTCAAAAGTCAGACCGATTTGGGGTTTTCTCACACACGATTCCGATTCTGATTGATTTAGAGAATTAACTAGTATAAACAGTAATGTCAATCGATAGATGGCGCGTCCCCAAGGGGCCGGCGACCCATGTCCTCATGGACGGTGGGATCCTGGCCGTTCCCCCTGAGGAGACGAACCAATTCCACATGGCCTATATAGAGGCCACGAGTAACGGTAAAAAACTTTACGTGGTCGAACAGAAAACTGATAAATTTCGGTTCTTTGTAGACCTGGATTACAAGGCCCCTGAAAAGTTGTCAGACTCGGACCTTCTACAATTTTGTTCCATAATTCACGAAGTCGTTGGGGTTGGTAGATGCCTGATAGCCAAGGCCCAGCCTAGACCTGTCAAGGAAGGCATCAAGTCCGGTGTGCATATTCACTGGCCGGACACGGCCGTGACCAGAATTGAGGCTCTGAATTTGAGATCAAAAATCATAGCAAGTTTGGGTGAGGGGCCGTGGGACCGTATCATTGACGCATCGGTCTATGGCGGTTCCGGGCTTCGTATGCTCTGGTCACATAAGAAACCAACGGGCGACCCGTATGTTCCATGGAGAGCCCTTGGATCTTCCGAAGATTTTTCAAAGGTCCCGGATGCGGACACTCTTGCTCTATTCGCGGTCAGAATTGAGGGTCTCGACGATGGGTCCACGGCCGGACCGGTTCTGGATCACAGCTCATTCGAAGAGTTCGTCCATAGGTGCTTTCGCAATCAGGAGCGCACGCGCATCAAGCGCATCCAACGACACGATCACGACGGGTGGTACGCCCAGACCGATTCACACTGGTGCGAGAATATTAGGCGCGAGCACAAATCAAATCATATCTGGTTTTCCATAAGGTCCGGCCGCGTCTCCCAGCGGTGCTTCGATGAGGAGTGTCGCGAGTTTCAGGGCCCCGAACATATTCTTCCTCCATCAATAGTAGAACAACTCAATGATGTTGCTGTTGTGGGTAGCCCTTCTAATAGTTTTGTTCTGGATTTTCTTCCCGATGGGGCCGGGCGTTCGGTTCAGGAAGTACGCCGTGCGGGTCCATCCCTATTCGGGCCTGGACCCAGAGAGCTGGAAACGGTTTTTGGAAAATCTCAACCTGTTCGAACGGTCGGTTTCCGAGTCGAACCTTGATGAGGCCGCTACGAATCTGTACGCGACGGTCGAGAATATACGGGACATTTCACTGGCCGTGCGGAGAGCCGATGATGGGGAACATCAGGAGGTGCTCGATACGATAGCGAATGAGCTTGGTTACGAAGGAGAATTCATCATAAATCAAGAAGCTCTAGCAAAGGGTTATCTCTTCTTCCCAAAGTACTTAAACGATTCGCTCATAGACTATCCAGAAAATGTCGACCCCCAAAACACCGGACCAGTCCGCTCCCACGGACAGTAATGCACAGCGCACGCGCTCTGGGCGCGTCTCCAAGCCTCCGGAGCGCTACGAGCCTGTCGAGCAGGTCGAGGACGATTACAACGACGACGAGTATGATTCGGACGAGTCCGACATCCACACGGACGATTCATTCAACGAGGATTCCGACGAGGAAACTGACGAGGATGACGCTGATGAAGATGGAAATCTGGAGGGGTTTGTAGTGCCAGATAAAAGCGAGAGCGACTCTGATGATAGTGATGGAGAATCTGCCGTTCCTGTCAAAAAGCGAACCCCAGCAACAAAACGCCCAGTTAGAAAATGAATGGGTACGCGAGGAGCAGCGTTTTCAGCAGTTCAGTGAGCCCAAGAAGGACCCGTTTGACATGTTGAAGACGGCGAACCCGGTCGCACTTATTCTTTTGGGTATAGTTATTGGTACGCTGATCGTGAGTATGAGACCGATCGTAGTACAGGCTAGCGGCAGGTAGGATTGCAGCAGGTCGGATCGCATGCGTACTTGACACCATCTATTACACGCCCACAAATATACATATTATCCCTACCCTCAAGTGACCTGAAGGCCCGCTCCTTCATATCCGGGGGTGCCGCGACTCCTGGAGTGGGGGTGGTGACCCTGATATCAGTATCATCCATGCACTTGCACCCATTACAATATGCATAAGTTTTTGCGAGAGTCCCCATGGCTTTCGCTTCTTCGGCTTGACGGCATGCATTCTTTAAGTTCATTAACCTAGTGGCCTCTGTGAAACTCCAAGGGTCCTTGCTCGCCGCGAACGCGTCATCGAATGTCGTGCACTCGGCGAGATTATCATCTATATTCGGTTCGTTAATACGATAAAGCCAGGCCGTACCTGAACTCGAATCATTACCTGTAAATTCACCTATATCACCGACCCCAAGATTCTTAGTATCCTCTTGGAGGAATCCGATCCATGGATTTTCGCGGGTCTGCGTTTCTGGCTCCATATCACGGAACAGTTCAAACTGATTGTCGTACGCGGCGACCGGCTGGCTCGATGCATAGAAAGGAGGTGGAAAACGGTCATATACTATATACGCCAGGAGCGCCACTATTATGATCCCCAAAATTATGGAGAACATCCTACATTTTACTTATATTTTTACTTGGGCTCTGGCTCCTCCTCGAGGTCCGGCTCCTCTGGGATGGTCGACTCGGCCTTGCGCCGTGCAATCTCGGCGGCGATGCGGTCATCGGCCAGCTTCACCAGCTCGGGCATGTCCTTGTCCGGGAACTCCTTCTTAAGGTCATCCAGGAGATCCGCCGGGTGAGGAATCGGCGGCACATCCGGCTTGTTGTAGAACTTGGAGTTCTCGTCGGCCGGGTCGATGAATGGCGTGTCGCTGCCCGGTAGAGGCTTGGCCATCATGTCACGCTTGCGCTTCTCGAACATAGCCGAGGCGGCCGCCTGATTCTGACGATACTTGGACATGATCTCCTCGAGCTTCTCATTCTGATAATGAACATCCTCGATCTGATCACGCTGAGGAGGAATCAGCAGCCACTTGTACATGTCTACCACATAGATGTCGACGAGTGCATCATCCTTCTGTAGGCGCTTGGCGTGCGTCGCCGCCTCCTCACGCGTCGAGAAGCAACCACGGATCTTCATACCGAGTTGCTCATTTTTCTGGGGCATATCAGGCCCCACGAAAGAGATGCATGCAAAAAGCTGTCCTGGCACGGTCAGGTAGTCCTGCTCGAGAGTACCCATATAAAAGTAGAGGACGCTTATTTTTTAAGCCAATGGACGAACTCAGAAAACTTCACAATGGAGCCAAAAAGGAACTAATTACCAAATGGGTCCGGCGGGGATCATCCTGCCTGGACTGTGGATGCGGTCGTGGCGGGGACTGGTGGAAGTGGAAGGCGGTCGGCGTCCGGGTCACTGCTATCGATCCGGACGCAAATTCACTCATAGAAGCCAAAAAACGGGCCGAGGACATCGGTCTGGATGTCAAGTTTCTCGGTCAGGGCGACATTCGCCAGGCGGCCCAGGCGGGTCCATTCGATGTAGTATGCTACAATTTTGCAATTCATTACATAGTCGACAGCTGGGCCGAGTCCCTGGAGGCCCTGGAGCGTTCCGTAAAACCAGGCGGTATGCTCATCGGGATCACACCCGAAAAGGACCGGGCCGAGGCTATGGTCGGGTCCGATTCCAGGTTCCAAGACGCCCTCGGGAATGAATTCGAGATTAGAAATGGCCGACTGATGGTCAGGCTAGCGGACGGGCCGTTCTATGCGGACGGGCCCAAGGAGGAGCCCCTTCTGGACGCGAGCAGTTTCCACGAAGCCCTGGTCGCTAGGGGATTCCAGCGGGTTGTGTGGGAGCCCATGCTGAAGCGACCCAACGGACTGGTCTCGGATTTGTACTCAAAATTTGTCTATCGTAAACTTAGATGAAGTGGTGGTGGGTGCTCATCGCCATTCTGGTCCTGATCATAATTTTGATTTTGATTTTTGACCGGCAGGCCAATATGCTCAGAGAGCTCAAGTCTAGGTATCGAGCCATGATAGAGGTTCTCCGTAAAACAGGCGACCCCCTATGGAAGCCCGTACTCAACGAGGCGATCATTACGGGAATCCAGGGGAAGAAGGATGGCGTTATAGGGTCCAATGTGAACAAGGGGTATGAAATTTACATCTGTCTGGACGGAGACGATGTAAATTCGGCCATGTACATCCTGATCCATGAAATGGCTCACATGACCGTACCCGAGTACGATCACACTACGGCTTTCTGGACGAATTTCAAAAAGTTAAAGGAAATTTGCATACAGGCCGGTCTTTATCAAAAGGGCGGCGAACGCAATTACTGCGGGGACACTATCCGAGATTAGTTCACTTCTCGGTCAGGAATTTACGAGCAAAATAGAAAATGATCGCGGCGATCAGGGCTGTGACGGCCAGGCCGGTGAGGGATGGCGTGCCATTCTCCCCGAGGAACTTGGGCACCATAGTGCTCAGCTTTCCCTGCACCGGCTTGGAGAAGGCGATCACCGCCGCCACGCCCGCCAGGGCCGCGAAGTACTGATCATCATTGAGTCCGAATGGATTCTTCGACGAGCTCGATCCGCCGCCACCCTGTTGGGCGGTCTTGGCGGATGGCGCTGGGCGAATAGCATAGGCCGAGCCTTGAACTTCATCCTGGAGCATCTGCCCCGGACCCTGAATTACATCCTCAATAGATGATGAAAAGTCCGCCATTTGAGATTCGTCAATCTTTTTTTCACGGCTATCCATCAACAGACCGGTCGGCACCCCTTTCGCATCGGACTCGGGCTGACGAGCAAGTTCCTCCTCGATAGTCATGTTGATCGGGGTCGATGACATATCCTCATTAGGATTGTAGGTCAGCATTTAATTTTGGTCCGGAAAAGAACGAAACGAAAAGTCCGCGCTTTACTTCGTCTTTTTGACTATGACGGTGGATCCGCCTCGCCTTCTGGGCATTTCGACCGCTGGTCGGGGTGCGGCTGCCGCTCGTGGATTATAGTGGCGTTGGTGATAGTTCCAGAATGCCGGCCCGCCGACTCTGAAACCGCGCCGAACCGGAGCCTTATACCAGAAGACGCAGTCCGTGATCTTGTTAGACTTGCTCGTGTTATCCAGGACGAGGCATTCGTAGTTCTCGGTACAGGCGTCCATGACCTGTGCAAACTGATCAAAGGTCGGGAACACACCAAAGAAAGCCTTGTAGAGGTTTTCACGGTTCTGACGGACATTGTCGCGCAGCGCAAATACATAGTCCACATTAGTACGGATCATAGGCGTCATATCCATGCAATACTGGGTCGTCATCATGAAGAATATCTTCCAGTGGCGTCCGTTCATGAAAAGCTGGCGGATCGCTATGTCCCGCATGAATGCACGATCGTACATGCAATCATCCATGAGGATGAAAACTGGCGTGCACTTTCCGACCGCCAGGAGTTTCTTCTGGCGCTCGATTATCTTCTCGATAGCATCACGGTTGTAATCTCCAAAAACGAACAGGTCCGGGATGAACTGCTTGTAATATCCGTTACCCTCTTCGGTACCGGACATTGCAATACCCGCCGGCAAGTGGCGCTTGTGCCACAGAATATCCGTCACAAGGGTCGACTTGCCAGTACCGCGCTTGCCTATGAACACACAGACCTTATCATCGGCCATTCGACTCGGGTCGAATTTTCTGAGCTGTAAAGCCATCCTTTAATTTACGAGCAAAATTAAGAGCCCCCTGAAGCGCGCCGAGGGTAGATAAAAGATATTTTGTTCTACTAGAGATGTCCGCTGGATACATTCAATTGGCGGCAATTGGACAGCAGGATGCTTATCTCACAGGAAGCCCGCAGGTGACCTATTTTTCAGGTGTCTACCGTAGACACACTCCTTTCGTCCTCGAGGCTTATGATATCCCCTTCCAGGATCAAAGAGTCGTCTACGGTAAAAATAACATATGTAGAATTCCCGCCAAAGGTGACCTGGTCCGAGGTATGACTCTTAAAATGGCCCTCCCGGCATTATATGATTCTGGAAATTTCTGGTCCTGGCCTACTATTCCGGTCACACCCCATTTCATAGTAGACGGGTCCATCAGTGTGTCATCGTATATACCCGACACGCCTCCTTCGACTGGCGCCTTGGGTTCATGGTTCACCGGCGTTTTCGACACTTATGTTTCTTATAGCGACTCCTTGAACACATGGATTTTCCAGAATTGCTCGACTGTAGAATTCGATGGTCTGTCTGGTGTGTTCTGGGGCCTGGATCCAAAGAATTTCTCTTCAAAAACAGCCTATGGAAATCTTGTGTATACAGTATCGACCACGCGCCCGGGTGATTTTTCACTTGAGCAATCCGGATGGGTCCGAACACCCGCCGTACCTCCACCTAATCCCCTGACCGGTATGTTCATAAATTTGAACCAGCCTCTACCTCTTACAGGGCCTTCATTCATAAATTTCCAAAGCACAAATTCTTCTGGTCCTTACTGGATTAATATAGAACAATCTTCAGAGTACTATACTATAACTCCACAAGGAAGGATTTCTTTCTTGTATGCCGGGGCATATGTCCTAGTGGCCGGATTCACCGTTTCATCCGGCTCGGTCCAGAGCGTATTGTACGGCTCTACATCCACCGGAGATGGTCAGCCATTGAACCCTGTGAATTTTCAATATCAATTCGATTTTCGCGTGTCGCCCGACCCTTCGAGTCCTGCGGTCATACCTATAACAGTCACGGACACAAGTCAGAAATACTATTTCTATGTGCAGACCAGCGGGGCCGGGCTGAGTCCGGGAACCTACTTTTCTTTCAGTCACGCTAATGAAATTTACAGCATAAATCAATCAACTTCACTCCCATCGACCGATAGCCTAATCCCCCTTTACGGTAATGTCAACCCTCCAGTTGATACCGATTTGATTCTCGATTCTAATTCAGAATTCAGTTTCACCCGACTAGGTCAGTACTTGTTGTCGGGTGTGTTGTCGGTGGAATCGGGTTATGTGTCGAATGTGGCCATATGGGAAACGGACAATCTCATTTACAACTATGAAATGACTATGCAAGGCCGAGACCCGACTTTCGCGTTTAGCATGCCAATCATAGCAAGCGATCCGGCCTATAAATACCACATAAATGTGGCCACTACCGAGACGACCAGTCTGACTACCTATTCATTTTTCGTCATAAAACAGACGGGCGTCCTCACATCACAGACTCCTCAAGTTATTTTACCTCAAAATGGCCTTCTTTTCCAGTCGAATGTTTCGACCGTCACGGCGCCGCTCGACCTGGCGCAAAATTTCACTTCAAATGGCGCCTCCCTAGTCGCGAGTGTTACTTCGACCGGAGCCCTAAGTTTCAGCAACACGGGAGTTTATATGATGACGGCCGTATTCCAAACTGCCGATCAGATAAGCAGTATATCATTCGGGCCCAACACCTATCCGGTCAGTCTGGGGCTCTTGCCACCCTATACAGTGACCGTGCCATTACAGGTAACGGACACCACTCAGAATTATTCAATTTCAATTGCTCCGACCGCGACCACAATGACTTCTATCACATTTATTTCTATTCAATATTTGGCTTCAAATACTTTTACAGAGGAAGCCCAGGTTCAAAATTTCACCTATTACGATTCGGTAGGTACATGGGCTATAAAAACGGCCGAACTCAAGATCGGAGGTCAGACTATAGAGACTCTTACCGGTGAGTATATAGAATTATGGAATGACCTAAATGTCTCTTATGAGAACCAACCCGGGCTCAAACTGCTGACGGGCAAGGGCGACACGAGCGTCATTTACCCTCCAGGTCGAACTTACTATGTTAATCTCCCCTTTTACTTTTTCGGGCATTCGGAGCTGTCTCTGCCGCTTGTGGCGCTTGACCGGCAAGATGTTGAAGTTCATATTACATTCAGGGATTTCAGTGAACTCACCAGTGCCATGTTGGACGCCCCTACGCTCGACGCAACGATCATCACGGAGTATGTCTACCTTTCGGATTCCGAAATTAACTGGTTCAGGCGTTCATCTCTTGATTATATAATTACTCAGATCCAATACCAGTCATTTGACCTTCTGGCAAATTTCCAAAACTCAATTTTCAATATTGATTTTAAAAATCCAGTCCGAGAGCTGTTCTTCGTTATCCAGCCAGTAACAAATGGACCGTGGGACTATTCGAACAACGGCCTACTGAGCCTGGGTCTGAGTTTCAACGGCGAAGATGTCTTCTCGACCGACACGACCGATAACATATATGTCGGCTCATTGGAGCCTTTTAATCATTATCCTAATTTTCCGACCCGTGACTTTTACACTTATTCGTTCACAACAGCGGTCGACTCTCCAAAGCCATTCGGACAGATCAATTTTAGTCGTATAAACCAGGTTTTACTAACCCTGAACACGAGCCCCTATTATATTCCAAAACAGTTCCGCGTAATGGCCAAAAGCTATAATGTACTGCGGGTATCGGACGGCATGGCCGGCCTCATGTTCAATATCTAAAAATAAGTTCTACGGGACTATTAGATATGGCCGCCCGTGCCAACTTGACTTTTCTAGGTCAGGAGGATATAGAATTGAGCTCGGACCCTCAAGTTACTTATTTTGTCGAAAAATACCAAGGTCAGACTCTTTTCACTTCCCGTGTCATACGAGTGCAACAACCGACCGACCCTGGAATAGTCTTCGGGACCGAGCGATACATCGACATACCAAACATAGGTGACCTAGTAACTAAAATGTACCTGAAAATTAGAGTACCGGATGAATATATAGATGCCGTATCCGTCATAGATTCAACAGGTACACTCGCACTGGACTTCGTCGAGCTTTATGTGGGTAGTCAACTTATAGAGAGAATAAGCGGCGAGTTCATCTCTATGAAATACGATGTCGAGGTCCCTACGAGCAAGCAGGGCACCCTGAGCGCCATGATCGGCAAGACCGGCAATTCACCCACGGCCGTAAATTCAAGTTACACAATTCCTCTACCATTTTCTATATTAGAAAAGGGTCTCCCTCTGTGTGCAATCCAGCAGCAAATCACATTCAGAGCAAAGACCAATCCGTCGAGCCTATTCATATACCCTGGAAATCCGGATGTAGAACCGAGTCTTCCTCTTACGGCCGAATTGCACTGTGAATATACCTACATTTCGGACGAGGAGATAAGATACATAAGGTCGAAGCCTCAGATTTACCTCTTCCAGCAGCTCCAGCTCGAAGAATACTTTGCGTCACAGGGGACCACCAATGTCGTGTGTCAATTGGATTTCACCAATCCCGTTTCAGAATTGTATTTCGTAATTCAGAATGATTCTGCATTAGGGTACGACTATGGTCTCGAGGCCTATATAGATCCTGATACAGGCGAGTACACCCAGGGGACATCCGATCAACTTTCCTTCCTGACTTTGCTTTTTAACGGGACGGACCGTATTTCGGTCGAAGTCGGAACGCCCTTATTCCTAAGAGTAATTCAGGGACTTGAATTCCATACTAGAGTCCCTGATGGACTTTTCTACATGTACTCATTCAGTCTGGACCCGGAATCACCAGCGCCGACCGGACATGTGAACTTTTCGCGCATCAAGAATCAGGTACTTAATATTAATCTAGTGGCCAATGACCATAATAGGTATATTAGGATATACGCCGTGTCCTATAATTTCCTTTTGATCCAGGATAGCGACGCCATCTTGATGTTTCCGAACTCGTAATTTCACGAATGAATTTATATCCAAAATATACAATGGAGGAAGCGGCCCTGGATATATTCCTGCCAGTCTTGGAATCGGCGGTCGTACTGGCGAGCCATTACGCCAGAGCGTGTGGGCGTGTGGTCGTCCTCTCCGAAGACATGAAGCTGGGTATGATGTTCGCCGCCCGGAATGTCACAGGGCGCCAGGTGGGCTCGCTGTACCCAGAGATTTACGAAGAGTCCGACTCCGGATCGGACCTGGAGACGGATGAAGAGACCGATCCGGAATGGGTGAGATATGAGGGCGACGACGATATGGCAATCAAGATGAATGAATGCTACGACACGTGGGACGCATGGGAGCCGGACGGTCCGGCTGAGCGCGCGCTAAAGGCGGCCGTCAACAAAGCAAACATAAATTAGGATGTGGGAACTAGACCCAGACACATCAGATGACGATCTGCCGTCCATCGTCCGCTATTCGACTATAGTCCATGAAGAACCCTACGAGGACGAAGATGAATACCAGGGCGAGGTCCGAGCCTGGGATCCAAACGAACCTTCTTATTTTTTTCTTCATTAATAATAAATGGCTGCCCTGCTCTCTTCCATCGGTCTTCAGCTCGAGTCCCAGGCGCTCAACTCGATCGTGGCCGGTTTCTCCTTCGCCGCGGCGATCGCCTGGATGGATGTGGTCCGCTGGATCATCCAGCAGGTCGTGAGCGTCGGCAAGAACGGTGGCCAGTACTACCTGCTGTCGGCCATCTTCACCACTCTGCTGTCGATCCTGGTGTTCATGGTCGTCAAGACCTTCGTGAAGAATGTGGACATAAAGGAGCCCCAGCAGCCCATCTACGCGGTGACCCGTTGAACAGGCCACGATTTCCATATGACAACACCACCAACAAGAATCAATATAAATAACCACCACGGAATCTTCCACCCTTTCGGTGATTCCTTGGGAGGCGCCGCCTTGGGGACCATGGACATGGCCTCGATTATTCTTTTTATTTCTAAATTCTCGACCGGAGCAGGCGGAGGCAGAGGATCCTGTTCCCGTATGTGCAGGCGGAGCACGAAGGCGTTCGTGTCCCATCCACGAAAATCCAAGAGCTGCCCGTTCGTGTCATACCACCGGACGGTCAGGCGCTGAAGAGACGCTATAGGCTCTGGGTAATTGACGCTTACCGAGTAATCCTTGTTCTCGTGGAAGTTCTTTATGCAGGCCGAACCGACATCCATCATGATCGGGGCGAAGGACCGATTGGCGTTTCCACCGGCGACAGTCCCGTTAGGTTCCAGAGCGCGCGCATCAACATGTGACGGTGTCCGTAATTCATCAATGTCCAGGAACACATATTCATTCAGGGACATATTAATCAAGGTACTGGATTTGATGATGTATTTGGCCTGATAAGAGGGGTCCAGCTCCGTGGCCAGACTGCTCGTGAGGGTCGTGTCATTGGCCATTCCGAGCATCTTGGACATTTCCGGTGAGTTCAATTTTAGAGTAAAGTTGGCATCATTCGAGAAGATGAACTTTCCTTCATCCGGGAGGTAGTCGAGCGTGACGAGGGCATTGCTCGTCACGGCCTGGGCCAGACCGTAGACGGAGTAAAAACCGGTATTGAGACTCAGGGGCGTTCCGTTCAGCTCGAGAACATTCGAACCGACCGTCAAGTTATACATGGTATTCGGTACTCGGGCGCTGACCAGGTCGACCCGTTCTATGTTCTTGATCGGAGTCGTCAAGTGCAGGACATATGTATTTCCAGATGGAAATAGGATAGCGTCTCGGTTCTTGGAATCCGCGAACACGAGCTTGGTGCTCATTACCTTTTGGCGAGGTTTTCTCCTGAACGAGCAATCCGCGTCAATTAAATAGAGACTTTAAGTCATTGAAATTTATATGGACAGTGTCGAATACGACATTCTAGAGCGGGCCGTCCGGTCGACCGCCGGCGTCCCTGGATTTTCATGTGAAATTGGGGTCCGGCAAGGCGGAGCGAGCCAGCTCATCATGGACCAATTCAAGGACAGAATTCATATAGGTATAGATCCGTACGGTGACATCCCTTACCGAGCGAACGAGTCCGGGTTTTACAAGATGGACTATACGCTGGATATGCAGTCCCAAATGTTGCTGAACTTACACAGGACAAATCCTGGCCAGTTTATCTTCTTCCCTCTCGAGGATCACGAATTCTTCACACGCTTTTCGGATGGCGTACCGGTATATAGGAACGGAGTCAAGACCTTGGTCAATCAATACGCCCTAGTGTTCTTCGACGGGCCGCATAGCATCGAGGATGTGCAGAGAGAATTTCGGTTTTTCAGGGATAAAATACCGGTCGGTGGCGCCATAGTGTTCGACGACATACCCGTCTATCCTCATCATGAATTAGAAACTGAAATTCTGAAGGCCGGGTTCGTACCGCTCGAGTCTGGTCAGAACAAGAAGTCATATAAAAGGACGCATGTATTATCTGTTATGACGGAGTGCCTCCACCCTCTCCCGAACAAAAAGCCATGTGGTAAACCGGCCGTACCGGACTATCCCGAAAACAAGTACGGGCCACTGTGCGCCCGACATGTGCGCGAAATCAACGCGGCCTCGACCGTCGACAGGGCCGCGCCTAAAGTACGAAAGGTGATGATCGGAACCCTGTGTTACGATGGGCGCGTCGATGTTCGTTTCGTGGACGCGCTCATGGCGTCTATGAAGATGGCACCTAGCAATGTGATGATCCACCCAGTGTATATGAGCTTTGACTCGCTGATCCAGCGGGCCCGCAACGACACGCTAGCCATGGCCCTCAATGGAGGCTATGACGATCTGATTTTCATCGATTCAGATATAGAATGGGATCCGACCTGGATCGGTAAGCTCCTGGATTATCCGGTCGATGTCGTAGGTGGGACCTACCGAAAGAAGACGGACGCTGAGGAACTCTATGTCATCAAACAACTTTCGAACCCGGCGCCGGTCGACACGCGCACAGGACTCATGAAGGTCGACGGCCTCGGGTGCGGCTTCATCCGCCTGTCCCGGCGCGCGATGCAATACCTGTGGGACGCTTCAGAGCCTTACCAGGATCGTGGAGAGAAGCGCATGGTATTCGAGGTCCTAATCGAACATGGGGACATTTTGAGTGAGGACATTTACATGTGCCAGAAACTCAATAACGGTGGCATCCAGGTCCACCTCGATCCGCGTATGTGCTGCAATCATGTCGGGATCAAGAAATTTGAGGGTAATTTCGTCGGATGGTACACGCGCCTACTAGAACACTTAAAGTCGAAACCGGAGGATGAGGTATGAAGCTAGTGACATTCGGGGACGAAACTAGTAAAATAAAATATCTAAGGAGTCCCTTTACAAATATAGGAGAGGGCAAACCGTACAGGGACACATTCTCGAAGCTCGAGGCCCTGCGCGAGTGCAAGTTCGCCGATGACGAACTTGTGTGCTTCGTGGACGGGTATGATGTGATGCAGTTCGGAGACCTGGAAGAGATCGAGACCAAGTTTAGATCATTCGACGCGGACCTAGTCGTCGGGTCCGAGATTTTCTGCTGGCCGAGCCCGTGGATGGCCCATATGTTTCCGGAAGTGCCGACCAAGTACAGATTCCCTAATAGTGGGATGTATATGGGTAAGTGGTGGGCCATCAAGAATATGCTCGAATGGGACACTTACCGTCTTGCGTTCGATGATCAGGGCTACTTTCAAGACTTTTATCTCCGGCAAAATTTAGTCAAGGTTGTTCAGGACCACGACTGTATTTTGTTTCAAAATTGTGTTTTCGTACCATGGACCGAGTTCGGATACGAAGATGGCCGAGTGAAGAATTTACTCAAGAATAAAAAACCGTCCTTTCTCCATTTCAGTGGAAAGAGTTACACGATTCCCGAGACGGGTGAGAGCGTCATGGACTACCTGGCGCGTGGTGAACCTATTGGGTCGCTCCGCCAGTTTCCAAATGTGATACACGGTTCTTGAGGGCTATTATTTCTGTCTCTAGCTCCTTGACTGCATTTACTATAATGGGTATGAGGGCCCCTGGTGCGATGCTCAGATTATCCGGATAAGTCGTATTAACTACATGATTATATTTTAGTTCTAAATTCTCTTCTATGTGCTGAAGTTGCTGAGCAATGAAGCCATAAGTCTCCTTTATATCCGACTTGGAACCGTCAGAAATTCCAGACGGATATCTAGACCGCTCATCCCACAGCCACGTCTTGGGATTAACCTGGCGAATGTAGTTGAGACCTACATTAAAATCTGAAATTATGCGTTTGTCGCGTTCATCCGATGTCGTGGTTATTGAAGATGTTTTGCAGTAAAGAGTCGCAGTTGTTGCATTACCGAGAATGACTATATTACTAGCCGAAGTCACACCGCCCGTAGTCGGAAACGCGTCAGATCCTGAATTTGCACCCAAAAATACATTATTAGTACCTGTAGTCACGGCAGCCGCTGAACTATAACCCAATGCTGTATTAGAGTTTCCAGCACCGACCCTTAACGCCCCTGAACCAACCGCGACGCACTGGCTGGCGGCACTCACGGACCCCAAAGCTCGGCATCCAATTGCTGTATTATCCGAACCAGAACTACTTCCAGAGATTCCTCCGTTTGAAAAAGGTCCTATTGATATACATCTATTTCCTATATTTGCACATGCAGATTTTCCTATTGCTATATTTCCCCCATCAGCCAGCTGGCCCCCGGATGCAACGGCCGATTCACCAATTGCTATACTGTAGTTTTGAGACGCTCCTTTCGAATTTGCAAAATTACCTATCGCAACTCCACCCGAACCCGCATTTGAAGACGCGCCTATACTCAAGGCGCCGGTGTTGTTACCGGTACCACCTGAAAGACCGGCTTTGTAACCTATACCTATATTGTAGGAACCTGTCGAACCCGCAAGAGAGCTCGTTCCTATGGCGACCCACCCGATCGCATTATTTGCAGTATCGGCTCCATAAGCCGAGTAAGAACCCAACGAAATAGTATCACTGGGCGCCCGTGAACCTTGATTAGATTGATAACCTATTGCTATAGAATTACTAGAATCCCCCGTTCCGGACAGAGCGCTCGTTCCCATTGCTATGTTCTGGAGACCTGTAGTCAGAGCTTGAAGAGCCTGCTGGCCCATTCCTATGTTGTCCGACCCTGTAGTGAGCGCTTGGAGCGCACTCGAACCTATGGCCGTGTTTCGAAGGCCGGCCGTCTGCGAATAAAGAGCATATGATCCGACGGCGATGCCAGTACCTGTCGTGTTATTGTACATGGCTTGATGGCCTATAGCCGTATTATAGTCGGTGGCGTTCGCGGCCAGAGCGCTCGAACCTATAGCCGTATTGAAACTTCCTTGGTTATTTAAGAAACAGGATGCGCCTATTCCTATATTATCTGAACCCTTGCTAAAATATGAACAATCTTTACCGATGGCCACATTTCTAGATCCCGTTAGATTTTCCCACATTGCTTGATTACCAAGGGCGGTGTTGGCAACGCCTGAAGTGTTGTCGTTCAGGCTCCCAAATCCAAAAGCGGAATTATAAGAACCAACATCATTGGATAATAGCGCCTGTTTACCAACGGCCGTGTTGTCATTTCCAAAAGTATTAGTCATAAGTGAATAATTACCTATTCCGACGCACCCATTACCATCGATCTGATTCATAAGTGATTGCAGTCCTAATGCCACATTATCAGTACCGTTGATATTGGCCATCAGCGCGTTGTAACCGATAGCAAGATTTCCATCTGTAGTATTTGCTGCTAGAGCGCTCGTGCCTATTGCTATATTCTGTATACCGACAGTTAGAGCCTGCAGAGCCTGGTGGCCAATTCCTACATTGTCCGTACCGGTCGTGAGAGCTTGGAGCGCGCTCGAACCGACCGCCATGTTTCGAAGGCCTGTGGTCTGCGCTTTTAGAGCGTTCGCGCCGATGGCCACGCCCGTTCCGGTCGTATTGGCCAACATGGCATTGTGGCCGATCGCGACATTATTGGATGTAGTATTTGCGGCTAGAGCACTCGTCCCGATCGCTGTGTTCTGCCCGCCTATCGTCACCGCCTGAAGAGCCTGGTGACCCATTCCTACATTGTCCGTACCGATCGTCATAGCCTGGAGCGCGCTGGAACCGACGGCCATGTTTCGAAGACCTGTGGTCTGTGCTTTTAGAGCATTCGCGCCGATGGCCACACCGGTTCCGGCCGTGTTGGCCAACATGGCATTGTGGCCGATCGCAACATTGTTGGATGTGGTATTGGCGGCTAGAGCACTCGTCCCGATCGCTGTGTTCTGCACGCCTGTCGTCACCGCCTGAAGAGCCTGCTGACCCATTCCCACATTGTCCGACCCTGTCGTGAGAGCCTGGAGCGCGCTAGAACCGACGGCCGTGTTGCGCAGTCCGACCGTCTGTGAATCAAGCGCAAAAGCCCCTACGGCCACACCAGTACCGGTCGTGTTGGCTATCATGGCGTTATGGCCGATCGCAACATTGTTATCGGTCGTATTTGCGGCTAGAGAGCTGGTGCCGGCCGCCGTGTTATTAGCACCGGTCGTGTTGGAGAATAAAGCACCCTGTCCGACGGCCGTATTATTAGAACCGGTAGTAAAGTACATCGCTTGCTGACCGACTGCCGTGTTATAGTTGCCGTTCGTGTTACGGTTCATCGCCTCGTGACCGACGGCCGTGTTTTGTTTGCCGATCGTGTTTTGGTACATAGTATTCATACCTACCGCTGTGTTAGTATCACCGGTCGTGTTATTGTTCATCGCTAGGTTACCGACGGCCGTGTTTTGTCGGCCGATAGTGTTTGAGGTCATCGCATTCGCACCGACGGCCGTGTTATTGGCGCCGGTCGTGTTGGATAACATCGCTTGATAACCGACGGCCGTGTTGGCATCACCGGACGTGCTGAAGGCCATCGCACTATTACCGACTGCTGTGTTGTATCTCCCGATCGTGTTAGCGTACATCGTATTCATACCGACGGCCGTGTTATAAGAGCCGGTCGTGTTGCGGTTCATCGCTTGCTGACCGACGGCCGTGTTTTGTTGTCCGATCGTGTTGAGGATCATCGCTTCCGCCCCGACGGCCGTGTTTCTGTCTCCGGTCGTGTTGGATAACATCGCTTGAAAACCGACCGCCGTGTTTAAGCCGCCGATCGTGTCAGAGGCTAGAGCGCTCGTCCCGATCGCTGTGTTTTGGCCGCCGGTAGTGAGCGCCTGAAGAGCCTGCTGGCCCATTCCCACATTATCCGACCCAGTCGTGAGGGCTTGGAGAGCGCTGGAACCTACGGCCGTGTTGCGCAGTCCGGCGGTCTGCGCTTTTAGAGCGTTGAAACCGACTGCAACACCCGTTCCGGTCGTGTTGGCTATCATGGCATTGTGGCCGATTGCCACATTGTTATCGGTCGAGTTGGCCGCCAGAGCGCTCGTGCCGATCGCTATGTTCCGAGTTCCGTTCGACAACCCAGTCATCGTACCGTAGCCGACTGCGACATTGTTGTCGGTATTGGTATTAATTAGCGAGTAACCGCCTATTCCGATGTTACGAGAACCTGTTACACAACTATTAAGAGAAATGTATCCTATGGCTATATTATCCGTTCCGGAAATGAGAGCCTGTAGGGTGTTCGGCCCGAAAGCAATGTTGTTGGAACCCACGGTCTGCTGTGACAGGGCGTAGTGGCCGATCGCGATACCCGAGCCTGTAGTATTCGCCACCATGGCATTGTGGCCGATGGCCATATTGTTATTGCCCGTGTTCGCCGCCAGCGCGCTCGAGCCGATTGCTATGTTCTGGGAACCTATCACGAGCGCCTGAAGAGCCTGCTGACCCATTCCTATATTGTCCGAACCGGTCGTGAGAGCTTGGAGTGAGCTGGAACCTACGGCCGTGTTGCGCAGTCCGGTGGTCTGCGAATCAAGAGCAAAAGCCCCAACGGCCACACCAGTACCGGCCGTGTTGGATATCATGGCGTTATGCCCGATTGCCACATTGTTATTGGTCTGATTATTGGCTAGAGCGCTCGTGCCTATGGCCGTATTGAAATTTCCCGATACATTATTCACCAAAGAGTTAGTGCCTAATGCGATGTTATCCGCTCCGACTGCGTTGGATATCATGGCATTGTATCCGATTGCCACATTGTTATCGGTAGTATTTGCGGCTAGAGCGCTCGTTCCGATCGCTATGTTCTGGGAACCCGTCACGAGCGCCTGAAGAGCCTGTTGACCCATTCCTATATTGTCCGAACCGGTCGTGAGAGCTTGGAGTGAGCTGGAACCTACGGCCGTGTTGCGCAGTCCGGTGGTCTGCGAATCAAGAGCAAAAGCCCCAACGGCCACACCAGTACCGGCCGTGTTGGATATCATGGCGTTATGCCCGATTGCCACATTGTTGGATTCGGTATTGGCGGCTAGAGCGCTCGTGCCGATCGCGGTGTTCTGGATGCCGGTAGTGAGCGCCTGAAGAGCCTGCACACCTAGTCCTATGTTGTCTGAACCTGTAGTTAGCACTTGGAGAGTTCTTATACCGAAGGCCATGTTTCGCAGACCTAAAGTCTGGTCCCTGAGAGCATAGGGGCCTATGGCAACGCCCGTTCCTGTGGTGTTGGATATCATAGCATTATGGCCGATCGCCACATTATTGGATGTGGTATTGGCAGCAAGGGCGCTAGTTCCGATCGCTGTGTTCTGACCGCCGTTCCCTAGAGCCTGAAGAGCCTGATGACCCATTCCTACATTGTCCGAACCGGTCGTGAGAGCTTGGAGCGCGCTGGAACCTACGGCAGTGTTGCGCTGTCCGGTCGTCTGTGAATCAAGAGCAAAAGCCCCCACGGCCACGCCCGTTCCGGAAGTGTTGGATATCATGGCGTTATGACCGATAGCCACATTGTTGGATGTGGTATTGCCGGCTAGAGCGCTAGTGCCGACCGCCGTGTTTTGTTGACCGACCGTGTTCAAGTTCATCGCCCACTGACCGACGGCCGTGTTTAGTTGACCGGTCGTATTGGCCGTCAGAGCGGCGAAGCCGACGGCCGTGTTATTGGAACCAGTATTATCAGCCATCGCCAGATAACCGACCGCCGTGTTTTGTTGACCGGTTGTATTAGAGAACATAGAACGCTGTCCGACCGCCGTGTTATAATTACCGGTGGTGTTGTTGCGCATCGCCTCCATACCGACCGCCGTATTATAATTACCTACCGTGTTGAACCTCATTGCATATGAACCGACCGCGGTGTTCCATATGCCTGTCGTGTTGTTCACCATCGCCTCCACGCCAATCGCCGTGTTATAATCACCTGCAGTATTGGTCGCCAGAGCGGATTGGCCGACCGCCGTGTTATTACCTCCGGTCGTGTTGGCCGCCAGAGCACTCGTCCCCATGACCGTATTAGTTGACACTGCGCCGGCACCGTGACCGACCGTAACATCGGTTCCCGCTAGAATATCACTCGATCCTCGGATGACGCCGGCCACGTCGAGCTTTTGTCCAGGGCCCGACAACCCTATACCCACATTTCCACTGACTATGAGACCATTTGTTGGTGGAGCCGTGCCTATATAGGAGCCGACGACGACATTACTAGCGGTCAGGGTGTTCGAACCATTCACATTTCCATAGAAAACTCCAGACAAAGTCCCGGCGTTCAGCACAGATACATTGGCGACCGATGTGACATTCATTTTCTGAACATATGCGTCGGCCCATTGGAGCCCGACCGTTCCTAAATTAGAGGTGGCATTCGTCTGAGGCGCCAGGGACGCTTGGGCGAGTCTAACCGGACCTGAGAATGTTGATATGCCCGTCCCCTGATTGGTCAAATTCCCTGTCGTCACGACATCGCCAAAATTGGTTATCGTTGGCATTTAATGTTACTATGCATTTTTTATTTCCTGAAATACTATTAAATGGGTCCACTCCCAGTGGCACCGAATGCAATAACTTTTACGAATGTAGCGACCGAATTTGGGTTGACTATAAATCCAACTCCACGCGGTCTAGGGGCGGACTTTAGATTCGCCGGCGGTACATACACCCCGGCCTCGCCGGCTATTCCGACCGGCTCGACATCGAGTATAAGTTTGAGTGCTGATTTAGGCGGTAAAACCTATACTCCCTCGCCAACGGCGCCTCTGTATGTTTTCGACAATTTTCTGTTCACCTCTTCGAATGTGACCGGTCCGAACGGGCCGACTCTCGCCCAGTTCACGACCGGCATCCCGGCCACTCCCGGTGGGCTTGGGCAACCTTTCTATACTCTGAATATGTACACGACCGTGACGACTCAGGCCTTTTATCCGACCTACTGGTCACTCTATTTGTCCAGGCCTGGATATCAACAATGGACCGTTCCGTCGACCAATGTGTATTCGGTAATTGCATGTGGAGGCCAAGGTGGCGGTCATTCTGCAAATCCCATTGGATCCAGCGCGACCAACGGCTTCGGCGGTGGAGGTAATGCTGCCGTAGTTGCCGGCCCGTTCAATTTTACACGCGGTCAAAACCTTGTAATTACAGTTGGTCAAATGGGAACATCCACCTGGGGCAATGTAGTTCCAACTTTGACGCGTTATCAGGGCAAGGGCGGAGGCGGCGCCACAACTATAGTAGACGCGGCAAACACATCGGTGCCAATTTTAGTAGCGGCCGGAGGTGGTGGGCAAACTGCGCATACGACCGGAACCACAGGGTGGGAGGGTGGCAGAGGAAATCGCGCATATTCATTCATTACAGCAACAGGGAGCACATCTGCGGCTGGAACGGATGCACAGGGTGGATCTAGCGCCGCCGCCGCCGGCTTTGCCGCAAATGGCGGAGGAACCACAGCGGCTCAAAGTTGGGCGAACGGTTCGGCCGGAGGAACTAATGCAGACACGCTGCCCGGCGCCGGGTTCATCTGTCCGGGCGGATTCGGTGGCGGCGGCCCTGGTGGATGGCAATCGGGGGTTCAGAGTAAAGGCGGCGGCGGAGGTGGGTGGATAGGAGGAAACGGTTCTCAAGGCCAGTATCCTGTACAAACGACCGCGCAACAAGCCGGTGGTGGAGGAGGCGCCTCTTACTGCCTCACTACGACTTCAGCATCGGCTGGATGTAGCCCTATTTATTTAGGAACTGTTAATCAGATTAACACATCTACTTACGCGCTGCCTATTTCCCAAATTATGAATGGATGTTGTTGGATAAAATTAATGGTCGCTAGAGCCACCCTTTTGCCACTTATAACATTTACTGATTGTTACGCTTATAGACATTCCGTTGCTTCTCCGCCTACTTTGGCTGAACGCGCCATACATTACACGGACACCAACTTAACTGCTACTCTGTGCCCTTACTGGTTTGGACATTGTCACGGATATCATGCGTGGTGCGTACCTAGGACCGGTGTGTACGAAATAAAAGCCGCGGGTGGCGGTGGCGATTATGATCTGACCGGAGTCAATAGAGGTGGTCGTGGAAGACTACTAACTGCAAGATATTCTCTTTCACTCGGCGATATTCTAATCATTCAGGTCGGGCACAGAGCATACAGCACAACAGGAACTTTAGGCCAAGGTGCCGGCGGGGGGTGCACAACTGTTCATCTGAACGGAATGACGGCCTCCTGGAACGGAACCAGTGGAAATCCAGTGAGTATCGCTTATCCTGGATATCCTTTACTATGCGCATCGGCCGGTAATGGTGGATCCGCGGCCGCCATTGGAGCGGACGCGTCCGCAACTGATTTAACAGGTGGATATGGCGTCCAGATAACAGGAAATCCTCGTATAGCAACAACTAATAATGCTATATCAAGTGGTGGTAATTTATATGCCGAAACATCCGGAAGAACGGGTGCATGGTTCAGAACATCCGTTCCTAACGGTTCCAATTTTGATGATTTATATATGGGCGCTCCTTTCCACGCTGGCGGAAACGGTGGCGGATGGGGTGGCGGTGGAAGAGGGTCCACTACAACTAATTTGGTTGGAGGCGGCGCCGGTGTGGTCGCGGGCGGCGGCTCGAATAACGGAACCGGCGGGGCGTCTCAAAGTTATTATTGGTCCGGTACATACTATGTAGCCGGGTCGTATGTGGGCGGTTATAATGCGATAGCTCCTTCGAACCCAGCGGCCTTCACGAATGTAGGTTCAGGCTATGTGACCATCCAGGGCATTTCTTAGAGCGTCAATTTTGTTGTAGGATTAGTGCTTATCTCGCCACGCACAAAGGTGTTCCAACTTAGTGTCACTCGAGGGACCGAGCCTTCATATTTAGGAACATAATGTGAGGTATTACTTCTGAACACGACGCAATCACCCTTGTCGAATGAAAGATTATACTTGCTGCAATTCCACATATTAGGTTTTTTATCAAAATCAAAATCACTCGAAGGATCACTTTCAAAGACGGTGACAAATTCGTCGCCCTCGATGTACAGGATTCCACTTAGGATACTATTAGGATGATGATGCTTGTGATGGGATTGACCCTGGGTCGTTCTATTGAACCAAGATGCCGTTATGTACAGATCGACTGTTTTATTAACTTCCAATAAGTTGTAAAAATAATGGTGCGACATCTCGATCGCTATTTCTCTTAGTTTTTCATATTTAGGATTGTCAAGAACATTCCCATCTTTAGAAGTGGTGTTGCTTTCATTCTCGCGCCATTCTAAATCTGAAATATCGATGTCAGATATACTAAATGATTTTTTAACTATGGGCTTTGCAAATAGAGGAAATATGTCCTCCATTACTGGGTTGGCAAGGCGTTTCTTAAAGCGGTCATCTGCTCGGTCGCAGGTCCATTTATACCAAAATTGGAATCGGCCGCGTCGTACAACTCTTGAATCTCCGGGTGATCACGAAGATAAATTTCAGCCTGGGTTAAAGTTTGAATTCCGAATTGATATTCGTCCTCGGTCATTTTTTCGGGTACAACTTCAGAAGCTGCCGGCCAGGTCTCGGTGTAGATGACATCGATCGAGTCCGGGTAGAGCTCCTTGACTTTTTGATACAGAATGGAATAGACGCCGACGGATATATTTGCGGTATTGACCTCGATCGGAATTCTTATGTCCGACCCGTGCGTCTTGGTCTGGTCACTGAATAACCGGTAATTCGAAGCCACTCTCCAACTTCCGTTATTGTTGTTGAATACCAGGATATTCTCACTCGAAAAACTTGCGTAGACATTACTGACTTTAATCTGGGATGGCAAGGTCGCTTCAGGTATGATCACACCCATCTCTATTCTTGGACCAGAAGTTTTTCCAGCCTCGCGAGGCGCTCTTCCAGAGCCTCCCGGTGTTGCCTCTCCTCTTTCAGGGCCTCTATCAGAAGAGCCGTGATATTTCCATAAGAAACTGTGTAGTACCCGGTCTCTTCGTTTGTACCGACAACCTCTGGTAGGACCTCTAGCATTTCTTGGGCCAAAACGCCCGCCTGCCTCTTCCCTTTGCACACGGAGTCGGTTCGCGTGTATGTGTAGCCGCCTATTCTCGAGACCTTGTCAAGAGCCCCTTCTATTTTCTGTATATCGGTCTTAATACGGGCGTCTGAATAAGCCGTGACATCCTGGAGCGCCGTAAAGCCTCCGGTACGATCCATGGTGAAAATACTAGTACCGGTCATATCACCCGAAGCCCTAAACACCAAGTTCTGAGATGCTCCCGTAATACCGTGACTATAACCATTGACTGATGTTACATTGTATCCAAAATATGCAGCACCTGTAGTACCGGCCAGGGCACCGCCGATCGCGACTACGCAGGAAGCACACTGTCCGGCGGTATTAGTCGGATTTGCAAAGTAGGCCTGACCAGACGCGAGTGTATTCGTGCCCTGCGTATAGCTCGTCTTTATTGTGCTACTGGACAATGTCCCCGCACATGTCACGAGCCCGGCCGACGAGACGCTCGCACATGTGACCGCTCCGGACGATGTCACGCTCCCGGCCGTAACCACCCCGGATGCTGTGACGCTCGCGCATGCGATGGCCGCCATGGTGGCCGTACCCGAAAGCGTCGGAGAGGCCGATAGGACAACCGATCCCGTCCCGGTCGTTCCTGACCAGGTTGGGGCGGCCGAAACGGTACCCGTTCCCGTCTGGGTAAGTACGGCAATTGTAGAGGATGTAGAGCCCGCGAGTCTCGAGGCCGCGTTCGTGCCACTGCCGTAAATTAGATCTCCAAGGGTGGTTATAGGTGTAAGGGCATTGTAAGCCGCGGCTTTCGAGGTCTGGCCAGTGCCTCCGCTAGTGATCGCAAGGGTCGTCGAGAGGCCCGCGGCCGTTCCGGTCGTGTTCTGATTCAGAGTTGGAACATCAGCCGCAGAAATGGCGGCCATGACCACATTCGTCCCGTTGCCTCTGAGGTAGTATCCTGAGGTAACCGAAGCGGCCAGAGCGTTCAGGGCGAGTTGCGCGGTCGTCTGGCCTGTGCCTCCGCTACCGATCGCAAGGGTCGTCGATAGACCCGCGGCTGTTCCGGTCGTGTTCTGATTCAGAGTGGGAACATCCGCTGCGGAAATGGCGGCCATGACCACATTCGTCCCGTTGCCTCTGAGGTAGTATCCTGAGGTCACCGAAGCGGCCAGAGCGTTCAGGGCGAGTTGGGCGCTCGTCTGGCCTGTGCCTCCATATGCAATCCCTAGGGTGCCATATGCCGGTGCGGCTCCGGAGCCACCGGACAACAATGGCTGCCCAGCAGCCCCGGCTGCGGTGGTCGCTATAGAAGTTGTGGACGACGCATATGCGACGCCGTACTGAGTCAAACCGGAAAACCCTCCTCCTGAAGCGCTCGATGTGCTAATTCCAGTAATTCTCCCATATGTATCAACAGTTATTACTGGTATGCTCGTTGAATTGCCGTAAGTTCCGGCGGCTCCGGGGCTGAATGTTACTACGGGCAGGTCCGTCGATGAAATTGAGGCCATTACCACATTCGTGCCGTTGCCTCTGAGGTAGTACCCGGAGGTCGCCGAACCGGCCAGGGAGTTCAGGGCGAGCTGGGCGGTCGTCTGGCCCGTACCTCCGCTGGCGATCGGTAGCGTACCGGACACATGAGTGGTCAGTCCGATCTTGCCCCAGGTCGGGGCCGTAGTCAAACCGCCGGAAATGAGGGCGCTTCCGGTGGCTACATCGGCGAGAGACGCGAGGGTCGTGGCTCCAGAAGCGTACAGCAGATCTCCGACTGTATATGTCGCGAGGCCGGTTCCGCCTCGAGCGACCGCCAGGGTTCCGGAGCCTGCGTTAACCATGTTCAAACTTGTGATTCCGGACCCGTCACCGGTGTGGGTCCCTGAAAATGTCCCACCCGTGATGGTACCTGAAAGCGTCGGAGAGGCCGATAGGACAACCGATCCCGTCCCGGTCGTTCCTGACCAGGTTGGGGCGGCCGAAACGGTCCCCGTCCCGGTCTGGGTAAGTACGGCAATTGTAGAGGCTGTAGAGCCCGCTAGTCTCGAGGCGGCGTTCGTGCCACTACCGTAAATTAGATCTCCAAGGGTGGTTATAGGTGTAAGGGCATTGTAAGCCGCGGCTTTCGAGGTCTGTCCAGTGCCTCCGCTAGTGATCGCAAGGGTCGTCGAGAGGCCCGCGGCCGTTCCGGTCGTGTTCTGGTTCAGGGTGGGAACATCCGCCGCAGAAATTGCGGCCATGACAACATTCGTGCCGTTGCCTCTGAGGTAGTATCCTGAGGTCACCGAAGCGGCCAGAGCGTTCAGGGCGAGTTGGGCGCTCGTCTGGCCTGTGCCTCCATATGCAAGCCCTAGGGTGCCATATGCCGGTGCGGCTCCGGAGCCACCGGACAACAATGGCTGACCGGCGGTCCCGGCTGCGGTGGTCGCTATAGAAGTTGTGGACGACGCATATGCGACGCCGTACTGAGTCAAACCGGAAAACCCTCCTGAAGCGCTCGATGTACTAATTCCCGTAATTCTCCCGTATGTATCAACAGTTATTACGGGTATGCTCGTTGAATTGCCGTAAGTTCCGGCGGCTCCGGGGCTGAATGTCACGACGGGTAGGTCAGTAGATGAGATAGATGCCATGACCACATTCGTGCCATTGCCTCTGAGGTAGTACCCAGAAGTTGTCGAAGCGGCCAGGGCGTTCAGGGCCGTCTGTGCGGTCGTCTGTCCAGTGCCTCCGCTAGTGATCGCAAGGGTCGTCGAGAGGCCCGCGGCCGTTCCGGTCGTGTTCTGATTCAGAGTGGGAACATCAGCCGCCGAAATCGCAGCCATGACCACATTTGTGCCGTTGCCTCTGAGGTAGTATCCTGAGGTCGTCGAAGCGGCCAGGGCGTTCAGGGCTAGCTGGGCGGTCGTCTGGCCAGTGCCTCCATATGCAAGCCCTAGGGTGCCATATGCCGGTGCGGCTCCGGATCCACCGGACAACAATGGCTGACCGGCGGTCCCGGATGATGTGGTCGCTATCGAAGTCGTGGACGACGCATATGCGACGCCGTACTGAGTTAAACCGGAAAACCCTCCTGAAGCGCTCGATGTGCTAATTCCAGTAATTCTCCCGTATGTATCAACAGTTATTACGGGTATGCTCGTTGAATTGCCGTAAGTTCCGGCGGCTCCGGGGCTGAATGTCACGACGGGCAGGTCCGTCGATGAAATTGTGGACATGGTCACATTCGTCCCGTCGCCTCGCAGGTAGCGCCCAGAGGTCACCGAACCGGCCAGGGCGTTCAGGGCCGTCTGTGCGGTCGTCTGGCCAGTGCCTCCACTACCGATCGCAAGGGTCGTCGAGAGGCCCGCCGCCGTTCCGGTCGTGTTCTGGTTCAGGGTGGGAACATCCGCCGCCGAAATCGCAGCCATGACCACATTTGTGCCGTTGCCTCTGAGGTAGTACCCAGAGGTCGTCGAAGCGGCCAGGGCGTTCAGAGCTAGCTGGGCGGTCGTCTGGCCAGTGCCTCCACTACTGATCGCAAGGGTCGTGGAGAGGCCCGCGGCCGTTCCGGTAGTGTTCTGGTTCAGGGTTGGGACATCTGCCGCAGAAATTGCGGACATGGTCACATTCGTCCCGTCGCCTCGTAGGTAGCGCCCAGAGGTTACCGAGCCGGCCAGGGCGTTCAGGGCGAGCTGGGCGGTCGTCTGACCCGTACCTCCGCTACCGACCGCAAGAGTCGTCGAGAGGCCCGCGGCCGTTCCGGTCGTGTTCTGGTTCAGGGTTGGGACATCCGCCGCAGAAATTGCAGACATGGTGACATTCGTCCCGTCGCCTCGTAGGTAGCGCCCAGAGGTTACCGAGCCGGCCAGGGCGTTCAGGGCGAGCTGGGCGGTCGTCTGACCAGTGCCTCCGTTGGCTATAGGTAGCGTACCGGACACATGAGTGGTCAGACCGATCTTGCCCCAGCTCGGGGCCGTAGTCAAACCGCCGGAAATGAGGGCGCTTCCGGTGGCTACATCGGCGAGAGACGCGAGGGTCGTGGCTCCAGAAGCGTACAGCAGATCTCCGACTGTATATGTCGCGAGGCCGGTTCCGCCTCGAGCGACCGCCAGGGTTCCGGAGCCTGCGTTAACCATGTTCAAACTCGTGATTCCGGACCCGTCACCGGTGTGGGTCCCTGAAAATGTCCCACCTGTGATGGTACCTGAAAGCGTCGGCGAGGCCGATAGAACAACCGAACCCGTCCCAGTAGTGCCCGTCCAGGTGGGCGCGGCTGAAATGGTCCCCGTCCCCGTCTGGGTGAGGACCGCCATAGTAGAAACAGTAGAACCAGCCAATCTTGAGGCGGCGTTCGTGCCACTACCGTAAATTAGATCTCCAAGGGTGGTTATGGGTGTAAGGGCATTGTAAGCCGCGGCTTTCGAGGTCTGACCCGTGCCTCCGCTACCGATCGCAAGGGTCGTCGAGAGGCCCGCGGCCGTTCCGGTCGTGTTCTGATTCAGAGTTGGAACATCAGCCGCCGAAATCGCAGCCATGACCACATTTGTGCCGTTGCCTCGCAGGTAGTACCCAGAGGTCGTCGAAGCGGCCAGAGCGTTCAGGGCCGTCTGTGCCGTCGTCTGACCCGTGCCTCCGCTACCGATCGCAAGGGTCGTCGAGAGGCCCGCGGCCGTTCCGGTCGTGTTCTGATTCAGAGTTGGAACATCAGCCGCCGAAATTGTGGACATGGTCACATTCGTCCCGTCGCCGCGCAGGTAGCGCCCAGAGGTTGTAGAACCGGCCAGGGCGTTCAGTGCGAGCTGGGCGGTCGTCTGCCCCGTACCTCCTCGAGCTATTGCAAGAGTTCCTGAAGCGGCGGCGCCCATATTCAAATTTGTTATTCCGGACCCGTCACCGGTGTGTGTACCGGAAAATGTACCTCCGGTGATGGTACCCGACAGAGTCGGTCCGGTCGCCAGAACCACAGAGCCCGTACCGGTCGTCGCGCGCCATGATGGTGCGGCCGACACGGCACCGGTTCCGGTCTGCGTCAGAACGACCGCCTCTGAAGTCGTCGACCCTTGAAGTCTTGCCGAAGTGTTCGGTGCACTTCCATAAATTAAATCGCCAAGGGTCGTGATTGGTGAAATGGCATTGAAAGCGGCGGTGGCGGTAGTCTGACCAGTACCTCCACTCGAGATGGGGAGCGTGCCCGAAACATCGGCCGACAGTGATATGGATGCCCATGAAGGTGTGGTGCCACCATGTAATATCTGGGTAGATGTCCCGGCGGCCAGGCGCGAGGCCGCGCCCGAGGCGCCGCCATAAATGAGATCACCTGCGGCCGACATGGGCGAAAGAGCATTGAAGGCGGCCGAGGATGTCGTCTGACCCGTCCCTCCATTCGCTATAGGAAGCGTGCCCGAAACATCGGCCGTCAGTGATACAGCGCTCCATGAAGGGGTGGCGCCACTGTGCAATATCTGTGTCGATGTCCCGGCGGCTAGGCGCGTACCGACACCCGACGCCCCCCCATAAATGACATCTCCCGCGGCCGACATGGGTGAGAGGGCGTTGAAAGCGGCCGAGGAGGTCGTCTGGCCTGTTCCTCCATTGGCTATGGCAAGGGGTGTGGTGAGCGTCAGAGAAGATGCGGAAACTGTATTTGTGCCTTTAATTGCTCCGTAAACTCCATCCGACGCAAAGAGGTTACTAGCCAGAACATTAGTCGTAGAAAGTGTATTTGTGGAATTTATGTTACTCGCAATGAGAAGAGTGGCCGTCTCCACGACAGTCACATTAAGTGAAAGGACATTTGCGTTGTAAGAAATTAGATTGGATGCGGTCAAGTTGGAGAACCCGGCATCATATGCATTGACGCTCAGGGCGTTCATGGTCGCCGCTCGGGCTAGGTTGAAGAATGCAGTGTTGGCCCCTAGCCCACCGACGACATTGGCCGTCGTGAAGAAGGCGGCGGCACCGTTGACGGTCGACGCCACATTCAGACTCGTGAGCTCGCCGACGGTCGTCACATTCGTCTGGATATTCTGGAGTTGGGTGTAATTCAAGGCTCCGATCAGGTTCGAGACAATAATGTTCGAAAGACCCGAAGCATTTCCGGAGTAGAAATCAGAATGGACTGTGTGCAGGTAGGACCCACCGGCTCCTACAGTCAGCGCGTATCCTGGAGAGCTCGTCGTGTGTATTCCCACATTACCCTCGGGGTCGATTACCATAGCCAATGTCGTGTAATCCCAGAATTCTGCCACATTGTGAGAGTGTCCAGGGCCTCCCGTTTCAAACTGGACCACTTTCAAGGCCGTACTGGTCGCTAAATTATTAATAGAAAGTGAATTGGTTACTGATGTATTCGTGGCCGTTATAGAGAAGTTGCCGGTTACTGTTAGATTGGACGCGATGACTTTGTTGAGTGTGGTCGTACCAAGATTTGTCAAATCCCCATATTGAAGACAATTCGCCCTGAGAATTAGATCGCTTAATGAGGATGTCCCGTAGACATTCAATTCTCCGGCTACATTAGAGTAGCCCATTCTATTAAGTGCCACGAAATCTTTTTAAAGATCTAAGCGTTACTTAATAGAATGGAGGCGCGTGTAGGTAAATTCAAGGTTGCATACCCGTTGGACGACCAGTACATAGGCCCCCTCCTGCAGCATGGTCACGAGTGGGACGGCTGGATGCGCCACGACCTGACGCGGCTGTACAAACCAGGCACGGATATTCTGGATGTTGGTGGAAATATCGGTTGGAACGCCCTCATGTTCTCGGACTATGGCCCGGTCCACACCTTCGAGCCCCTCTTTCATGAATTTATAACCAAAAATGTCCGACAGAATACTTTGGCCAATCCAGTAACGGTTCACCCGTACGGTCTGTCTTCGGAGGATAGACTAATTCCCATTTTTCTTCCAAAAAAGGACGGAGCCATGCGCAACTATGGAGGATCGAGCGTCGAGCCTGGGTCCCATCACGAACCGGAAGGTACCCTGGTGCCTCTCAAGCGTCTGGATGACATTTACAACGGACCCGGCCCGAGTATGATGAAGCTCGATGTCGAAGGACACGAACTGGCCGTACTCAAAGGGGCCCGGAATGTCATTGAACGCTGGAAACCGGCCATGTGGATCGAGATTTTCGATTTTCCAGGACCGGTCGTGGATTTCATGCGGGAATTAGGCTATAACAAGATTGAAACCCGTTATGAGTCTAATTATCTATTTCTACGGAATTAATAGCATCCGCAAAAAGTTTCTTGATGGACTTGGCGCCCTGATAGTCGTGTAGGGTGGCCAATAGGCCATGTTTAATGTCCACTAAATTTTGAACCTCCTTGGCGCTGAGGATCATTAAATGACCTTGCATCTCGGGACTGAGGGCTTCCCACGAGGCCTTGGCCGTCTGAAAGTTTTCCTCGGCGCTCAATTTTGGATCATTATTGTATCTCGTCAAGGCGGCCCGTGGAAGTTTTTCCATTTTACATTCTATCTGGAAATTCTGCGGCTGATTTTTGGTGCACTCATTGCCCGGCGTCGCGCGCGCGTCGCGTGACGATAGATGACGCCTGGAAGCCAATAGACCAGGGATTTCTGGACGCCGTTTCCTATTCCATTGGCGACCGGCCCTGGCTGTTTTTTATTGGACTTTTCGTAAACCTTGAACATGGTATTTACGAACTTGGTCGCGGCGGCCTGGGCGTTCCGGCGGGCCGCCACGGCCGTCGTATTGTTGAGGGCCGTCATGTATCGGGTGTACGCATTCATGAAATTTCGGCGGTTTTCAGCATCAAACTTGTAATAGGCTAGGGCTCGGTTCAGAACGGCCGGAGCTATGCTCTGGGTAGCCAAGCGCCACGCGGACCGCCGGGCCGACGCGAGAACCATCCTGTTATTACTATACGCTAATAAATTTCAGAATCGGTCTCCCAAACGAATTGTGCTTCGCATGTGGCATTGTTGAAATTACCGCCGGTCTGTGTGAACCGCCAGGAGAAACCGTAATTTGTATTTGTGAAACCTAAATCGATCGATCTGACCGTAGGACCCGCGCCCCCACCGACATATCCAAAAAACTGATTCACATTTGTATTCGAAGTCAAATTCGAGAGCGTAGTGAAGCATGTCACATTCCCGCCCGTTCTTTTTGGGACCGTGTACGGGATCGTCGCGCACCGACCCGAAGGCGTCACCGGTGATACCTGAATTTCTTTATTTGTTTCATAGAATCTCTGACAGTAAATAAGAGTTTGTGTGAGTGGTCGGACCTCGAAAGGCGTGGCGATGCTTCCCTCTTCGAGCTGAGGTCCGGTTATTTGTACAAGGGCCCCGGTCGTGCTAGGCCATGGGGTGGCGCCTATACACGAGACCGGTGCGAAACCTGGATTGGCCGTCCAGTTCGATGTAACAGCGACGGCCCTATTTGCACTCCCATTCGTTCCATAAGAGACGCCGGCTATCAGAACATCGACATAACCGGCCGTCGCGTCCTGTGACCACGAACCTATATAACAGGCCGGGATATAAACATACTTTTCCTGCCAGATTCCGGCCGTGATTGATACTAGGTTCGCAAAGTAGGTGTTATCAGTTCTGGATCTCAACACGACCGAATAATCACCGGAGACGCTCGTATTCGCGTGGAAGCTGAAAACGCACGGTTTGGCGGTCACCTGACCCCATCTAAAATCAAAAATAAACGAAGCCTCGACGGTCTGGGTCAGTGGGCAGATCCATGGGTTCCCGGTAGTACCTACAAGAGCTCTAGTCACGAATATATTAGAGCAATTTGTGAACCCATTCGTGGTTCCAATCGGCGCTGTCTGTTTTACTACCATCGAAACATTGCTGGTCGATAAATTTCCAGTATCGATGCGCCAGCGATCACACGAAAATGTTTGGTGTAAATCATTAAATACGGATGTATTCGATATCGTAATTGAGTTCGCTCTGTTTGTTACACGAAAGGTTCCATTCACTAAACGATTTCTAAAGCCCGCAAAGTTTTCATATGAAACTGCATTTGAGAAATATCCCTGACCGGTCACATAAAGGGCGTAAGGCGGCGAAATCAAGGGGACGCCTCCACCACCGACCGCCAGATTGGCACTCACGATGACATTTGAATTTATATTCAAAGTTGGGCCGTAAATTCCAAGTGAGCTTATGTTCGAAGTGATGAGCAGGCGCGTCGCGGTCGTACCGGTCGAGACATCGAGATTGTAAGCCGGGTTTATGGCTCCTATTCCGACTGAATTTGAAAAATAAATGTTCGACCCGGAACTGATCCACTGTGTCCCGGGCGTACCCCCTGGACCACCTGTGGCCACCCCGCCACCCTGCAAGGGTGAGATGGTCAGGTAGGTCCCTCCATTTGTTGTGGCTGTAGATTTGAGCGTGCCTCCATCCACATTGAATAGATCCAGATAGTAATAGAGTGATGTATCGGTGACATCGAATGGTATCTCTATGAGTTCTGTAGGATTTTGAGATATGAATGTGGTGTACCGGTACATGTACCCCTGATCCTCTCCATGGCGATCAGCCACATTAGATCCGACCGCCAGACCATTGATATTATCGGACCCGTTGAAAACGGCCCGGAGCAGATATGGACCGGGCGAATTAAATTGGAAATTGCCATTTGGTGTGACCGTTATGACGCTAGAAGTTCCGCTTATGTTGAACCCGTTCGAAAGACCGACGCTGAGCGGATAGGTCGTGCCGTACAAGGCCCCTGTATAAGGCGTCTGAAGGGCAATGTCCGACCCGAGCGAAAAGTAGTACCCTCCGCCCCTTCCGAGCTCACCAAGGTCCGTGTAGACATTTCCGGCTATCACGAGATTACCCGTCAGATATGTGTTTCCGTATGCGTCCCCTGGTAAAATTGAAGTGGTCACTATAAGGTTCCCAGTAGTAACGGTATTGGAGATCTCTAGATTTGACAGGAGGCCCAGACTCGTGATATTGGGCTGGTACCCCTGTGAGACGACCATGGCCACATTGGCATTCGCGACATTACCCACGAGCTGAGAGCTCTGAAGGTTCGAGAAGGCGTTGCCGCCGCCCTGGAAGAAGGAGGCCGTCACATTACCAGTCGAGTACAGACCGGTCATGATACCGACACTCGTGATGTTGGGCTGATAAGCCTGAGAGATGACCATGGCCACATTAGCGTTTGCGACATTGCCCACGAGCTGAGAACTCTGGAGGTTCGAGAAGGCGTTTCCGCCACCCTGGAAGAATGCGGCCGTCACATTACTAGTCGAGTACAATCCGGTCAGGAGCCCGACGCTTGTTATGTTTGGCTGATAAGCCTGTGAGACAACCATGGACACATTCGCGTTCGCGACATTTCCCACGAGCTGAGAACTCTGGAGGTTCGAGAAGGCGTTGCCGCCACCCTGGAAGAAGGAGGCCGTCACATTGCCCGTAGAGTAAAGACCGGTCAGAAGCCCGACGCTCGTGATATTGGTCTGGGCCGCCTGTGAGACGACCAGGGCCACATTGGCATTCGCTACATTTCCTACGAGCTGAGAGCTCTGGAGATTCGAGAAGGCGTTGCCACCTCCAACGAAGAATGTAGACGATATATTGCCGGTGGCATAAAGTCCTCCTAGAGTTCCTACACTCGTGATATTGGTCTGGGCCGCTTGCGAGACGACCAGGGCCACATTCGCATTCGCGACATTGCCCACGAGCTGAGAACTCTGGAGGTTCGAGAAGGCGTTGCCGCCCCCCTGGAAGAAGGAGGCCGTCACATTACCCGACGAGAACAAGCCGGTCAGAAGCCCGACGCTCGTAATATTGGTCTGGGCCGCCTGTGAGACGACCAGGGCCACATTGGCGTTTGCTACATTTCCAATGAGCTGCGAACTCTGGAGGTTCGAGAAGGCGTTGCCGCCCCCCTGGAAAAATGAGGCGGTCACATTGCCCGACGAGTACAGACCGGTCAGAAGCCCGACGCTCGTGATATTGGTCTGGGCCGCCTGTGAGACGACCAGGGCCACATTGGCGTTTGCTACATTTCCAATGAGCTGCGAACTCTGGAGGTTCGAGAAGGCGTTGCCGCCCCCCTGGAAGAAGGAGGCCGTCACATTTCCCGTAGAGTATAGACCGGTTAGAAGCCCGACGCTTGTAATATTGGTCTGGGCCGCTTGGGAGACGACCAGGGCCACATTCGCATTCGCGACATTGCCCACGAGCTGAGAACTCTGGAGGTTCGAGAAGGCGTTGCCGCCCCCCTGGAAGAAGGAGGCCGTCACATTACCCGACGAGAACAAGCCGGTCAGAAGCCCGACGCTCGTAATATTGGTCTGGGCCGCCTGTGAGACGACCAGGGCCACATTGGCGTTTGCTACATTTCCAATGAGCTGAGAACTCTGGAGGTTCGAGAAGGCGTTACCACCACCCTGGAAGAAGGAGGCCGTCACATTACCAGACGAGAACAAGCCAGTCAGAAGCCCGATGCTCGTTATGTTGGGTTGGGCCGCTTGGGAGACGACCAGGGCCACATT